TCTCTTCGACTGGTGCTAATGTTTCTGTGTTTTCTGACACTTCATTACCTCCTTCTGCGTTTGCCTGTTTTGCAATTATTTGTGTATCAGGCAACGTTAATCTTGATTTCTTAAACGAATCAAGAATTCTTTCTACTTCATTTGATTTGTTAACATCTGATTTTTCTACCCAACCGATTATTACTGCTGGTTTTCCAGATACTGGAGACTCAAAAGTTTTTTCAGTAGATAGAAAAACAGAATTACTTTCTTCACAATAAAAAATGTTTTCAGTTACAACTTCAGCAGCCATACCTTTAAACATCATTTGTCCGCCAACTTTTTCAATTGAAAAAATATTGCAAAGCTCGTTTGCTGGAGAGTCAACAATTGAAAGTTCTACAAGCTCGTAATCTTTAATGAATCTAACTGTTTCGCCTGTTGCCTTGTTAACTTCATTCTCTGACTCTTTTATCTTACCGCCAATTGAAAAACCAGTAAGTGTGCCATCAAGCACTTTTTCCCAAGTATCTTGTGCGCCCTTGGAAATGTAAGATGTTACATAAACGCCATTATAAAATTGCTTTGTCTTTTGATCATAGTATGTTTCTGGTTTAAAAGAAACAACCTTGCCAACTGCAATTGGCTGATGCATCTCTCTAAGATTTCCTCTAAAGTTTTCAAATGCTTTGAGGCTTGCCTCTGCAGTAACAAGGTCTCCAGTCTGATCTAAGTTGTCTAGAGTAGCGAAACCTGATACAGTTCGCTTTTCTTTGTTTACCTTAGTAAAAGGAACGGAGAGATGAAGATTTTCTCCGTTGCTTGACCAGTGAGACTTTTCAATATTCATATGGTTAATTTTATCTATATGTAGATAAAAAGGCAAATAGTAGTTGATTAGGACTTAGGATTAATTAGGCCTTATAGTCATTAAAATATTTTTCTTTCCATAGTTTTCCTATTTCAGAATTTAAAAAATCTTGTGAAGAGTGCACTGCTTTTTCCCTTAAAATACCCAATTCCTCACCAGATATTGTGTCATTAGGTTTATTTTTATCGTAAATTACAAAAGTTATAGTTCTTTTATTATTACCCTTTACTGGTAATGCTCCGTGGGGAATACCAGATGTATGTAATACTAAATCTCCTTTTTTAGGTTGAACCCATGTATTATTTGTTGGATAAAACAGGGCTCCGCCATCCATGTCAGAAAGGTAAATTACTCCTGCCCATGCTTTTTTCATTGGAGTATCATCTGGAGCCTCGTCGTCTCTATGTACAGCAAACCATACTCCGTCTGGGACGTGCCAATGCAAAAACGATTTTATTTCAAATTCTGTATTACAAAAAAAATTATTTACGGAATCTATAACCCGTTGATCCATTTTCCCGCCGAGTAGTTCTATTCCGTCTATTTCTCTTACATATTTATTTTCATCTTGTGATAAATTCCAAGATTCTTGAAAAACTTGATCGGAAATTTCTGGACTCAAAAACGATCTCCAAACATAGGCTTCGTCATTTATTTTTTCAAGATTGCTTGTGTCAAACATTTTAACTTTAGTCTACTTGACTTCCGTCCCCTTTTGCATTTCTACCTTCTCCAGAAATATCTGGAGAATTATTTTGTCTTTCCTGAGATCTTTGTCTGGTATTTCCAGCCTGAGCCCTTACCTCCGCTTGCTGTTGAGGTTTTAATTGTACAACTTCGTCTCCTCCATCGAGGGGGATCATTCCCTTTCTAATTCTAACCTCATTTGGAGTAATTACTTGCATACGCAAATATCTTTCATCAATTTTTGACTGAGTATCTTCATCAGTAAGACTTAATTCATTAAATTTAATAACTAATGCGTCTGTCTTTTCTTCAATAATTTTATTTATTTTTTTCTCAAATTTCATTTGAGCTGGTCTGCAAACCTGTTCTTTAAATGTTTTATCGGCATCTCTAGCGACTGCTAAATTTACGCCTTCTGGGGTTCCAATTTTATTAATAGGGACTCTGTGTGCCAGTAGAATTTCATCCCTATTTGCTTTTCTATAAATATTAAATGAGGACTCTTGCGGATTTGCTTCCACTGGCTCCATTTTAAATTCAACCTTTGAGTCTGGAGTATCTGCTGGAAGTGGAATATATAGCGACCTGTGATTTTTACCCTTTAATCCAACCTGAAAAAACTCTAAAAGCTTACGCTCAGATTCAGGTGAAAGCTTTGCACCCTTAACTGTAATAATATATCTAGGAACAGCTTTATTCTCAAAATAGTCTAGATTATATTTGCCAGAAAGCTCGTTGCCAGCTAAAGCTATTTGTGCTGCAATTACATCTGGGATTCCATAATAATTATTCATAGGGGTATACTTTTTAAAATGAATAATTTCATTTGGTCTATCTGTTCCGCCAGAAATTGGATTTTCTGTTTCTTGATCTCCAAAGTTTCTGAAGAATACAGCCTTGCCATAAAGCAACTGAATAAATCCATCACGTAAACGGCGAACCCTCATGGTCTTTGCTGGAATGTGTCCAATATATCCAATGTCACCACGAACTGTTCTTCCTATTTCAAGGAATCCGTTACCAGTTGCCTCATAGTCTGTAAAAACCTTAATTAATGTTTCTGTAAATGTATCTTCATCATTTGTTGAATCCAACCATTCTTGAAGATCTTGTCTGAGCTTCCCAAGCTTTCTTCTTGCTCTCTCTAATTGTTTTTCATCAGTGATCGCATCAATTGCGTCGTTTGTTTTTCTTGTTTCTAAAAATGAATATCCAAGTCCTACTGTATTAGCAACTTTGGCATTAATTGCTGCATAGTTATATGTTGATACTTCATAAATCTTAGATAAATATTCCATATTGTATACTGGCTGAACAAGGTCGAACATTGCATAACCAGTAACAGCCTGTTGTAGTAAATTCTGCTGTGTTCCAGTTCCATCAATTCCAGTAAATGCTTTTGAAAACTCTCTACCAATTTTACGTCTAAATGCTGGACTTAAATTCTTTAATTTTTTAATTCCATCTAAATCAATATTAAATGGGTCATCATGCTCTTCTTGTTTTTTAATGTGGAAAAAATCGCTAGAATTTAAAACAGAAACATCGTCGTTTTTTTCAAACTCTTCTTCTATAAATTCCATTATCTTTTCCTCATTTCATCTTTATAATTTCCAATATCTAGTGGGTCTGGAACTAAACCCCACTCAAGTCTTTTTTGCTGTAGTTCAAATTCCTCGTCGTCAATCTTTCTTCTTCCAGAAAGAAATTTAGGTTGACCCTCATTAATTCCATAGGACCTAACTTCTCTGGCTAAAGCATCAATTCTAGACCTATTCCCCTTTTTGGAAGTTATCGATAAAAAGTTACCCTCATCATCGCCAATCCATCTTCCGTCTGGCATTTCCCAAACGTATATACCAAGGGGTGACTCGTCCTCTATTACCCTTGACCCAATTTTATTAATGTCCATAGGATATATATTCTACCATTCTTTTGAGATAAAGTCCAGATTTTGTACCGATCGGTGACAAAATTAAGAACTTTGTACTACTAACCAGTCAACATTATCTATTTTGATCTTTTTTTCATCAATTGTTATAACTGGATCAACTAGTATTACCGAAGGGCTACCTGTCCATAATTTATAATTTGTCTGTATTTCAGAACCGTCTAGGCTATCTTCGTATAGGATAATATTGTTATAAAGATTTTCTGGCCCTGAATGCAAAGTATTTGGGTTACAGTTTATATAACAGTCTGCGCCAAATTTGGAGTCTAGAACTAGGACCACATGGTGCATTTGTCCTTCGCTAAATACATTTGAAATATTTGTCTCTGCAGCTTTTTCTATGCCATTTACATAAATCTTTGAAATTCCAGTTTTTGAAATTGTGCCGTCTGTATCCCATGAATATATTGATGTTGGTCCAAACGGATAGCCCGCATAAACCAGGGTGCATTTATTTAAAGATATTGGAGTAAAAAACATTTCAATTGTTTGATACTTTAAACTTATATCTATTGTTGATAGAATAAAGCCATCTATACATCTTACCCCATTATTATTGTGCCTTGAAAGAGTTGGATAGTTTAATGTTCCATAACTAATATCTGCTGTTGAAGATATTGATCCACCTGTAAAATATATTTTTCCTCCGCCATTATCAGAGTATAACTCTTTATTTTTATAAAAGACAATAGAAAGAAATGAAAACTCTGGACTATATACCTCTCCATATTTTAATGAACTCATTGTTATTTTAATATAAAGAAATCCAGTTGTTGAGTATGATCCTCTTCTATATTGAGGTATTACTCCGCCATTATCACATATTTCATATGTTTGTCCATCATCACTTGTTTCTACTTTAATATTAGAATCTCCACGCCATTCTATTTTTGAAGTAGTTCCAATTCCTTCTGGAACAATAACAAAATCTTCTAAAACAATATCATACCCTTCGGTTAAAGTGTCATAAAATTTTAAACTTTTATTAGATAAGTCATAATAAATATAATTTGAATTATCACTGTTTATAAATGATTGCAAGGGCTTGTCTGCTGGATAGGTATAAATAAAACTTTCGTACAACTTTCCAGCATTTAAATCAAAAACTTTTCCGTTATTTTTTTTAGCAACTTGATTTAAATTAATTTGAGTATTGCCATCTATGTAATGAGATAAAATAGTTTGGTTTGTTAATGAGTATCTATAAAGAGCTACTGCATTAACTATGCATTTTACATCTGGATTAATCTCTAAAGATACTGCTGGATAATCTGATATTGGGGTTCCATAAAATTTAAAATCGTTTGGAAGGCTTGTTGTTTGTGTAAGCATTCCGTCTACATATAAAGATATACTGTCAACATTATAAACAGCAACAACATGAATTGCTTTTTTTGAATAATTTAAATAACTTTTAGTTTCATAATAAGAATAATTATTTGATGAGTAAACCCCAAAAGCTAGGTGCCCTCTATTAACATAAATTACAAATCTGGGATCTACATAAGAATCTCGAATTATTAAACATTGATCTAACGAAGAAACCTCATTTAATGAAACCCAGAATTCTAAAGAAAATGGATTGTCTGACGTGCTGTATGTTCCAAAAAATCCTTCGCTTTCTTTACCCGTGTAATCATTTAGTGGGCTTAATGTAACATAATTAGTTGGAGGATTAATCAATTTTCCTTCTCCGCTAATTGGTACCAAAGGGGGTAGATTATGAATAAACGATCCTTCATATGTGCCGTGGTTTCCTGCTCCAGAAATATCATATGCTACAGATCCAGAAGTTTCATTTAGAGGCCAAAACCCGACTGGGTAGTCTCTCATTACCTTAAGTTGATAAGACATAATACTTTATTATAGCACTATCCTTGTACAGTTCCAATTAAATACCTTGTTCCGTGTGTTATTGGAAGCACTAAATGGTCATATGCATAACAAGCTGGGAAAATGACTATTTGATCTTTTGCTGGTTTTATTTCAATATCAAATCTTGGAAACTGTATTTCCCCACCCTCGTAATCATCATTAGGATAGTATAAGGTAGAAGACCTATATGGCTTTTCATCATCTTGATCATCAAAATGCCTAAACATGTGATTATTATTTGAATATTTTGCTATCCAAACATAATGTCTTTTAAAGTTTATTATTTTTCTTGGAGTATGAAAATCTAAAAAATAATCTGATTCAATTTTTGAAAATTTTTTATCAAAATATTCAAAAATTTCTCTATAGCCCTCTTCTCCATCTGGATAAAATGTCATGTGAGAAGGTTCGTTTTCTTGTTCAATCCAATTTATTTTACCCTGTTCAACATAATCTAAAATAAACCTCAGTCCATCTTTAAGTTCTGGAGCTATGGCAGAATATATTCCTGGAGCTAAAATTTCAAATTGTTTAAATTTTTTCATATAGTTTTATTCTTTAAATCTAAGATGCAAAACAAGGCAGGATCTTTCTCCTGAAATCAAATCATTAACAGAATGTAGTGTGTGTCCATCAAAACATACAATGCTACCAGTGCTTGGCTTATAAAACTTTTTATTTTCTTTTACATCTTGATCTACATTATAAAATATAATTTCTCCACCTTCAAAGTTGTCATTTAGATAAAGAACTGCTGTATATATTTTCCCACCCTCTCCATACTGATCACAGTGTGGCTCCATGCCTTTAAAAACTTTTTCTTTTGAATTAAGGCATTTATAATGCATGGTCTCATATATAATTTCTGAATCTTTAAAATTAAATACATGACACATGTTTTTGCCTATTAAATTAAAAATGTCATATATTAATGAATTTTGTAATTCTTTTTTTTCTAAAAAATCAAGCAAGTAAAAAATATCTTCGGTGTAACCCATGCAAATCGAGTTTTCGCCATCCTCTTTGTTAACAAAAATTAAACACTGGCCATTGTGATCAATTAAACCTGATTCTTTCATGTAAGAGTCTATATAATTACACATTTCCTTATTAATAAAATTTTCAATTATTTTGGGTTTCATTAAACCCTCCTTTATTAAATAAATTTAACTATTTAAATTATATCACAAATTTATATTTTAAATAATCCAATGAGCGTTATAGATATATTTATTCCCCGATGTTATAGGAAGCGCCTGATGGATATATGGCTCTTGAGATGGAAACATTACTAAACTACCAGCTTTTGGTTTTAATTTAACATCGTGATTTGGAAAAACTAATTCTCCACCCTCATAGTCATCGTTTATGTATGTAACCAATGAAAATCTTAAAAATGAATCGCCATCTTGACCGTCATAATGCGGACCCATTCCCTGGCCAGTATAATATTTTTTTAAAGTAATATGAGAAAGATCTAAATTAATTTCATTTTTATCTGTTCCAGTAACTTCACAGTATCTTGCTGCACACATCTCTGGAGCCATATATATACTGTTTAAAATATAAAGAGTATTTTTATCTAGAAGATCATCACCTGTAGATAAAGAAAGCCTATCTTTTACAAGATTTTTTCTATCTCCGTAGTGATAAGATTTATCATTACTTGCATACCAAGGTTCCCATTTTGGAATTCTAATATAAGTTTTTGGAATTTCATCTAGCTTATTTAAAAGATCCAAGAACTCTTTTTCATAACTAATTACATTTTCAAAATAAAAAATACCTTTATTTTCAAACTTCAGGTCAAACATACTATACATCTATGTTTCCTTCTTTCGCAAGTTCGGCTGGATACTCTCCACCTTTTGGAGAAAGCCTTTTACCAGAAAGCCTTATCTTTTCCCATTCTGCTTGTTCTACTTTTTGTTTTGCCCTTGTTTCAGCAATCTCTTCAGCCCAAGCATCTCTGGTCTCCTGACTATAAGCTTCTTCTGGACGATCATCCCAAAAAGATCCTATCGTATACCTGTCTCCCTTTTTAACAACAGATACTTCATGCATATTGTGTCCTCCGCCAGCAAATATCACAAATAATCCTGGCTTTGGTTTAATAGATATTGGGTCATCTTTAAAGTTTAATTCCCCTCCTTCAAAATCATCATTTAAATAAATAAATCCAGCATATCTGCTTCTTTCAAAAGCACTCGGTTTTCCGTCATAACTATTATCTGAATGAAATCCTGCAAAAGCTCCTGGTATCCATTTTTGAGTATGGAAACTAATTTTATGTGCTTCTCCACCTATTAAACTTTCTGCTGCAGACTTAACTCTTTTTTCAAGTTCTTCAAAAAAATTGCCTGGCAAATTAAATAATGCTAAATCAGGATCGTTTGGATAAGGATAACCAGAAGAATAAGATTCATAAAAGGATATCGGATGCCAACTAAATTCATTTTTTTGAACTTTGTATTCTAAAACCTTAATTATAGAGTCACATTCTTCTTTAGTTAAAAAATTATCATAGCATATGATATCCGCTTTGAGCTTGTTCATGCGTTATCCTTTCTCCATTATGTAGGTAAACCATATTTTTTGGATCTTCTTGATCAATTCTTTCTTCTTCCATTCTTGCCCATCTATATGCGCCAAACCTTCTCTGATTGTCTAGCCATTCATCTGAACCTGCATATGGAACCATAACAAAATTTCTAACAAAAAACTTGTATCCGTTTTCAATTAATTTAACTCCATGATAATACGGTTCTCCAGAAGGAAATATTACAATATCTCCAGCTTTTGGTTTATGGTTTATTAACTTATTATCAACAAAAAATTCTATGTCTCCGCCATCATAATCATCATTAATATACATTGTACAGGTAATAAAAAATTTTGGACCAGGCATATCTTTTTGAGAAACAATATAATCTGTATGATATTGCATTGTCATTTTATTTTCCATTTTATCTACATTTGGATTATATTTTGAAAAAGAAGAACCACTAAAATATGCATCTTTTGGTAAATCAACATCATATTTTTTAACATAATGAGATAAAGATTTTATGTAGGCATCGCTGACAGCTTGTGCAAAATATTTTTCCTCATCATATATCTCACCATATTCTGCTGGATCAGAACTTTCTTTATGTTGCGAATACGTTCCAAAAATAGACCATTGATCCCATGTCTTTAAAAAATATTTTCCTTCCGATGAAGCTTCAGATTTTTTCATAATTTGATAAAGATTGTCTATGTCTGGAAGAATATTTCTAAAAACAAGAACCCTAGGATATAGTTCTATAACTTCATATTCTGGATTTTCTAAATTAACATCTACTAAATTAATCATGGCTGTCTTTCTCCCGTATGCCTTAATATCGTCCAAAAAAATGGAGATGTAAATCTATTTCCTGACTTTATTGGCCTTACCCCGTGAACATAATTTTTATCACCAGGGAAAAAATATGCTGCGCCAGCTTTAGGCTTAAACTCTATTCCATGTTGAGGAAAATATAATTCTCCTCCTTCGTAGTCATCATTAAAATAAAATAAACCAGCTATATCATAATGAGGAAAACTATTTGGCCTACCTCTTTCTTCGCCAATATGAAACTCTTTGTCCGCATGTGGCTCTTGTCTTGCTCCAATTGGCCACCGAACAATTGCTGGTCCAGTTTCAATAGCATCGACCTCAAAAAATTCATCTACTTTTGGTTTTAATCTTTTTATCATATCATAAATTAAATCTAATATAGTTGGGTCAGATTTAACTAATGAAAGGTAAGTACAAACTCTATCTTTCCAAATATTTGCTTGATATAAAACTAAACCATCTTCGTCTATATCGTCTTCAGTTGTATCCCAAATTTTATTATTTAAGGCAAAGTCCGTCAGCTTTTTTCTTTCCTCTTCCGTAAGAAAGTTTTCTATTTCTACTATATTATTTGAAGAATTTCCAAAAAACCCAGATGGCGTTATTGATTTAGGTCTTTTATCAGTTACATCTTCACCATTAATAATCATCATATTATCTCCTCACATAATAATAGCATATCTTATATCTCATTAACCTTTAATTTTATTGATTTAGTTTCATGTTGACCTAATTGGTTTCCTTCATGATCTTTTGCGTCTCTATAAAAATTTGACCACTTGCCTTCTTGGTTTAATTTTACCATTTCTTCAACATATTTTTTATCTAAAAAATAATTTTCTGGAGCCATTCCTCCCGACATCAAATTAATTTCTGAATTATTTATTTCTCCAATAGATATAGGAACTATTGCTGATACTGGTGTATTAGCTTTAATTATAATTTCTTTATTTGGTTTGGTTATTTTCCAGGCGCAAGGGAATTCTCCTCTAAAAAAAGATGTAGTTATTATTGTGCTAAAACATTGTGCGCCATCAATAAATTGATTTGGAACAGGCATCTGAAAAAGACTTACATTTGGATCTGTTTTAAAAACTAAACCAGTGTGAAAACTAATTGTAGCATTTGCTCTTCCAGTATCAACATATTTTTCTCCAGACAAAATTTTAACATGGCTATCTGAAGAGTCTGAAATTCCATCCCATATAAAAACAATATCTTCTGGATACGACAAGCCCCACCCAAAAGAGTTGGTTAGAGTTACTGGAAAACATTTATAGGCATGAGCTTCCCATGTTTCATCCATCCAATCTCTTTTTACTGGAAGATTAGATATTATTGCTGGATTATGTCTAATTTTATATGCGTCAACTTTATACATTTTGTTTCGGCATTATTAGTTTATAGAAATCTTCACTGTGACAATTATCATTATAATCAAGCATTGTGACTATGGAGTACTTTGTTCCGCTAGCAACTGGCATTGCTTTATGAGAAAATAAATATGTTGATGGGAATATATATAAATCTCCTGCTTCTGGAGTAATTTTTAAATCTAATTTTGGAAAATATAATTCTCCGCCCTCATAATCATCGTTTGGATATCCTACTAAAGATACAGTGGCAACATAAGAAAATCCATGATCTGCATGTTCTTCAAAGTGTTGTCCTGGACCATATTTAATAAAATTCATTGCTTCCCAAAAATCCATTTTTATACTATACATGTTACAGTAATCTAAAACTGCTGGAATTTGAGCATCATAAGCATCTTGCCAAATAGAATTTAAAACCTTTTGTTTTTCTGAAAGAATTAATGATTTATTTTTATTTAGTTTAAAATCAAAACAATCTCTGTAGCTTGGACGAGTTTCTCCATAGCCCACAAACGCCTGTTCCCATTTACCAAATGGATCATTTTCTATTGCTTTTTCTATTCTATTAATTAAATCTAATTCTTTTTTAAAGATGTCTTTATACTTCCATATGCCTAAAAACAATTCTTCTTTTGAAGTCCATGACTGTTGATTCACAAAACGTCCAATCTCTATGTAGAGATTATATAATTATATCCAATGTATGTCAAGATGCCAAATTAACTAATTACTAGGTGATCGCCAGCAATAAACCATTTATTTGGTTCTGTTTTAATGGTGTAAACATCTTGATCTTCATCGCTAACTGTTATTGTTTCAATTTTGACAAAGTCAATGGAGCCGTTATTTTTAACCGCTAAAGCCTCGTCTCCTATATTAATTTCAGAAACAAGCACCGAAGTTATTCCGCTATCTTTTTTAATAAATATAGGTTGATTTAAAGAATAGTTTGCAATTTTATTATCATTAAACCAAACAATTTTTTCTTTTCCATGAGTTGCTTCAGTTACTGTTGTTTCTTCAAACTCTAGATTATTTGCATCTAAAAAGTATTCTTCATCAGAATTACTTGTTAAATTTTTTGAAGAAATTGTTAAAATATTTTGTCCAACAATAATTTCTTTTGCTAAACAAATTCCATCTTTAGTCAATATTGGAGTTTCCCCGCCAATGCAATAATATGGAATTGGTTTTGAAAATCTTGGTGGAGAAAAAAAGGATGGAGGGAAAAAGAATCCTGGTGGAACAAAGAATGCTGGAGGAGAGAAGAACCCTGGAGGGGCAAAGAACCCTGGAGGGGCAAAGAACCCTGGAGGGGCAAAGAACCCTGGAGGGGCAAAGAACCCTGGAGGGGCAAAGAACCCAGGAGGAGAAAAGAACCCTGGAGGAGAAAAGAAGCTGGGCGGCAAAGTTGTTACGCTATTAGAAGCCGCTGATGTTATAGAATTTCCGTTAGCGTTAATTGCATAAACAGTATATGTTTGTGCCGTATTATATTCTTGTGATACAGTAACAGATGTTGAAGCTGTTGGTCCACCACCTGGAGTTCCTCCAGCTAAATTTGTTTTTCCATCTGAAGATGCCCAAATATATCCAGTAATATTTTTGCCACCAGTTGCTGGAGCTGTCCATGAAACTGTATCAGAATCTACGCCAGCAGTAGCAGTTGGGGCTGCTGGAGTAGCAGGAACTGTTGTTGCTAATACTGAAGATGATGTTGTGCCGCTTGCGGTTCCACCAATACTGACTGTTTGAACAGTAAACGTGTATGATGTATTAGAGGCGAGTCCTTGAAAAGTATATGATGTTGTAGATGTACCAGTATTTACTGTATATGTTGAAGGAGTAGATGTAATTATATAAGAGGTTGCCGCTGGAGATGTAGACGGAAGTGTCCAAGATAGTGTTACGGCTGCGCCAGTTCCCGCTGCAGATGCAGCAGATGTTGTATTGGCGGTTGCCAAATAAGGTCTATTAGTTCCTACATCTGTTGCCGTTAAAGATGTAACATCTAGTGGAGCGGGCGCTCCAGATCCTTTAATTCCCGTTCTTTTACCAGTAGCCATTTTACCTCTTCCTATATATTATACAATATTTATATTATGCGGACAAATCTCCGAGTAATACCCACTCATTTGCAGCTCTTTTAAATAAAGTTGCAGATGACCAGCGATCTCTAAGACTTTTTCCTGGTGTAGCATTAACGTTTGCCAAGCCAGAATTTGTGATTGTTACTGCACCAGTATTAATTCTTAATATATCAATAGATGTTCCAACTGGATAAGTTAATGAGTTTGTGCCATCTTGAGGAACTGTAATTGTTATCGTTCCAGTAGAATCACAAGTAATCATTTGATCTCTTAAACTTGTTCCGCCATCGTTGATTCCAAAACTTGCGGTTTTTGCTGTTATTGTTGTTTGAGATGGAACGCCCTCTTTAGATTGTGTGCCATCAGAAAATGTAATGCTTGTTGCAGTTGCTGCGCCCAAAGTTGGTGTTACTAATGTTGGACTATTTGCAAAAAGAAGTGCTCCAGTTCCAGTTTCATCAGTAAGCGCTGCTGCAAGATTTGCAGATGATGGCGTTCCAAGAAATGTAGCAACTCCAGTTCCTAGAGATGTAATCCCTGTGCCTCCATTTGCTACTGGTAATGTACCAGTTACACCTGTGGTAAGTGGAAGACCAGTTGCATTTGTTAGAGTTCCGCTTGAAGGTGTACCAAGTGCTCCACCATTGACTACTGGAGCGCCAGCAGATCCTACGTTAACTGCAAGAGCAGTTGCTACGCCAGTTCCAAAACCAGATATACCAGTAGATACTGGAAGTCCTGTTGCATTTGTGAGCGTGGCAGATGAAGGTGTGCCAAGCGCTGGTGTAGTTAATGTTGGACTTGTAAGTGTTTTATTTGTCAGAGTTTGTGCTGTATTTAGATCAACAGTTGTAGCAGTATTAATGCTAAATGTATTTCCAGTTAATGTTAATCCTGTACCTGCTACATATGTACCACTACCAGAAAATTGAGTAAATTCAATTGCATCTGTACCAATTGTAGTAATGGTATTTGTTTGTACCCAGCCAGTTTTTCCGTTAACCGTACCGTTTTCAACGAAGATAAAGTCTCCAGCATCTACCTCTGGGGTTGAGTCATAATCAGTTGCTCTTGTTGGAGCTCCAGAAGCATTTACTGTATAAACACCATTTTGTGATTTTGTTGTTTGATTCTTAACAAGAATTCTATTGCCTGTTGCAAGAGTAACCCCATCAAGAACGTCACCATTTTCAACATCTGTCGCAAGTGTGATATTTGCAGTAGTTGCAGCCTTTACAGAATCATGTACGTTGAGACCAGAAGTTGCTGCATCTACATAAGCTTTTGTTGCTGCATCTTGATCTGCTGTAGGATCTGCAAGATTTGTAATCTTTTGACTGTTCATTGAAAATGAACTAGTAGGTGCAGCAAGATCTGTTACCTTAGATGTACGAACTTGTGTATCAAAGTCTGAAATTGTACTTGCTGTTTGTGTGCCAGTATGATTTGCACGTGCAAGAGGGTCTGTGGCAAGTTTGCTGAGAGCAATTGCTGCTGAAGCATTAATATCAGCATTAACAATTGTCCCATCAGCAATCATAGTAGAAGTAACAGTTCCAGAAGGTAGTGTTACTGTTCCTGTAAATGTTGGAGAAGCAAGCGGAGCCTTTGCATCAAGAGCAGATTGAGTTGCTGTTGATACTGGCTTGTCTGCATCAGAAGTGTTGTCTACGTTTGCAAGTCCAATCATCGACTTTGTAATACCTGAAACGGTACCAGTAAATGTTGGTGATGCAATTGGTGCATAAGTGCTTGACGCTGTAGATGTAGATAGTTTAGAATCAATTTGTGTTTGAATTGAACTGGTAACTCCGTCAACATAATTAAGTTCTGTTGTACTTAAAGTTGCCCCATCGAGAATATTTAATTCTGCTGTTGAAGCAGTTAATCCGTCAAGTATATTAATTTCTGATGTGGACGCAGTAACACCATCAAGAAGATTTATTTCAGAAGCCGAAGCTGTTATATCTGAAATATTTGCTGATTGAACAGTAAGAGTATTATTTAAATATGAAATTGTTTTATTAGTTAAAGTTTGTGTGTCGGATGTTCCAACTATATTGCCTGTAGTGCCATGAGAAGACGTATCTGTTGCGTGAGTTGAAATTTCATTTCCTACATATGTTTTTGTAGCCAAATTTGCAACATCATCAATTCCATGAACCATTGTACTTGTTTCAGAATGTGTTGTAAGATCATTATAAGTAACTCTATCATCAATTTGTGATTGAATTGCCGATGTTACTCCATCTAAATAAGAAATTTCTGATGAAGAAACTTGACCTATGCTTGTGGTATCTGGAAGAGTTACAGTTCCAGTAAATGTTGGAGCTAAAATAGGTGCATAAGTGGTTGATGCTGTAGAAGTATTTAATTTAGAATCAATTTGCGTTTGAATTGCTGAATAAACGCCACTTAAATAAGAAATTTCGACTGGAGTAACAGATCCTATTGTTGTTGTATTTGGTAAGGTGATATCTCCAGTTAACGTTGTATTATTTTTTACAGCATAATCTGAAGCTGCACTTGAAATAGAAAGTTTATTATTCAATTGTGTTTGAATTGCTGAAGTAACTCCATTTAAATATTGAAATTCAGTATTGCTTACATCTCCTATATGTATTTCATCTCCATATAGTATTCCAAGCTGCATAGTTTCTTTTGTATAGGTTGAAAAATCAACAGTGTTTGTTGGTTCATTTGTTACACCAGAAAATAACTTCCAAACTCCGTCTGTTGCATCTTTTATAAAACCAGTGTGAGAATATGTGCCAGAAATTGTATGAGATCCAATAATGCCTATGTCTACAGTATTAGAATTATTATTTTCTGCCATATAAATAATAGGATTTGTTACCGTTAAAGTTTCTACTGGAACTGTATTATAAGTTCCATTTACAGTTAAATCTCCATCAACTATTAACGATCCAGCTTGAACTTCTCCAGTAAAAATAGCAGAAGAGGCACCAATTTGGTCTGCCCCAAAACTTCCAGATATTGTTACGCTGTCTGATAAATTTACGGTTAGTGTTCCAGCATTATCATTATAAGAAGTATCAATATTATTTCCACCAATAATAGTTGAATTCATTAAATCTTGTGTTGTTTCTGTATAATCTGAAACACTTGTTGTAGTTATAGAAATACTATTGCTTGAACTATTAATTGTTTTATTTGTTAAAGTTTGATTTCCGTTTGTTGTAACTAATAGTGAAGTATCTGCTATTCCATGTATGTTTGTTGTGTTTGATTCATGAGACGCAATTAATGAATTAATTTCGCTTGTATTTGTTAAAGCTTTCCAGTTTGCATTTGTTGAAGCAGGGGAAGATTGAAGAACATAACTTGTTCCATTGTCATTTTGAATTGCAATATCTCCAGGTTGCGCTGTTAATGCAAGTCTTGCTGTTTGATCTGCAACAGTGTTTACTGTAACTTTAACAAGCGCTGGTAGCTGACTAGCTGGAACTAAACCGTCCGAATCAAGTGAAGCAACTCCATTTGCTTGTCCAACATCTGCTAACAAAACATAATCTGAAAGTGAATCTCCTAATCCAGTAGGAGTAACATTTGCATAAGGAAGCTCTGTCCATGTATCGGAATTATTACCAATTTTAAATTTATTAGTATCGCTCTCAATGCCAACCTCCCCTGCAGCCAAGACTGGATCGACATCTGTCCAATCTGCTGCTAGACCTCTACGAAGTTGAATTCTTACTGTTGACATTTATTGCTCCCTAAGTTTAAATTATATCATTTAGATAATTCAAATACTAGGCTATTACCCCTGCATCAAATTCATATCTAACTGTTGTTGTATTTGGATTTCCACCATCCAAAAATTTGCTTGTTCCAGAAACATTTATTCCGTTTCCCTGTATTATAAAAACTGGATTTCCATCGTAGTCTATAGTAAGACCAATGTCTTCATTGAATACCAAGACATCGGCATCTGACAATAAAGCTAACGGGAGCCATTGACCATCTACCTGAACTTTTAATCTACTGGTTTGTGTATCAAAGGCTAGCGGGGTTGTCCCTAAAATAACATCTGAATTAAATACTGCTTGTCCAGTTACATTTAATCCATTTTTTACCTTAAAGTTTTTATTTGACGTACTCATTAATTGCCTCCATTATATTGAATTGGAGGAGAAGAAAAAACTCCTGTTTGTATGTCTGACAATAAAGCCATAGAGACCCACGCATTATCTACGAAGGCCTTTAGTCTATGTGTTGATTCGTCTATTGTAATCGGGGTGTCATTTATTGTAATACCAGAAGGAAAGGTAGCCGTACCGTTGACGTATATACCATTTTCTACAATAAAATTTTTATTGTTTACTGACACGAGTTCACTATCCCCCGATTATTTGGCTGGGGATTTCTCCCCAGCCATTTAACTATTTTTATTACTTAATTAATGATCCAACAGTCATAACTTCAGTGTTATTGTTTGCTGGTGTTACTCTAATTCTTACATCATTGCTATTGATGTCTGCAGTAATATCCATCAAAGATCCGTTTGATGTGGTTATTGCATACTCATTAATTGCAATATTGTCTGAGGTATCAAGAGTTACGATAACCTCAGAAACGTGTGTGTGTGTTCCATTCTTAGCCTTTATAGTAAGCTTTGCGCTTCTATAATCAGCCTTTAACCATGCAAACGCAGTGGTTGCTGCTGCTGTAGCAATATTTCCAGTTGTAGCTGCAATTTGCTTTGCCACATCATTAATTGCTAACGATGTAAACGAACGATCTGTTCCGTCTACAGCATCTCTTGCACGAGCATCCGTGAAGTAAAGGTTTGAACCTTCTGAAACATCATCTGTATCTAGGCCTGTAACCGAAATTGTATCGCTTACAATGCTGATATTTGAGCCAGCGGTTAATGTATTTTGCTTTCCATTAAGACCATTAGCTACTGTAGTAAAGAAGTTTTCATCATCATTGATTGCTGCTGCCAACTCGTTTAATGTATCAAGAAGTCCTGGGGCTCCGTCAACAAGGTCGCTAATTGCGCCATCTACATATGACGTGGTTGCAATTGTATTGTCTACAGAGATTTCACCAGTTCCAGAATCATAAGATATTCCAGTTCCAGCAGAAATGGCTCCACGAGCACGAGTATTTGTAAAGTACTGGTTAGTTGCACCCTCTTCAATATCGTCTGTGTCAAGAGCATTGATAGCGTTATCTGTGTATGTGTTAGCTGCACCTTCAGCGCTTGATGCCGAACCATAAGCGTCATAAGCGGCAGATGTTGCATCAAGTGCTCTTTGGTTTGTAAAATACTTATTAGTAGCACCTTCTTCAATGTCATCAGTGTCAAGAGCGTTTATGGCGTTATCTGTGTATGTGTTTGCCGAACTTTCTGCTGATGAAGCTGCACCGTATGCATCATAAACTGTTGAAAGGGCAGAAATTTCTCCATCTGTGTAGCTATTTGCTGCTGTTTCAGCGTTTGAAGCTGCATCGTCAGCATAAGTCTTTGTTGCAATTGTATTATCTACTGCAATTTCACCAGTGCTGCTATTGTAGCTGATTCCAGTTCCACCAGAAATCGCGTTACGTGCTCTGGTGTTTGTGAAATAAAGGTTTGTAGTACCTTCTGCTAAATCGTCAGTGTCTGAATCTGCAACACCATTTTCAGCAGTGATTGTTAAGCCGTTACCGCTTCCAGTAATTGTAATATTGGTAAGATTTGCATTTGTTAATAAATCAGCTGCAGAGCTTTTTGCTCTTGCATCTGTAAAATATTGATTAGATGAACCTTCTGCAAGGTCATCTGTATCATGGTTTGAAAGGCTAGAAACTGTACCAGTTACATCACCAGTTAAATCTGCTGTAATTGTTCCAGCTGAAAAATTTCCACTACCATCACGCTTTACAACAGAGTTTGCTGTATTTGCTGATGTGGCGGTTCCGCCAATAAGATCAATAATGTAATTTTCATCTGCTGTACTCTTTTTAAGTACATCGTAACCATTAACTGTAGCTGTTGATCCTTCAACTACAAGGCCGTTTTTAACTCTAAAATTCTTGCTTACTGTTGCCATGTGACAACCCCCTAATTATATTTTTAATGCTGTTCTATAAAATCTGGCAGTTACGGCAGATGATACAGGTTCTACGTACAAACTAATTATACCCGAATTTTCTTCGAAAGTAACATTAGCTAAAGTATTTTCTGTGTTTGAAACAACCTCTAATTCATTGACATGAAAATCAGTTGAATCATGGGTAAAATCATATGAATTTGTTACGTATTCAGACCCTTTAGTAATTTGTACAACATATCTTACTGTTCGATAAACTGTTTTACTAAATGAATCTATTGATGTTTTATTTTCTATTCCAGAAACTATAAGGTCATTATTTCCTTCTAGTCCTAGAAGTGTTGTTACTGTTTCTGTATTATTTCCTATATTAGATACTTGTAACTCTAATGTATTAATCTTATAGTCAAAAGAATCGGTATCTTGTGAGCCATCCACGCCTATTTTTGTTTGAATAGCCTCAACAGCATCATTTAAATTAATGTGTTGTTGAGAATGGGATGGATTAGAAAGCGGACTTGTTGCTGTTGGATTTGTTAAAACGTCCAAAGAATTTGGAAAATTTGTTGCCAACGTCTCACCACCAAATAAAATTTATATAACTAATTTTACCATAAAATTAATTAATAATGCCACCATCTACATGAATTTCTGTAGCTGGTCCTGGTGGATCAGTATATGGTTGATCTAATGTTCCACCATCAACACTTAAGAGTCCAGACATATCATTTGCAACATCAAATGGTACTGGATTAATTGTGTCAACATCTCCATCATAATTATGAGTATGCAAATAAAATGGAGTGTCTGAAGCTGGCGTTAAGTCAATCCAAGATGTACCATTATGAACTCTAAGATTTGTTGTTGTAGTATTAACATATATATCTCCTAATTTGCCGTCGGCAGGATCAGTTTCTGAGGTATATAGATTTAACGCCACCTTCATTTGTCTTGACATTGTATTATCCTACTATTACTACTTCATATTGTCCAGTAGTTGGAGCGGAAGCAAACTTAAGAGTTACAACGCTTGTACTTGTATGCTCCACATCTGCTTCTATTTGAGCGTAAGGACTTGTTGCTTCAAATATTTGAACTGTTACATATCTTGTTCCAATTGAGTGTGTGACTGTAAACGATGTTGCAGAATTATCACCAATTGTTGTTGTATATTTTTTAAGCCCATATCCTGAAGCGAATTCAAGTGAGCCTGATGACGTATCGAATCCAGTTCCAGCATTAATAGCTATATTTCCTGAGCCATCAAATTCTATGCCGTCACCAATCTTTGCGTAAACGCCATCTCCATCAATTGCAAGGCCTCTGGTGCCGTCTACAACAACATTGATTTCATTGCCATCAACTAGAATTGAATCTGATCCAATATATGTTCCCTGTCCCGAGAACTGAACCCATTCTTGGTTTGCAAACGAGCTTAAGTAATGACTTGACTGAACCCACGATGTAGAACCGTAGGTGTCTCCTTCCATTACAAATACCGCTGCTCCAGTTAATTCGGCATCAGAATCGGCATCTACAGATCTTGTTAATGCATAATCTAAACCACCATTTGTAAACGCTAAATCATAGATACCATTTTGTGATGCTGTAGATTGATTGATTAAAAGTACTCTATATCCACTTGAAAGAACGTGATTATCAATTGATAGCGGAGTATTTCCTGTCAATGGAATATTTATATTTGCTAAAACATTTACAGCTTGTTTCCAAGATAGTCCAGAAGAAGTTGCCTGGACATCTGAAATTCTAGCAATCTCGTTTCCAGGAGTTGCTGCTGAACCATAAAATGCTTTTGCTGATGCATCTGGAATAATCTCAATATTTTTAGTTGTTCCATTGATGTGGATTTGAGAATCTTGGTTGCCATCTTTTAATGTAAGGCTTCCATCTGCAGAATTTAATGTTGATCCAACTAAATTAGTTGTATTTAAATTACTGCTAACATTTAATTGAGAATCAACATATACTTGGCCATCTGCATCTAATCTAATATCTCCATTATTTGAGTAAAGATTAAGATCTGCAACGTAGGCTCTAATTTCAAAGTTTTCATTGGAATCGTTGATCTTAATTCCACCATCATTTGGAATAGTAGATGGATTTGTAAAATAAAGTTCATCATTTACAGTCTTATTTGTTAATACTGCTGATCCTGCTTCTGTTACAACTTTATTTCCAGTAGAAACGCTTCCAATAAATACGCCATTATCATCATAGTCAAGAATTAAGTTGTTGGCTGCTGAAATTACTAAATCATTATTGCCATCATTAGATATTGATGATGTGTTAAATCCATTAGAATCACTTAAATTAAGTTGTCCATTTACAGAAACTATATCTGTTGTTGAATTTGCAGTAAATACATTTGTTGTAGATCCTACTGCAAATGTGTCTGCTATTACAACATCGTCTGGAAGACCTACCGTTATGTTTCCAGAACCATCATCTGAAACTGTAACTTCATCAGTAGTTCCAAAAACTGATTGAACAACAGCATTTGATTCTAAGTCTCCAATTGTTGCAATACGATTGTTTGGAGATACATTAGATCCAATATATGCAGTTCCATCTGGATTAAGTACAATGTCTCCATTGACTGTTGTCAAGTTAATGTCTTGATTTGCAGATAGATTTAAGTTATTTGATGAAGCAACAATTTCAAGGTTGGTAGCTCCGTCGTCATGAATATATCCAACGTTTCCTCCCCCATCATTAAAATGAAGGTTGTCTGAAATTGTTTTGTTTGAAAGTGTTTGTGTGTCTGAAGTTCCTACTACATCTCCAGTAACACCATGAACACCAGTTGTTAAATCACTGTGATCTTCAATCCAACCAGTTACATCTGATTCACTTAATGTTCCTTGAACCCAAGCTGAACCGTTGTCTACGTAAACAACTTTTGCTTCTGTATCAATATATAATTGACCAGCCTTGCTAGCTGCTGGACGTGAAATTGTATTACCGAACTCTACTGAACTACCTGATATCCATTGAGATCCATCATAGTATCTAAGTTCGTTATCTACTGTATTAAAATAAATCTGACCTGCCACAGGTGACGATGGATTAGCAGACAGATTTTGAATTCTAGCATTTTGTAACTCATTTTTATTGAGATTAATGCTAGTTGCAAATAATCTTGCCATTTTTTATTTCTCCTTTATGACAGGTATGCTGTCCCTGAAAATGGTTGAGCCATTGTCAGTGTTATTGTATTTGTATTGTTATAATTTATGCCAGTTTCTAACATGTCGCCAGAACTAGACTTTACTGTTACATTTGGATAAAATCCTAAATTATGTGTTATTTCTACAGAATAGATATTTGAAACTGGGCCAGTTACTTGTGCTAGTTCCCAAGATGTACTATAAGCATAATCTGATCCAGCTGTAGCTAATTGAATAACATTAGCCCCAGTCCAAGAAAAATCGGTTAACTTTGGACCATAAAATTGATGAGTATCATTATTTACATAAAAGTCGCCAGTGATTCCTAAATTATTTGATGGAGCACCACTGCCATTTAATATTGTACGGCCAGCTGGACCTTGAGGCCCAGGAGTCTTAACAATTACTTTTCTTTTTTCTTCTACTACTATAACTTTTTCTGGCATTAGATAGTTACCGATCTACTGAGAGTCAAAAACCCTTCGAGGAGTTTTATTTTTTTCCCATTAGAATCGACAACCATAATGTCATACGATGACTTTGGATAAAATAGCTTATTTGTTTGGGTTGGAGTTACAGTAATAGTTAATGTTCCAGTTGGACCATCAATTGAAATTCCTGTTGGTGAAGTTAAAGAAAATGCTAACTTACTTCCACCTTTTGTATCTCTAACCTGCATTTTTGCGGTTGCACCAGTAAGATCAATCGGGGTTACCTCATCATCTTCTGTATACTGAACCTGAAATGAGAATGTAGTATTTTGATCTACTTCCCAATTTTTTTGTACTGCCATTTACCTAAGTCTCCTAATAGGAATACTCCTGTACCTATTTTAGCACAGGAGTATTTCTAATTTGTTGAACTATTTACTTCTTTTTAATTCCAAAAGACGCATCGTTTGGATTAATTCCTTTAAGAATAACTGGTGCTACGGCGGCTACGCCAGCTGCAAGAATTGCCTTTAGATCTGTATTTCCAGTCATATATAAAGCAATTGCTGCTGAAAGAAAAGCTCTTCCATATGTGCCTAGTGCTGCTAAAATTTGTTCTTGCACAGTTACTTTACCATCCTTATTTAAATCTTCTTTGCTAACTTTTTTAGTTGCCAAGATATCATCTCCTTCAAGGCCCTATGCCCTAAATTTAGGTTTCCCTAATATTATTGTAGCATTATGCAGATATATCTACAATTTCACAATTTCCGTCAGATGTACAGGCCAGCGTTTGTGTTCCACTGGTTCCATCTTCTGTTTCATAAAAAGATAGATCTTCCCATCTAATTGAAGACGGCATTTTGGCGGACAGCTCAAGATACTCTACTTCTGAAACCTCTTGATATGGAGCTTGCTTATAGGAATGATCTGAGTATGGTAGGAATGAAATTCCAGAAACCTCGTCAAAATGCTTATAGACCCAAGCTCCTACCTCCATCCATTCTTCTTCCTTTACTGAAACAGTAATTGATGGTTTGTGCTCACACCAGGCTCTTTGATATACAAGCCAAATGTTTAAATGATCAATTGCAGTTAAGTGTTCTCTTAATATTGCACCTTCTGGTGCCTTAACTGGAAACGAAAATACATATGTATCTGTTGGTTTCATAAAATCATCTTCTACTGGAATGCCTACTTCTTTTAAAAATGTTGAGAGTGGATCTTTTTTGTCTCCACGAACTGTTCTAATATAATAATCAGAATGCCATGGATGCATTCCAGAAGATACCCCGACCAATTGAGATACTGTTCCAGAAGGCTTTACACATGTAATAGCTGCAGACTCAGAAATCCCAATTTTTCCAGCCTCTTCAGAATTAATTGTTCTTGCGTATTCACGAAGTCTATTTAAAGCGTCCTCTAACTTATTGAGGTCTTCTTTGCCAGAAAAAAACTTATTTCCAAACTGACCAGTTAGGGATACGCCTAGTAATCGTTCTTCTTCTGTATTATCTTTCCAAATCTTTCTAAGATATTTAAAGTCTGTTAATGTAGACTGCCATGTTCCTAATATTGTTGCTAGTCTTACTTTTTCCGCAACAGTTGTAGTAGTATCATTTTCGCGTATAACAACTTCTGATAAATTACAAAATTGATAAGGGCGAAGAATAATTTCAGCGCAAGGATTAGTGCCATAATGAATTTCAGGATCTCTTCGGCCATATTTAGCAGCTTGATTTTGAGCAGCTTTAACATTATAAATTCCCCGTTCTCCAGATTTTGAATCATACAAAGACTTCCACTCTGCTATAAACTGTTCCATTTCTGGTTTTCTAGAGTATGCGACAGAGTTATTAGATAATGCTCTTTGAGAATTTGATTCCCACCAATTGCCAGACTTTGCTTGTGCCATTTCAATATCATTAATATTTGATAGTGAAATCATTGCAGATCTTCTAACTCCACCAACAACAACAATCTCGCCAATCTTACACATAATGTCATGACATTCAATTGGTTTTAGTTGACGTCCAAGAGCTCCCTTAAACTTTGCAATTGTGAAATCAAAAAGATTTACAAGTGGCTGAGGACCAGATGATCTTCCGCCCATGGTTTTTAGTCTTGCTCCAGCTGGTCTAAGCTTGCTAACATCAATTGATGGAATTTGACCAGACCACAATAAAGCAAGAAGTTCTCTGTAAGCTTTTGCCCAACCCTGCTTAGAATCTTCTACAATAATTGTTGTACTAGATTTTTCAAGTGTGTCTGGAACTGATGGAAGTTTGTTAATATACTTATATTCTACAGAAAATCCAACTCCTGTTCCGCACATAAGAATATACATTGTTTCATCAAAGGACCTAGGTGAGTCGACTGGAACAAATGAGCAATTGTATCCAGCAACATTATCTCTATCCAATGCTGCGCCAGCAGTCATAACAGACCTCATTGATGGCATTACATTTCTATTAAAAACTGCCTCTTTAAGATCTGACAAAAGGGTGTCTTCTGGAACATAGTTATAGTTTTCCTTTAAGTGATTAGTCATAAAGCTAAAATAACGATCTACGGTTTCTCTCCATGTCTCACGACGATTTTCTTCTGGGATCCACCTTGCATATCTAGATAAAGCAATAAAATTTTCATATGGATTTGCAATGCTGTTGTTTGACATGAATACACCTTTTCTGCCATCCATCGATGACTTATGATTTTTTGTAGATTTATAGTGTATCAAATGTTTTGTTGCATGAAAAGACTTTAGGAAAACTTTTTTACAACATCTTTAAAAGCATTATTAGTCAACTGAATCCAGTTATATTCTTTATGAATTTTAGAAGCTTGTGCATAATAGTATCCAGAGTATGCTTTAAAATTATGAACAACATCTCTCATAACCTCAAGTAGATGTTGATACTCTGGTTCAAACATTTTGCCCTCATGAGGAAATGGCCAAGGAGAGTCAACTAGTTCTGACTTTAATGCAAGAGGTCCTAAGTAGTTTTTATAGTGTGCCCAATTTTCAGTACAAATAGTCGGCATTCCAGTTGCTAAAGCTTGTAATGGAATAAATCCAAATCCCTCTCCGTAGCTTGGATAAAGTAAAACATCATGATCATGAAAAAGTTTTACTAATTCTAAATCAGAGAGTTGTTCTGTTATTATATTTATATTGTTATATACTTGATGTGGTAAGCCAATAATATTTTTATCTAAATAATTATTATATATTCTTGTAGTATTATTAAAATAAGCTTTTATGGTTAAAGAATATCTTGGATCATTTCCAAATAGTTGTGAGAATGCATCTACAACCATTTGCCCACCTTTTCTTGGTGCTGGCTCTCCAACATGCAAAAACTTTATTACTTCGCCTTCGTTTCTTTTTTTAAGTTTCCAAATATCTTGAATGCCATGAGGATAAACTTTTATATCTTTAAATCCATTATCTTCAAAAACATTAGCACACCAATTTGATGTAGTCCACAACTCATCACATGCTTTCATCATATTGATCCATCTATCTGGAATTTTCGTAGATTCCCAAGGAGTGTATCCTATTTGGTATTGACCTTTATGCATTTTAAAATGTTCTGGTTGTGCAAAGTTTAATTGAACTGGAGATTTAGCATTTGAATAGGGAACAATGTGACCAAGGGTTTTTAATGAATCAACTATATTTAAGCCAGCATAACCGTATCCATTAGAATTTTTTAAATTAATAGTTGGTGTAAAAAATGAAATTTCCATAGTTTTTCCTGGTCAACTGGCTTGACAAGGGTTGTCCGCCAATGTTATGATTGTAGTTCGTTATCTCTAAAGGAGGAAATGCCAATGGAGAATATCAAACAAAGTTTCAGTGATGTTGTACATAACTGGACTGTGATAACAATGATAGCATTATTTTTGTTTTCAACCAGCCCAGTAGTAAAATTTCCAGCTGAAGCTTCTGTAGTAAGACCCAGAATTGTTGTGCAGGAAAAAACTGCAGAACAAATCAAGAAAGAAACCTTAGAAAAGTACAGCAGTACTGTTTATGGAGAATGGGATCAGCTTAGCGATTTTGAACTTAAGGAATTGTTATTGTTGATCGGATTCGAAGGAAGTGCCCTTAAAACGGCATGGGCTATTGCTAAGCGGGAGTCTAACGGACGACCAATGGCTTACAATGGTAACAGGAAAACTGGAGACAGTTCCTACGGAATTTTTCAGATTAATATGTTGGGAAACCTCGGCATTGATCGTAAAGAAAAATTTGATTTAAAGTCGAATAAAGAATTATTCGATCCAGTTAGAAATGTTGAGATAACGTACTACATGACCGATGGCGGTAAAGATTGGTCAGCCTGGAAGGGACTTACCCCAAGGGCACAGGAATGGCTAGAAAAATTTCCTGACAAAGAAAAGTAGGAGATATGCAACAGATACAATATGTATCTAAATATTTAGCCCTAGCAGAAGAAGGCCTTGTATCAAGAATGGACTGTCCAATTGATCAAGGTCTTCTTTTTCCTAATTTAGATAATGATGATAATATATTTTTGTATTGCATTTCATGTTCTTATAAAAAAAATATTGGACTAGATTTATATAATAAGATTAAAGAAAAGGTAGAAGAAAATAATGAGTGAAAATAATCAAGAGATGGAAAATCTGGAAGAAAATCTTCCAATGGTAAATTATATTATGCTTCACAGAATTTATGATTTATTAACTCTTATTGCAAACAAGCTGGTTGGACCAGAAGATGTATCTAAAATGGTTTCATATCATGATCAAGGATACCTGCTTGGACCTATGCCGTCTTTTGTTCCTCCGTCTCAAGGAGAAGTTGATTGACTTTAAAATATATATATTTTATACTTGTTTAACGAGTAGAGCAAAGCTCCTCGTTCGGCATCTCAAGATGCTACTAAGTCCCAGTTGAATCCGCCTTTAACTGGGACTTTTTATATGCTTTATATTAATTTAATTGTATAATTGATATATGCTAAGACACAGAATAGTGGAGCTAACATCTACTCCAGCTTTAATGACAACTCACGAACCAGTAGACAGACTTAATGTTTTATCTATTCAAAACGTGATGATGACTGGATTTGCTTATTTAGGAAATTCTAATGTGTCTACAACAACATATGGACATAAATTATATCCAGGCCAAAGTTTTACCATAGAACTTGCTCCAAATGATCGTGTGTGGGCTGTTGGAGATGCTGGAGTAAGCGTTGCAATATTTAATTTGGACATAGGATGAGCCAACCAAGAATACGAATTACAACTGCACCATTAGATCCATCATCTATAATTGCGGCGTATACATCTACAATAAAACATTTGGTTAAAAGCGATTATGATGGAACAATAAATAAAGGCCAGGCTGTCTATGTTACTGGCTCAACTGGTCAATCTGGCACAAACATGTTAGTTAATAGGGCAAGCAATAACATTGAAATGACTTCATCAAAAACTATGGGGCTTTTAGAAACAAGTCTTTCAAAAAATGAAATTGGCTATGTTGTTACAGAAGGGCTGCTTGCTGGATTAGATACTTCTAGTGCTGGTCAGGCTGGAGATCCAGTTTGGCTTGGAGTAGATGGAAATTTAATTTATGGATTAACAAATAAACCAGTAGCGCCAGCTCATTTAGTTTTTATTGGAATAGTGACTCGCAAACAACAAAACAACGGTGAAATATTTGTTAAAGTTCAAAATGGTTTTGAGTTAGAAGAACTTCATAATTTAGTTTTAAACGGCAAAGCAGAAGGAGATATGATTAAGTGGGACGGAACTAAATGGATTAACTTTCATGGCGCCACGGGATCATTTATATCAACAGATAATAAAACAGTTATAGTAACTAATGGTATAATTACATCTATTGTCTAATAGAATAGGATACAAAATGGATAAAAGATTTAACCCAGAATTAAGAAGAAATGTTGCAGAAAGCATTCCATGCATACACATGAATTCTATGTCTTTGGCTGACAGAACACTAAAAACAATTGTTAGATATCTAAAAGATGCTCAAAGCAGAGGGCTTACAACTATTGATCAAGTTTTGAGTGACATGGAGAGGGAAGACTAATCGCAATGGTCTTTTCTGTTATAAACATATAGATCAACAAACTCTTCTATTGGAAATGGCTGTTCGTCATCATCTGAAAAAGTAAATCTATTTTGCTTTGAAATAAGATCATGATTTCCAGATTTTAAAACATAAATATTTGTATCTTTTTTAAGAATTCTTTGTTCGTCAATTGTTTCCTTGGTGGCAAACAACATGCCACGCCATTCCTTATTTAAAAACCCATCCTTTTCAATTTCTGCAATTTTTTTCATAAAATCTTCATCAGACAATGAGCTTTCCATATCTGTCCATTCTTGCGGAATTGGGGCTGATAAAAAATGTCTTACATAATATTTTTTACCTTTTATTGGAAATACAGCGTGGGGAATGTCTGTTCTAAACAATAATCCATCTCCAGCTTCCATTTTATATGTAATTGGATCGTCTACATAATAACAAGTCTTTTCGTCTCCAACTTGATTTATATAAGAAGTTTTTTCAGCATTTTCTATATCAATAAACTGAATTTCTCCGCCTTCATAATCATCGTTAATATAAATATTGTAATTAAATATTTGTGGAGAAGGAGTAATCCATCTTCTTTTATCTAAATGATAATCCATTGATAAAAATTTTGTTGGATTTGTATTTAAAGATTCTGCAATCAATAAATCTGGATACTGCCACCCTACAATATTTTTTTTATTATCAAAAAATTCTTCAAAATTTGATGGAACAGTTTTGCTATCTGCAAATGAATCTACATAATTACTGTCCCATAAATTTTCTTTATAATATTTAATTGCATCCCAAAAAGAATCTGTTGTTTCTTTTATAAAATATGCCCCATCAGAGTCAGAGTGCATCCAGGAAGTATCTTCAACAGGGTAAACTTTTGAATAGTAACCCCATGGTTTCCAATTTACCCATGAACTAAAAAAATCTACTTTTTCTGTTTTACTTTTTTTAATTATTTCATAAAGTTTATTTGGGTTGCTAACAGCATTTTTAATTAAAAGAATTTCTTTTCCTAGTTCAATGTATTCTTTCAAGACTCTATCTCATTTTCTTTGTTTGGCCAAGCCAAAACAATAAATGTAATTATTGAAAAAGTTACCGCTAATATACTTACAATTATCATAATAAAATTATACAATATTTTTATTTTTGTGACAATTACACTCACAAATAGCCTTTTTGTTATTCCAGTCTATATATGACCACCTACATTCTTCATGTAGCTCATCCATACACCACCCAAATTTTCTTATTTTTATAGACATGCGCTTATAGTATCATATTGTGGTATAATTTTGTAGGAGGAAACACATGGGAAGAGATCATTTTAAAAAAGTATTTTTTTCACCATACTTTCAATCCAACCATTATAAAAATGAAACTCCTGGCGGAAAGATAGAAAAAAAAATCGAGAATTGGTTTAAAAAATTTTTTAAAAAGGATGAAAAATAATGTTTTATGACAGACCAGACTGTATTAAATTGGCGGAAAAAATATTTTTGTTTAAAAATGCTTTACCCAAAGAATTAATTGATCATTTAAATAAAGCATATATGGAAATGGATCAATCTACACTAGAATATGAAGATACTTTAATAGAATGGTATTCAAATAAAGTTGCTACAGAAATGCCAACTCCTAGAATTCATGAGGCCTGGGAACTTATTAGTGATATTTTATATCCAGAATATATTCTTCACCCTTCAGTAAATGTTTTAGCTGTAAAGCCAGGGGATGGCGGTATGTTTGTTCACGCAGATAGCCCAGGTCGAGGATGCGAAGATATGCTTACGCAACTTGATGAATTTAGCACATGTTGCATTATTGATTATGGTTTAGTAATGTATCTTGGAGAATGGACTGGAGGGGCTATATTTTATCCCCAGTTAAATCCAGATGGAACACCTAAGATGCATGAAAATGTTCAAGAAGGATGTTTTGAATATACTCCAGAAATTGGAGATATAATTATTCATAGTGCTCATTCTCCATATGAACATGGAGTAAGAGAAGTTGAATCTGGTACAAGGTTTGCATACTCTAACTTTGTTTTAAGAATGGAAGATAATCCTGGATCATTTTATACTTATAAAACTCCAGAGTATTACGAACAACTTGGTGAAAAAGAAGATGGATTTTTAAAGAGATGGATTATTCCTTTATACCAGAGCGATGTTTCATATAAGCTCAGAAAAGAATTCGGTAAAGAAATTCCAGATCTTCCAACTAAAGATCAGCTATTAAATAATAAATAAGTGCGAAATTTAGTGTCGCGGCGGCAGAGAACAAACATACCCCATATAATTCATATAAGCCCATTAGAGAGACTTTCTAGAATAGAGTAGGGTCTTCCTCTATGTCGTCATCATATACGTCGAATGTTTCCTCAAATAGGTCAGCGGCATCATTTACTTGATCAATAACGAACCATAATAGGAATCCAAATAGACCTACAAGAGCGACGGGCAGAAAGCGTTTCATAATAGCTCATTTCCTATTACTTCAGTCTTAAATCCATCTTCTCTATCAAATAGAACATAATCAATAGAACTAACGTCAAAGGCATTTCTAAATATTGTAAGCACTTTATCCAAATCTAGCTTGCCACAAGTATATAGATCAAATTGAACCAAAGAAGGATCCATCTCGTCCCATATATGAAATGCTATATGACTAGTTTCGATCATTACTATGGCTGTTAGCCCTTTATTCCCCGCCTTGTCTACATAACTTGCAAATGGACCTTTTATGATCTTCATATCGATATCATTTACTAGCTTAGTGAGAAAATCGATACCCTCTTCTTCGGTATTCATTGGATTATGTACTTTTGCATTTATAAGTAAGTGCTTGTGATATATCATCATCTTCCGTTTCTACATCAAATATATTCTAGTCGACTATAATTTTAGATTATATAAAATGTTATATATATTTTTTATAAGTATATCTGGGGATTTAGATTTTTAGGAAAGCCCCCCTACCCCCCAAGTTTTTTCTTCTTGGAAAGATAGAGAAAGCTACATCTGGTACATTTGAGTTCCTAGTGTAAGCCCCCACAAACCAAAGTAAGTATAACATTATAAAAATTTTTCTGTCAAACTACTACAAATATTGTATAATGGTTTTATGCAGCCAACAATAATAAAAAATTTTATTAGTAAAGACACAGCTTATTATTTAAATAATTATTTTAGGCCTTTGGTTGAAATAAATCCTAATGGTTTACTTAATGTTCCTCTTACTGCTGGAGACAATGGACTTGGATTTTCTTGCAAAGATCCAGCAATAAAAGAATCAAATATTTCACTTGATATAGTGACTTTAATTGTTGAAGCAATTGCACATAGGTTTAATTTGCCAAAAAATAGAGTATCAATTAGAAGCTGTAACTATCAAGTGCTGGTTGAAGGTCAAGAAATTGGTTATCATTCTGATAATCGTGGAGCATATCGAAATAAAATGAAAAACGATGGTTGGTCTGCCCTTCTTTATTTGGATGATCAGTATACTGGTGGAGAAATTTTGTTCTATGAATTAGATGAAAATGGCAAAGAAATATCTAAATCTTATCACCCCACACCAGGAACATTAATCTATTTTAAAGGCGATGAAGAACATTGTCATTCTGTTAATAAAGTGATAAATGGAGAAAGACCAAATCTTATCTTATTTTTTGATGTAAATGATTAAGTTTCACATGAAACAATATTCTAGTCAACTGCTTTTTTAGATTTCATAAAATGTTAATATAATTTTTATTTGTATGATCCAGCCCGCTGACAAATCGGACATTTAGGATAGTCCGCCCATATTGCTGACCTTTGTGAGCCATATCACACACTTTTTCTAAATTATTTTTGAGAATGTCCGAATTGTTAGCATTTTAGATTTGATTTTGTCGGTGGCTTCTGCCAGACTTGAGGTATCAAGATAAAGAAAGGAAGTCGCAAAATGAGCAACATGAAGCGATATATCGAGGAAGTCGAAGGCGAAACCTTTGACCAAGCACTAGAGGCTCTGGTAGCCTTTTATCATCAAGAATTAGAACTAGAGAAAGAAGGTAAGTAATATGTTTGATATAGAGAACGATAGCGACTACTGGAGTAGTCAATTACCCGCCTCCGTTTATCGCAACGGATACCTTAGCGAAAAGCGCAAGAAAGAAATACGCGAAGCAGTTGCTCGCGTACAAGGTAGAACACTAGAGAACGGAAATAAATAATATGGCTAAATTATATTCAGTAGAAAGTTTGCTAATTGGCAAACGATACGATTCCGCTAGCCTCAATGGTGTAATCGTAAATGCTACCGAAACCGATAAAGTTTGGTTTGGTAGTGGATTAGATTCTTATCTCGTAGAGATTAGAGAGGATGGTAGTTTCATCAACACCTTCCGCTATGTTGCCGTAAAGAATGGAGAGCTAGTATGAAAATAACCTACACACTTTGGATGGGCTCTAGAATTATAGGTAACGGATTAGTTGCCTATAAAGTAGAGGAAATAAACGAGATGATAGATGAACTAAAGAAACTAGATAACCTAATCGAGCCACACGCAACAATTCTAAAAGTAGAGAACGGAGATAACTAAAGTGTATTCATTCGACACCATCAACGATTCAGAATATAAATATGAGAGCATTCAGGATTATTATCCGCTAGAGGAATTGGTAGAGGAATCAGACCCTATAGACCCTATCGAATACTACCTTTCCGACATAGAGCAAGAGCAACGCGATTGGGAAGAAGACGACGGGTGGATGTTCTTATGAGAGCCCTAGTATTCCTAACCCTTGCCTCGTGGGTGTATCTGAACTACCTATGGCTAAAGGCAAGGGCTAAGGGCTAAGGGCGGGCCGAGATCGGGTTACGGCACAATAATAAAAAATCCCAGAAAGGAAAATGAAATGAAAATAGATCAATACGGAGTAATGCTAGACTTTGGCGATACGCTATATATCTCGTCATCGTGGTTAGGGGTTCTTAGCCTAGCTGTTGTGTATGGCGTGTATAGAGTAGTAAAATACTACTACCTCTAAAAAAGGGGAAAATATTCGTGTAACGCGTTCGGGCGTGTCGCCTGAACGCAAAACGGACAAATGGCCCACTCTTTTGAGGGGGCTTTTGTCCTATTATGTCCGATATTCAAAAATCCCTGAAAGTTTGACCATTTTACGGGCGTGTCGATTTGACAGACAAAACGGACATATAGGATGTGACGCACACCACAAAAATATTTTTCAAGATGTCCGATTTGATAGCATTTCTAATTTGATAATGTCGGTGGGTTCGTGTATCGTAGTACCTATCAACCTAGAGAAAGAAGGTTCATCATGGCAAACCTCTACACAGTAGAAGAATTGCTAGTTGGCAAGCGTTACAATTCTGCCAGCCTCGCTGGTGTTATCATCAGCGCAACAAAGACCGATAAGGTCTATTATCAAAACGCCGAAACCTATTTGGTAGAGGTGCGAGAAGATGGCGGATTTATTCGCCACCCTTATCGCTATGTAGCAGTTAGGGGGGAATAACATGGCAGATATGTTTATTTTCCGCATGGATTCAGAGGGAGCGGGCTGGGCTAATTTCTCAGACGCTACCCCTGAGGAAATCCTAAATTTGGAAATCGGTCTATATAATGAAATGGGGAAAAATGCTAACTAGAAAACACTTTCAGGCAACGGCAGAAATTCTAAATACCCACCGCAAATTTATACACCCCGCCGCTTATCAAAGTCTAATCAAAGAATTTGCCAAAGTTTATTCGGAGGAAAATCCCTCGTTTGATCCCGTCAAATTTGCCAAGGTAGTTTATAAATAAATGTCGGTGGCTTCCGCTATAATCTAACCAGTAACGAAAGGAAACGAAATGAATAAATACAAAGTGTTCTTAGAAACTTATGTTGAGGCAGAGGATTATCTCAAAGCCGCTTTCGCGGCGTTTCATAAGTTAGACCCATTGGGTGATGTTCAGTTTCAGTTTGAGATTGTAGATGTTCATCACTTTACCAGCGAAGGCTGGAAATCCCCCACGGGAATTGTTGAGATGTTAGAGAGGTATCGCTAAAATGTTTTTTGTAATCGTATTTGGTTTGGGTGTATTGACTACACTTCTCGGAACAGCTCTCGCATTATTGTTTTTTGATTTGGAGGACTAATGAAAAAATGTAGTTTGTGTCGCAAATATCGAATTCTAAAAAATGCGTATTTGTGTGCGGAGTGTAATCAGCTTATTCGCGGCGACCTCAAGTAGTAAAAAAGCCGAATATTTTCGTGTAACGCGTTCGGGCGTGTCGCCCAGTATTTTGCGGCCTCTTAGATCTTGTTACGACACGAAAAAATATTTCCCCAAAACTTGATTATTGTCGGTGCGTTGTGCTATTGTTTTCCTATCAACAAAAGGAGCTCATATGCGTAACTGCGTTTATTGTAAAAAAGAAACCACCCTCTTTACCACCGACGACGGTGAGTACTACTACCCCGTATGTAACGAGTGTGGATAGGAGCCCACGTTTTTGCGGCCCCCAAGATCTGCTTACGGCGCAACACGCCGATTTCCTGAAATTTGGATAATGTCGGTGCGGTGTGCTATTATCTGCTTATCAACTACGAAAGGAAAAAAATGGATAATCTCTTCGATTCCTACGACGGCTCTGACGAGGCTTGGGCTGACCCAGCTGAGCAGGAGGATTGGGTCGATACCGACCTTTTCTACGAGAGCGTTTCTGATTCGGACGCCCTCATCTCTATCGGTTGGGGCACCGATGAGGACTACGGGTACTACGGGGAGTAATCCCCGCTAGGCCCACGTTTTTGGCGGCATTTTTTCTCTGTTACGGAGATCACAAAAAAATTCCTGGATTCTGTCCAGAAACGCCCAATTTTAGATTAGGTTATGTCGGTTAGCGATGATACAATATACGCACCAACAACGAAAGGTAAAAAATGGAACAACCGCTTATCAGCAAAATGCTTGACCACGCTATTGAGGCTATTCACTCTGATGATGTTACAGAATCTGCTCGTCGTATTATCAATACAGAATACGCAAATGTTGATGATAAGATTCGTGACCTCTTTGCTTACTCGCAAGAACTCTGCTCAATGTTCATCACCAAATATCTTTGTGCTAACTACACCGATGAGCAAATCGAGCAACTACAAAATGATGTTGAGGAATATATGGGCTATCAACTCAGCGATGAAATTGAGCAATTCCTACTTGCTGGGGGTGAGTAATATGGAGAATAAGTTTATTCACGAAACAACAGTTGTGTTTCAGCACGAAATCTCTCTTGATGAATTTTCAGAAATTCTACAATATGGTGAGGAGCATATCAAATCAATGCTCGACACTATGGTGTATGAAATTTTCAAGTTGCGAGAAACTGAAGCCGAAGTAAACGAACACGGAACCAAGGCGTTTTGTAGAATCAAGGAGGTGTCTCGATGAGCTTAGAAACACTACAGTATCTTTGCGAAGTTTTCGATTGGTCAACTGATGTAGATAATGAAGGTCAACTAATTATTTACACGGGAATCTATAACTCGTAATGTTGGGAAGCCGCCCTTCGGGGCGGTGATCCCACTCTTTTGCGGGGTTTTTGATCGTGTTACGTAGTTATAGAAAATGTCCCTGCCATGTGGTAGAATAATCCCACCAAGAACGAAAGGCAACAATGAAACTCAAACGCTCTAACGATAGGAAGGTCGCTAATGCGGTATCGAAAAACGGAAAAACACCCGCTATTGCTAATACTTTTGGGCTACCTGCTGGGAAGAATTTCTCATGTCCTGGCGCTACTAGCGTATGCGAAAGTGTCTGCTACGCAGGAAAGCTTGAAAAACTCTACAAAGGAGTAAAAAATAATCTTCTCCATAACTGGGAATTACTAAAAGACGCTGATTTTGATAGCATGCTCTTATTGCTTGACGATATGATTGTAGATTTCATTGATGATTGCACTAAGCGTAATGCGCCTAAATTATTCCGCATTCATTGGGATGGCGATTTCTTCTCCGATACTTATGCGTACGCATGGCGTGTAATTATTACTAATCACCCAGATGTTCAATTCTGGGTATACACTCGTGTAAAGTCTGCCGCCGAGATTCTTCAAGGCATTGAAAACTTATCTCTTTATTATTCTACCGATTCAGAAAATAAAGATATCGCTCAAGAATTATCTAATAAGGGCGTAAAGCTTGCATACCTTGCTACAACTTTTGCAATGGCAAAGGAAGACATGCTAAACCTTATCGGAAAGTCTGGTGTAAAGTGTCCTGAGAATAATAAAAAGATTCCGCTAATATCAGTCAACGGGTCTGCGTGTGTTACTTGCGGGCAATGCGTATATGAGCGTAACGATATTCTATTCTCCGCAACTAAAAAATAAGGAAGGAAAAATAAATGGATCAAGATGTAAAAGATTGGGAAGATCGTATAGAGCTCTCTCATATTGAACAATTAGAAAAGTTTGGCTGGTGTGTTTGCGAAGATACAAATGGAGAAGGCCAAATGGCAGAGGATTGCCCTCCTAATTAGGAGGGCCCACTATTTTGGGGGGTCTTGTCAAGTGTTACGGACATCACATTTATTTTCCTGGATTGCCTTTACAAATGTCGGTGGGGTCGAGTATAATATACCCATAACTTCATACAACTACTATCGAAAGGAAATGCCACATGGCAAGAGGTAAAGCAATAAATGTAAAGATTGCCACAGCAAAGGTAATCAAAGCACTAGAAACAAAGTTAGCACAAATCAAAAAAGACAAGGCTAACCAAAAATCTAACGAGGAAAAGTATAAGAAGGAAGTTGAGAAGTGGGGCAAAGAACTTGCCAAACTTGCGCTTACTAAAATTAGTAAGGCAGAAAATCTTTCTGCCACTACGCGATATAACAATGATGTTTATATCAACTTTACTTTACCTGCTGGAACCATCACAGTACCTGATGAGCCCGAAAGAAATTTCGAGGTAATTTATGACCACAACTATCGTGAGATGGTAGAGGAAATTGAGAACGCAATTCGTATTCTCAAAATGACCGACGAGGAAACAGTAAGCACCTCAACTTACAACTCTATCGCTAAATATCTCTAACTAGAATTGGGGAGGGACACGGACACCCTCCCCAAATATCCGCTAGGCGGTTTGGTGCTGAGCAACACCTAAGGTAAAAATGGCTACCTCACCTGAGTATGTGAAGGCTAAACTACTCACCAAGTGTATCTCCCAGTGCCATGGCGAGGGAGGCAGTTCCTGAGCATGAACTGAAACTGCTCACCACTACTAACAAAGGAAAGAAATGGCAAACCGATATCGAGTAGAGATATTCGACGAAATGAAGTCAAACGATTTGACGATTTACTCAGATACAAATGTTGATAAGGATTTACTAACTGAAATGGTATTTAGTAATATCAGCAAGTTTGAGGGAAATATCAGCGCATTCGTTTATGATAATGAAAAAAAGAAAAAGACAACTGTTCTAATCCTTCCTTGGGAAACTGTAAGAAACATCAACTCCAAAATTCGTTGGGGATATGAGGCGCTGGGTCTCTCCTGAGATCCAGTTGCCCACGTTTTTGTGGCCACATTTTATCTGTTACGTACGCGATCAACATTCCCCAAAATAAGCTTTACAATGTCGTACCCTGCTGATATAATTCAACTAATCTAATCGAAAGGAAACCAATGGCTCATAATCTCGAAGTCGAGAATGGCGAAGTTGCTTTTGCGCTACGCGGAACCCCCGCTTGGCACAATCTCGCCAATCGTATTTTCTCACAAGATGAGGAAGTATCTACACAAACAATGCTATCAGAAGCGAAACTATCTAATTGGGATGTTCGCCTATCTCCAGTAACCGACCACATTCCTAGCGAATGGAATGATGTTAGCGGGGCACAATATGTTCTTCGTACTAACCCATTCAATCAAGGAACTGATGTTCTATCCGTAGTTGGTTCTCGCTATCAAGTAATTCAGAATGAAGATTTATTTTCGTTTGCTGATAATGTTCTTGACGGGGATTCCCGTTGCGCTTGGGAATCTGCTGGTTCTCTAAAGAATGGTAAAGTTGTATTCGGCTCTCTTACTGTTCCCCGCGAAATGGTGTTAGACCCACAAGGTGCTAACGATACAACTAAACTGTATCTTATCGTTTGGACTTCACACGATGGTTCTGTTGCGGTTCAGGCAGCAATTACTCCTGTTCGTGTTGTATGCCAAAATACTCTCAATCTTGCTATGCGTAACGCTAAACAATCATTCAAGATTCGCCACACGCAGACCGCTGACGGCAAGATTCAAGTTGCCCGCGAAACCCTCGGACTTACATTCGGATATTTTGATGAGTTTGAGAAACAAGCGCAGGAACTATTCAAGCAAGAGATTTCCGACAAGGATTTTTCTAAACTGCTAACCACTATCTATCCTAAGCCAGAGGCTGACGCTAAAAATGCTCTCAAGCGTTGGGAAAATAAAGTCGTATTGCTTGATGACCTTTATTTCAATTCACCTACCAATGCTAACATCAAGGGCACAAAGTGGGGAGCGTTCAATGCGCTAACTGAACGCCTTGATTATTTCCGTTCAACTCGTAAGAGCAATACGGAATCTAAATGGGCTTCCGCTTCAGGGTTTGACCCAATCATTACTGCCGAAAAGAATAAGATTCTTCAGGTTGTAAAAGCGTTCTAGTACGCAACTCCTGGGTATGAGTATAAACTGCCTTCCTGGCCCATTAGCTTAGCGGTTAAAGCGCTACCCTGTCACGGTAGAGATCGTCGGTTCAAATCCGATATGGGTCGCCCCCAAAATCATGGGTGCAAAAATGCTTTTACGCAACCCAAAAATATTTTCCCGAAATGCTTGATATTGTCAGTGGCCTCGTGTATACTTCTGCCAACAGAACGAAAGGAATAAATATGGACGAGTTTGTAGAGTTATCATATGATGAGTGGGTAGATACTTATAGGCCTATCAAAAATCATATTGACCCAAATGCTTCTATGGACGGCTATATGTTTGAGACGTATGATTCAGAGAAAGACTTTGTAAAGCAATCTTTCCCCGAATATATTTGGACTTATGGCGATGGTGATGACGGCGGTATGTATATTTGGAATGGTTATGGAATTGTAAATCGCATTGGTTATTTTGTAACTGAGATTCCTTGCCCGCCAAAAACTACTATTCAGGTATTGGTATCTCATAACTGGTATTACTGCGAGAGCTGCGGTTCAGAAACAGAAGACCCAGATAATCTAATTAGAGATTCATTTCAGGATATTGACTTAGATAAGTGTCCTAACTGTGCTACCGCTGAGGAGCTAACAACCGCTGGCTTTACTCAAATAAGAGAAGGGCTCTGGAGCGTGGGTCAGTAATGACCCACAGGATCGTGGCGAGACTTGTGCTTGTCAGTGGCAACTGCTATACTACACCCAATCAACGAAAGGAAGGCAATGTACCAAGACAATAACCCAATTGTCGATAAACCGATACCGACATTGGAAGAGCAATACAAGCAAGAAATGGAATTAAGATATGGTAGCGAAATTACTATATTAAACAATAAGTTACACGACCGTAATCAACGCATATCTGATTTCAACACTAACATCAACGCTGTTCGTGATTATCTAGTTGAGAATTATGATGAACTAGAAGGTCACGCTGATTCTATCGCCGACCTTCTTGGCGTAGATTTAACTAAAACAACTACTTTCACAGTTGTCGCAACTTACACAGTTGAAATTACTCACGACATTAATCATTTGCCAACTGACTTTGATTTCGCAATTGGTTGGTCTAATGGACTTGAATACAATGGTGAAGGCGACATTGAAATTATTGATTCAGACATAACTGAGATTCACGAGGTATAATGTTCTATCGACTTAAGGCAAAGAATAAGGTCTCATTTAATGGGGCCTTATTCACCGCAGACATAAATGGACTTGACCCTGATAACTTTAACCCAAAAGAATATATATTTGAAATTGGAACGGGAAAGGTGGAAAAAGTTTCACGCTTGATTTCTCAATACAATTTAGATATACTTGTCGAATCGGACTACGCACCAAATCAATATGCGTATCTAGTGGAAGGGGTATAATGTCTGACAGTTATCAAGAAGGATACGCAGACGGCTATAAGTTTGCTCGTGATGAAATCATTGAGAAACTAAGAGAAATAGATATTGACGATATCGATGGCTGGCTATTAGATAAGTTATCTGACATGATTGAGAGAAACGACATATGACAGAAGAATGGATCGGCTGCGATAAATGTTCAGTAGCACAGGCTAGGTATTTATTGAGAGGTGTTGAAGGGGATTTATATTTCTGCCACCACCACTATAACAGTTTCAAGGGTGGCCTAGACAAATGGTCCTTTGAAATGATAGAATTGAACAAGAAGGAAGAAACACCACAACTAGAAAAGGCGGAATAATATGGGAGACAGAGCAAACTTTGGATTTGTGCAGCCTAACGGTCACACAATTGTATTGTATGGGCACTGGGCTGGTGAGAATATGCTAGCTAATTTAGCAGATGCAGTTAATGCAGCTCGTCCTCGTTGGGGCGATTCATCATATGCGACACGTATTGCAATTAGTCAATTAATTGGCAATGAATGGAACGGTGAGCTTGGCTGGGGTTTGGCCGTAGATGAGATTCTAGACAATGAGCACCACATTGCAATTGTTGATTTTGAACAGCAAATATTTTCTCTTCATCCTGAGGATGAGCACGTCAACAAGGATAACAAGGTTAGGGGAATGCGTAATGAACCTAAATTCACCATGGACCTAGATTCATTTGTGAATAAATATGGAGACGTTGTAGTTGGCGTTTGACATATTAGCCGAAGTTATTCTATAATATGAATAGGTCTTCCAGGGCCTATTCATTATAGGTAAGGTGCCGCTACTAGGTCTATCACCGAGTGGCTAAGTAAGGCAAGCGTTCTTCCTTTCGTTTCGCTAGCAGCCTACCACATTAATCCCCGCAGCTTATGTTGCGGGGATCTTATTTTGCCCATAAAAAATAGGGTAACAACTTTGTCTTACGGAGTCAAGTTCAATTTTCCCGAAATTTGTGATAACGATCACACGAAATTGGGTGGACAATTGTCAGTGTCTTGATATATAATTATGCCATAACGAAAGGAAAATTATGGAAGAAGTATATGTTGAAAGAGTAGAATCTTTAGTTAACTATATAGAGATACACTTAACTAGTTTACAGCAAGACCTAGATAAACTATCTGAGCAAATGGAAAAGTATGATGAGGATTCTAAGGCTCACCGCTCTATGGATGAAGAGTATCTTTATTTAAGTGGACAGATTACTGCCGCCAGCCATTTATTGTCGGTGGTCAATGATACAATGGTCACCTGGAAAAGGGAGAAAAATAATGGCTGATGTTTCATTCTTAGAAAATGAAAACCAAATGGTAATTGACGCAGAATTACAAACAATTGCCGAACAACTACTAGAGGACTGGCTCTATGAAAATTTGAATGAGGGTCAATTTTATGCTGATTGGCGTATTGCTTCTATGTCTGATAGTAATTACTTAAAAGGTAGATTTAATCAATTCTATAACTTACAGCCTGATAGCGATTATTATATTGAGTGGGATGAGGAGAAGTAATGTTAGGTTATAACTATCAAGATATACAAGATATGGGTGTTGGATTATCATGGGCTATTGATAATGCCCCCGCTGATATGAAAACTAGTTTATTAGAAATATGGAATTTCTTTGAAGGACTACTAGCAGAAGGGTATGTTGCAGAATAATGGAAGATGAAGAATTATTTACTTTCTTTGCTACTATGTATGATAAGTTTGGTCAATTTGCTGTAATTGACTTTGTTAGGTCCCGCCAAGAAAATATGCAGTTACAACATATTCATTGGCAAGACTGTAATGGTTGTGACTGGCACACCCCTTATTTAAATACTAATTGTTTGGTTTGTGGAGGATACTAATGGGAAGCAATATGGCATATGAGTTAGCAAATTCTGATCTAAGTATGGAAAGGGCTATTGGATATCACTTACAGGGTAATCATTATCCACCCGTCCCGCTCACCATGGTCCAACCTTGCCTTGATGCAATTCAAGCATATTGGGAAGATGAAATAGATAGGGAGATTGCAATGCCAGAGGGTGTCTCATATAAAGGTAGAGATACCGCACCTGCCTGGGCAATAATCGAACAGCACCACCTTGACGCTTGGATATCTCATGAGGAGGAATATGACTGAGACATTAATAGATCTAGTTGAACACATAGAAGAACAAATTAAGTTATACGAGGATGACCTTGATATGACCACAGAGGAAGATATGGCCTCATTCTACCAGGGCCAACTGGAAGCATATGAGGATTGTTTAATTAAATTAAAGTATATCTTGGATATGGACTAAGATCTTAAGGGCAAGAAAAATTGCTTACGTATTTATGTCAAAATGCCCTTGACGGGTTTGCAAATTCAATATATAATATTAATATAGCGAAAGGATAACAATGGAAACTTTAACACTGGACCCCCGTCTTCAACGACAGGTTGAACTTGGGAGCTCTGGCCTAGATATCATTCATGGCGAGCTGAAGAATCTCATGTTACAAGCAGAAGTACATTTAGAAGCTGCCAGGGAGGTTGAGGAGGAATCTGGCTCTGCAATTGATTCCATGGAGCGGACGTACTGGGAGGGACACCTAGACGCCTTGTCAGATATCTACAGTCTCACATATGCATTGGCATTCGAAATTCAAGAAAGGGATTCTCGTGAAGTATAAAGTATACGGTCGTAAGAACCAAGATTTTATAATTACAGTAAATGCTACAAGTCCTGAGGAGGCTGCAAGCATTGCAAATGGAATGTCTTCACATCTATGGACTGAGATTGAAACGGACGACGTCATCGAAGCAATTGACGTTGTTGACTATGAATTGGGGAATCGATAATGGAGACTACTAAGGCCCATATCTCAGACGTTTTAAAGAAGGTCCAGTCCCTTATGGACTCAGGATCCCTGCACGAGCTGGATGAGGCCTATAGCCTCATCTCAGATTTAATTAATGATATCGAGATGTCCTAATTGGGGGCGGAAAAACCCAGTTACGGAAATAACTAAATATAGGCGGAAAGCTGTTTACAAATCCTTGTAAATGGTATATAATTAAAAAGATCATGAAAGGATCTAAAATGACAACAAAGCGAGAATATCTAAAGTCCAAGGGAATCACAGTTGGAGCCCGTGGCCGTTTTTCAGGTGCAGCTAAGCAAGCCATTCAAGAGGCTTTGCAAAAGGGTGTAACCTTCACAGATGAGAAGGCCCCACGCAAGTAACCTGAACTAATACGGAGGGATGGTTGAGGAGACTTGCCATCCCTCCTTTCATTTGGTAGAATTGAACATTTGAGAGGCGGACATGAAGAAAAAGATACCTGAGGCAAAAGTAGTAGAGGCTCTAGCAAGCCTATTAGATAATTACTGGTTCAACCCCAAGATATTCGCAAATCTAATTGTTAACGAATATCCACTATATACCCAAGATAAACTAACTGAGTTAATTGTAGAGATAGTAAGATATCAGAAGCAACGCTTCTCACACGAGTTGGAGCACGGTGAGACGTCTTCGGGACTGCTCTTCTCCGAGTACATTGGGTCCATTATCGAAGCAAATGAGGGCAGCAATGGCCAGGGCTGAATTCGATAGCTTAGGAAGAAGCAATCGGCTCAAAAGAGGCAAGCGGGCCCAGGATAAAGACTATGCATGGCAAATGACTAAGAAGATAATTGATCGGCGGAAGGCCGATAAACAAAAAGAAATAGATCTCTATAATGAACTTTGTGGTCCAGTAACTATAACATATATAGATAAGAACTAATTAGATATATCTTCCCCTTATGCCCAAGTTTTATTGCTTGGGCATATTTTTATGGGCAAAATCAAGGGCCAAATGTCTGCTTTACGACATATGATCAAAAATCCCAGAAATTTACATATAAATCTATCAATATGTCGACAAATCTATATAGAATTATACCAATTTAGATCTAAATCTGCTAAAATTTAGTCAAAATATGGGCCATTTTTCTCGTTTACGAGGGCATATAAAATGTCCCTGAACGGTACAAATTGGACATATATGGACAAAGTGGAGCAAAATGGTATTAAGTGGGGCATTATGGGGTGGCTCAATTACTCATATATAAATTTGTCGATATATCTCTAGTAATTAGACCAATATCTATAGTCATTTAGATCATAGGATACTAGTCAGAATAGCCTTTAAAGGGCTTATAAGGCCATTTAAGAGGGCGGGAGAATCTCTTGATAGTGTTCTCTTTTGGCTCATTTGATGAATTTTTATCAAGGCTATTAAGCCTTCTAATGGCATCAGTATAGCCTTTGAGAACAGTCTCGTAATTGGCATTTAATTTCTCGTATTTGGAATATATCATAATATACTGTCCTACGATATATATAAAGGCTATTGTAGTTATTATAGATACTACTTGGTAGATTACCATTGAGCTTCCCCGTCCCATTCTGCCAGAATTTCCATGGCTTTTATGAGGCTAGTTTCTGGGATGTCATTAAATAGGATACGGTTCTTTTCTGTATGCCTAGTCCAGCCCCGCCATCCCTGCCTATCCTGCCACATTTTACTGGCAGTATTATGACGATCCAAAAGATGATTATTTATTGTATCCATTTATCTCCATCCCAATTCTTTTTAGCCCATTCTGCAACGAAGTCTGCCGAATCTACGCATGGTCTACATAGCCAAAGCATCTTATCTCCGTCCTGGTAAGCGTAGCTTCCCTTTCGGAGGCATGTGTCGCATCTAGTCATCATAAAATTTCCTTCTCTCGCGTCGCACTTTTCGCACTTTCTGTCGAATTGTGATCTAATTTAACTATATGGTAATTATTTTTCTCTAATATATACATAATGAATTTAGCCATCTGTCTAGGCTCGTCTGGAAGCCCATATTGATATTGATGATATAAGCCTTCCTGTAATATATAGAATGGAGTATCTTTATTCACTTTACATCCTTCATAATAAAAGCCGCTGCTTCATCGTAGCCAGCCTCTACTAACATATCCGCCACTGTTTCCCTTTCAAGCTTACGAGCCTTTGTACAGCCGCTGCAAGGGCATTTCCAGGACGTCTTCCTGTAGGTTATTTGATCCCTGGGTGGTCTTAAATGATCCGTCTCTGCCGCTTCTAAATCCATTTCCGCCTCCGTGTAAAGTATATAATATTAAAATATTCTAGTCAACCACATTTAGGACATTGATATTTACTATGAACACATGATGGAAGTTTACGATAAATACTAAAATCATTTAACCAAGATATAATTACTGTGGTAGTAGTATTGCATTGATTAGCTATTTCTTCTACTGATCTTTTTTGATTAACATATTGTTCTATTAACCATTTTTTGTCTGTAAATTTCGCCAAGGGCTTTCCTCCGCCTCATCAATATAGTCATCCATATTTTTGGTGTGATCGATAGTACAATTTCCACATGCCCTACACATCATGGCATAAAATATCCAGGATGAGGAAATATATAATCCATATAGGCATATCTAGTTCCAGATAAAACCTCCTGAGTATAATGATTTGTTTCTGGTAAGTAATCAAATATTAATAAATCATTGTGTTCTGGCTTATATTTAAAGTTTAAGTTAGGAAATACTATTTCCCCTCCAGTAAAATCTCCTAAATACCAAGCTATTTTATAATCTATGAAGCTATTTGATTCATGTTTTGAAATTTCAGACTTTTGACCAGTTCTCAATCTTATAAAATTAATATGCTGATAGGTCCAATGTGTTGGTGCCAACATGTCTATTAATGGATCATGAACATCTTGATAACTTATTATATCAACCCCACATTTATCTTCCCAATAGGTTCCTTGTATATCGCCAGACTCATAGTTTTCATGTTCGTACCAAACACTTTCTGGGTGGGAATTCAATATAGATATATATTTGTCAGCTATCGACAAATCAAAAAAGTTTTTATATAAATATACATGATCATTTAATTTAATTATTTTTTGATCTGTCAATAGCCGTGGAGTATTCATTTTAAGCCGATAAGATTTTTGAAATTGCATTTATTGTTGATGCAATTCTTCCAATATCTCTAAGTTGTTCCGTAGAGTATCCTTCTTGCTTTAAAGTGTCATAATGAGCTTTCACACAAAAATGGCACTTTCCAATTATTGATGCTACTAATGAGTAGGCTTCAAACTTGCCCTTGGTAGTTCCGCCATGACTTGAAATAGCATTCATTCTTAATTGAGCTGGAAGACCTTTTAAGTCTTTATCTCCCGCCATCTCAATATACGGGTACCAAATATTATTTTGAGCCATTAATGATGCAGCAGTAAGAGCGGCATCTCTTTCAGTAACATTATCAGCGCTTGCTAAAATAAAAGTTAAAAGCTTACTGTTTCCTGTAGCAAATGCAGCAGAAATAGATAAATACTTTGCTTCTTCTGGATCAATAGAAGATCTATTAATAACTGCATCTAGATTTAACTTAATATCTTTAGCGTAATCAGGAATAGACTCTTTTAGTTGATCAACCCACATTTAATGTGTCTCCACCCAAAGGTCTGTTGCATGCACAAAGTTCTCCAGTTTGCAAGGCGTCCAAAACTCTCAAAGCTTCGTCTGCATTGCGACCAACGTCTAGATTATTGCAAGTAACATGTTGAATAATATTATCTGGATCTACAATAAATGTTGCACGATATGTAACTCCAGATGAATGGTGAACGCCTAAATCATTTGCTAATTGGTGCGCCGTATCTGCAAATGACCAAGAATTTGTTTTTCTTAGATCTTCATGAGCATTTCTCCAGGCCACCTTACAAAATTCATTATCGACAGAACCAGTCATTAATACTGCATCACGGTCGTTAAAATCATTGACTAACTTATCATATGCAACAATTTCTGTTGGACATACAAAAGTAAAGTCTTTTGGATAAAAAACAATTATTTTCCATTTTCCAGGAAATGAATCTTGTGTAATAGTTTCGAAAGTTGAATCGTCATAAGTTAAAGCTCCTGGCTTAACACCAGTAACAGCAAAATCTCCTAATTTGCTTCCAACAGTTTTCATTTTTCTCCTTTGTGTAGGGTTTTAGTATACAAAATGTTTTTGTATCTGTCAAAAAAAATAATAGCTCGCATAAGCGAGCTATTACTATAATGTTATTTTTATACTTTTCTGCGACCAGTCTTTTTTGGTTTAATTCCGCCAACGGGCCTTTCTCTACGAATGCCATGTCGGTTTCTATCTACAACTAATCCTTGTTTTGGATATTTTCTTGTAGCCTGTTCGCTTGTTACAGCTCCTGCTGGAGCTGAATTTGGTGGCGGAACCATTCCAGTTCCATCATCCTTTTTAAAATTTTCAGACATTAATTAATCCTCTTCTGCATTTAAAGGATTTTCTAATTCTGACTCATTTTCCATTTCAGAAATTTCAAGATTCAATCCCTGATATGCTGCATTTGATCCAAGAGGGTTCATTGAGTCAGTAGAAAACATTCCACCAGAACGAATAACTTGAGGCTCTCCATTAATATTTTGTATCATTACATGTCCTCCTTTTTTGATTCGAGTGACATTGTCTTAGCATCTTTTAATGGTACACCCATAAAATCTTCGCTGTCACAACCACACATAGCGCACATATTAGTTTCCTGCGCCGAAGTTACGAGTCTCTTCTACAGAGTGGACCATTTTGTTTGTTAATCCAGCTTCTCCCTGTGAAGACTTGTCTTGTGCTGCTGGGAATGATCCTGTCGCTGGAGAATAGTCTCCCGACGCATTAATACCATTTGTTCCTGCTGCACGACGATTTGCTGTAAAACCGTCCATGTTAATTCCGTTTGTCATTATATCTCCTATAGGTTATATTTAAGCGGGTCTAGAAGTCCGCTCATCAGTCTATTATAGCATTTAAATCAACTAAAAGTACTTAGTTGGCCTAGGTCGTTTAAAGTAATTGGTCTCTCTTTTGGGTAAGAATTTGGTGGGGTATTTTTACCAGAACCAGGGGTGTCAGTTAAGAATATAACAACATTGTGTCTTTCCCCACTAATTATCTCAAAAACCTCGTGAGGAACTGATTTGTTCCCCTCAAAAAATATTAAGGTGCCTTCTTCTGGCTTCAATATTAAATTTTGTAAAGGAAAGGATATCTCTCCGCCAGAGTATTCGTTTGGATTATTTAAATACAAAAGAGCAGATTTATCATTTTCAAAACCAGGCCGTCCTTTAAAGCTTTCAGTAGTTGAGTCTAAATAATAATTATCCATGTGTAATTTATTTTTAGATCCTGGCACCATTTTGTTGTAATGTATATTTCTTACAAAATATCTTGATCCATATTTATCTGAAATTGTCTTTGCAATACATGTGGCAAGCATGGTAACTAAATCTATTGCAATGTTGTAATTGCTATCAATTGTATATTCTGAAATTGGATTTCCGAGTTTTAAGTGATCTTCTGTTTGATTTTTTGAAAACCCGCCAAATACACCTGGATCTGGTGTTTCAACAGTATTTGGTCCAATTGTTTTGTATAAAAATTTTGCAGTATCTGAAGAAATATAACTTTTAATTATATTTATTTCTTGCATTATTTAACTTTGTTTCCAAATTTAGCCCAAATTCTTTCATGAATATAATACCCTATTGATTCCCACGCAATGTAAATTAAAGCCCCCAGGCTGGCATATTCCCATTCGCCAGTAAATAAATAAATTACTCCAGCAACGCCAATTAAATGAAAGGTTTCCCAACTTAATGTTTTTATTAAACTTTTTTTATTAGATTCCATTATATCCCCTTATATATTATTGTAGCATATTAATTAAGGTGAAATACTCTTACACAAAAAGCACATGGGTCTCCACCACTTTCCCATTGGTTCATTTCGTCATCATCCCATGGCGCTCCATCATGAGTGTCACAAAAAACATCTGATATCCAGCCTTGATCATATCCATATTTAATCCATTCGTCAAAATCTATAGCCATTGTTTAAGCTCCTCAACTACAAAATGTTTAGGTTTAGCGCCAACAATTCTTTTAACCTCTTTGCCGTTTTCAAAAACTATGGTAGTTGGAACTGATGTTATTTGATATTTGCTTGATTGAATTGGATTTAAATCAATATCTATTTTTGCAATCCATACGGCATATTCTTTAGAGATTTCATCTAAGATTGGGGAAAACATTTTACATGGTCTGCACCATTCTGCCCAAAAATCAACAACTAAAACATTGTGCTGTTGTAAATGAGAGTCTAAATTATCATCAGTTGCTAGTATCATTTTTCTCCTTATGTGTTGGCCAAAAATAGTTACATGTATCACAACATACATACCCTATGTTTCTGTAGTCTGCAAACTCTGAATAAAACCAATAATGATCTGGATCTTTTTCGTAGAGCCTCCCCTTGTGGCTGTAATGTAACTCTTCTAGTTCTAACCACCAAGGCTTGTCTGATTCAACTCCCCAAAAATTATCCCAATATACTTTAATAAACTGATCTCTAGTATTATCCTTATACCCTCTTCTAATTACTTCTTTAATAATTGACTCGTTATAAAGTAGTAACCAGTCTTCGTGGCCATCCCACATTCTTACTGCTGGGTGATTAGACCAAGCCCCTGATTCATATAACCCAGCTAAAGATTTTAATATTTGAAAATTTTCAATTCGCTGTTTCATCAATCTTTTTGAATCTAAACTTTGTGCAATAAGATCAAAGTCCGACTCTGGTAAAAATGTCTGCATTATTTCCCGCCCTCTCTATTCGCAAACTTAAACCACGCACTAGCAGTATACCTATTTTTGCCAAAAACTTCAAGCACCTCGTGATAATAGTTTTCATTTCCTGGAAAAGAAATCGTACTATTTGCAATTGGTTTTATTTTTAAATTATGTTGAGGAAAATGTAGCTCTCCCCCGTCATAATCATCATTTAAATAATAAATAATTGAAAGGTTAAAATCTGACATAATTTCTTCATCGTAGTGAGCGTTCATGTGTATATTTTTTTTCCATTTATTTATAAACATTGAATTTGATCCTTCGTCTTCTATCCGATGCTCAAACTCAACTCCATATTTTTTTTCTATTTGTTCTTTTACGGAAGTAAAAATATTTTGTAAAATATTTTTTATTTCATCTGGAAGATCTTTTTGATATTGCTTATATATATTTTTTTCTATCTCTAATTCTTCTAAAGTTTTTTCTTTAGTTCCTTGATAATCAAAATCTGCGGTTTCCACAAAATTCAACAACTTAATTCTATCAAACTCATTTAAAATATCTGTATGTATCATTATGTTATCGGTGGAACCATCAAATTTAAACATCAGATTTTAACTCTTCCGCTGCAGCATTAAACTTATTCATAAAGTTTTGAATGATAAATATCGTAGTCTCATTAGCATTATTTGCTAAGGCTTTTGAGGACTCCTCTGTTTTATCTTCCTCTGGAATAGCGTTATACCATTTCTGGTATAACTCTATCGCAAGGTCTCTTATAATCTCTTCTAAGACTGTTAAATTAGCCATTAATAGATGCTCCAATGTTTATTAAGCCTGGGAAGGATCCTTGTCTTCCCCGAACCGTTGTTGATGTACGATAAACTAAATCAAATTGTTCTGTAAATGAAAGTCCTGGCTTAGCACTTTTTATTGCAATCCATTGTGCTGCAGCAATTTGAGTAGAAGCCGAAGTTCCAGCAGCATTTGCTTTAGCCCCGCCAGGAAGAATTGCAGTCGTATTACCAAGCGCAAACAACATTTTTAAATTTTTGTCTACATTTGAATACATGGCAATATCATTTTGTTGATCTGTCGCAGACACTGGAATGGCGCCAGCCTCACATGCTGGCCAATCAACTCTATTATAATCTCTATCATTTCCAGATGAAACAAAGAAAGGTACGTTCATAGAAGAAAGAGTCTTAATATTGTTGTTCACTCTTGCATTAACTGGACAGTAATTCTGTCTAGACATCAGATTGTGGTGGCTTTGTGCGCTTGCAACTGCTTGAATATTGTATTTGTCTTTATTATCAATAACCCATTTTAACGCATTTTCTACAGATCTTGGGCCAGCAAGTTGCCTACTGCCAGATTTAGTATTACCAATAATTCTAATAAAAACAATTTTCATATTTGGGTTAGCATTAACAGCAATTGAAGCCATTTGTGTCCCGTGATTAAAATCTCTAGTTACCATAAAATTAAGAGGGATAACTGAGGCTCCAGGGCCCTCCATGAAAGACGTCCCATTTGGACAGGAATTCCATTCGAGGACACAAACCTCTTGGGCTATCCTATCTTGAAAAATAGGGAGTGATGTATCCAATGCTGTGTCGAGAATAGCTAAAGCTGGTTGCGCTACTGCATCTTGATTTTTAATCGCTGCATTCGCTGTTGTTGGAATAATTAATAGTAATGATAAAACCGCCAAAATAATTTTTTTATTCATGATGTTATTCTACTAAATTAGGGTTAGTCTGTCAATCGTTTTTTGGAAAATTATCTAGATACCACTTATCTGCATCTAATGTAGGATAAGTAGATTTATTTAGCTGAATTAAGTAATTGACTAACTGGGTCAATTCATGCATTTCATATTGCATTCTAACGAAATCAAGTTCTAACAACCTAAGTCTTTCAGACTTTCTCATTCTGATTCCTCTCGATCTACTGGAGTAGGCGCTGTTGCCAAACTACCACAATTTGCACATTCCATATCCAAAAAATAAGTAGATATTTGATAATCTTCGAATGAAGCTTTTAGGTTCCAAATGCTACACCCACATATACAAATGTGTGTTGGGGTTCCTCTTAAATCTACTGCATTTTCATAAGTTGGGGGATCATAAAAATCTTGTGGCTCTTCTAATCTATCTACATAGTAGAGCCCAACTTTATATCTAGAAAACAAGGCTTTTAAAACATCGAACAAAACAAACATTAATGCGAAAACCCCTAGCCCTTTTAAGATCTTCATAAGTACATTATACTCTATACTTGAATATATGTAAATGGTGAAGAAACGCTCATTGAAAATTCTGAAGCTGCCTCAAGAGCCAGTTTTAATCTTGTCTTGGGATTCTTTATGTTTTTAGTAGCAAACAAAGCTCCTAGAGCAAAAGCTCCGCCGCTTCCCTCTGCCATGTAGTTAAAGTTATTTTCTGCAACATGGAAATCCTCATCAATTGTAAAAAGTCTTCCTTCTACTCCAACTAAAAATATTCCGCCAACATCGCCATCTTCGTTAGGCCCAAAATTTCCGTAACCATTTTCCTTAAAAGCCTCTTTGACAGAGTCAATAAATTTAGTTCTCATGAACTTATCTAATCCATTATTAGTTTTTGTAGGAGTATATTTTGGTGGGAGCCAATTATATTGTAAAATTTGTCCCATTCTGAAACTATCAGTAAATGCGATTCCGTATTGTCCAACCTTAAATACTTTTGGATCTTTTCTGACTAAAATCCATCCGCTTTTTTCATCTGAAGCGGCATGATCGGCAGCCATATGGACTACCCCATTTTGAGCTATGGCTACAACACAAGTCATACCATACAGTATACTAAATATAAATTCGAAGTGCTAGTACTCAATTGTTTGATTAATTAAAGATAATTTAACCAAGGTTTCTTCTAGCTCAGCTTTTACGGAAATTAATTCTTGAATAGTAGTATAATATTTATTTTTCCACTCATCTAAATCTTTTTCTAATTTATATAATTTAATTTGAAGATCTTTTAATTCAAGTTTTAATTCGTCTTGTTCTTTTTCTGCCTTACGAACTTTTTCTCTTTTTTGCTCCTGATAATAGGACAACAAAGATACACCAAATCCGCTTAAAACGGCGGAAATTAGCGTTAATGCTATTACGGAACTATTATTCATTATATGAATATTATACCGTAATTTATTTAATTAATTAAATTAATAGCTCTGAAGCGGAAATTTCTTCGCCAATATATCTCTTTTTTAATACAAAATCCTTAACAGAATCCGCACCGTTTTGCCTTCCAGCAATGATTACAGCCCACCTTGGTTCAAATTTAGATTCAATGCAGGTTTCACACATTAATAGATTAATAGAAAGCAAGGAAGACTTTTTTACATTTAACTTATTCTTAGTCTTATTACATGAATAACACAATATTTTTTCCACTATTCTGTTACCTCTCTGCTACATTCCGTAGCAATAAAAAATCTTACTGGATCAAATCTCCAATTATCCATAGAAAAAATTTTAGCAATTTCCTTTATTAGTTTTGCGTAAGAGTCTTCTTCAAGTTGCCCTTTAATGCTTAAAAGAATTTTTGCTATTTTATAATACTGTTCTCTAACAAAAACACATTCACCTGCTGGAGGCCTCTTTAATATTTTTGTAAAAACATTACCGTTTGGCTCGTAGAGTGAAACAGTTAAATATTCTTTTGCAAATCCCCAATCAGTGTATGAATTATAACCATTTACTGCGTCTAAACAATTATTAAATATATAGACAGATCTTTCTGGAGTTTCGCCATCTCTAGCAATTGTTAACATATAATTGTTTTCTGGATTTTCTTTATATTTTTTAATTGTTTCAACCTGTGTATTAACAAAATACTCCACTATTCGGATTCCTCTACATGTTCAAATACAATTTCGTCAACTATTGTAAAATCTTGGTTGTCCAAAAGCTCTTCCTTTTCTACTCCATCTTTAATATATTTTACCACAGATCCATAAACTCCGAGCGTTTCAACTGTTCCGTAACATTGTTCTTCATGAATTACAACAACTGCTATCCTGTCATAATACTCTTTGCTCATTTTGCACCTTCCAGTTCACATCTTACGCCGTAAGACTCTATAGTATTTTTTATCATCTCAATATATTCAATTACTTTTACTCTATGTGATCCATCATATTTTGCAAAATTGCTTTCGTATAATCTTATAGCTAAAAATTCTGGATATTTAACTATATCCATTTTTAAATCTGGCACAGGACACCTTAATTCTCTTACTCTTTTAGCCATTTCTTTTGTATAAAAAACTGGCTTGTTTGGCTCACCAGTCCATTGGTTTATGCCATATTTAAAATGATTATCCATTTTTCTTTCTTATTCTTTTCCATATATCTGGTGTTTTGTGAAGATTCTTAGTTTTATCTACAGATCCAGAGTTTAAATAAACTCCACCCCACACCCCATATTCATTATTTTCTATACCAGACTGATAGCAAAGTTTAGAAACTGGGCATCCTAAGCATGCCTCATCTACATTTCTAGCTATATTTTGATCAATTTCATATTTATCAAAAAATAGATTTGTATCCATTCCCTTACATACTGCTATGTCATACCAATTAAAATCTTCTTTATCTATACCTAAACTATCTAAAATGTTTGACATACTTTAATGGCAACTTCCATATCCCAGTTTCATCAACAGAAATTTTTTCTGCTGTTCCCCATGCACTTTCTCTAAACATTCCGTTAATACTGGTAAAACCATTTGGATTTTTCTTCCAAATTATTAAATCATAATTATTCCAAAAACTGTGTTGGTTATTAGACTTAGATTTGTCTATAAAAACCTCTACACCCTTTAGTGTAAGATGAAGCAATTTTTTCTCCGAACTTTATAGCTGGCCCACCTGGACTCGAACCAGGAACCTATGAGTTAACAGCTCACCGCTCTGCCTATTGAGCTATGGGCCATTACAACTCAATAAGTATAATTATACATTATTAAACAGGTTGATGTCAACGAAGCTTAAATTTTCTTTTTGCAAAAGAAACTGGGTCTAATTTGCCAGTCCATAAAGTTTTTTCTACCTTTTCTACTGGAACACAATTAGGAACCATTCTTCCGCCTTTTTCTTTCATGCCAACCTGCTTGTATCCAGTCCAACATTTTTGCATTTCGTTGTCCCATTTATCTTCATCTTCATTATCTGATTTATAAATTTCATTTTTATTTTCTGACTCAAGGTCGGTCTGACCATCCATTTTTTCAAAATCTTGATCGTCTTCTATTTCAATTACTGTATCTATTGGATTCATAATGTCATCTAATAAATCTGCTAACTCTAGTGCTAAACTGTCTTCGTTTACAAAAGATTTTTTCATGTTCTTTTCTCTTTCAACAATTTTTCTAGACCAAGAAAATCCAGCATCTCCACCCCAAGCATCCCACATAATTCTTCCATTAGACGGATTTGATGTGTTGTAGAAATCTTTTCCCTTTTTGTCTACTTCATGTCTTGAAAAGAAAGAATACATGCGCTTAACTGTAGAAAGACTTAATGTTTCTCCACGAGCTAACTGTCCAGCTCTTGTCCAACCAACTGCAGTTCCAGCTCCCTTTGCCTTACCTTCTTCTTTCCATCTAATTGCTCTTTTTGCCGCTGACTTCATTCCAGAAGTAGGCTTGTATCCTTCTTTTGCCATTATTTCTCCTTAATACTATTAATTTTAATGCTCTTAATTTCATCGTCTACGCTAAAAATATCACTAACATACTCTGAAGCATCATCTTCATTGAACGCCTGAATTTCTATTTCTACGTCTAGCTTAATTTTATAGGTGTTCACTAAATAATTATAGCATAAAATAAGGCGACGCCAGAAGCGTCGCCTTAAATATAGGTTTTATTTCTTTACCCCTTTTTTGTCAACGGCATTAAAAGCTTCATTAATTTCTTCTAATGAAAGCTTACCGTCGTCAAGGAACGAACGTGCTAATTTTTCTACAACGGTAGCAACTCCAAGACCGCCAGCAAGCATTACTGCCTTCATTGTATCAATTCCAACAACGGCCCCAGCTCCAATTACGGATAGTCCAGATGCTGCAAAAACTGCTACGATACGCATTATTACATTAACCATGCCTTGCATTTTAGTCCTCCTTTTTATTTCTTATTCTTAAAGTAACAATCCAAACAATTGTTGACCAAACAATTGCCCATCCAACTATTGTTCTGGCTGCTCCAGTAAGTGTTAGCCATGCGATAAAGAATCCAAGTAGTGTGAATGTTTGATTCATTATTTCAATAAATGAATCCCTTATCCATGCAAAAAATCCTTTTATCATTTTAATTACTAGTTTCATTAGATCCTCCTCGCTGATAATATATTTGCGACAGCATTCATAACTTGAGAAACTATAATTACAGGAATAATTACTTCCTGAGCTTTTTCTCTTTGATCATCTGTCATGTCCGACCCAAGGCTAGCTAAAGCTTCTCCTGGATTAGAAAGTAAATCTGAAGTAAATTGAGCTAATTCTTGTAAGCTCTCACCAACTGCAGCAGCAGCTGCACCTGGGTCTGTAAACGCTTCTGTAAGTCCTGAAATAATTTGTTCTGCTTGAACCTCTGTTGCTGCATCAGCAAGTGTGTATGGCATAGGGGAATTTGCATTAGCCTCCGCTCTTTGATTAAATTGTTCTACTGCTTGTGCAATTACTGGATCAGATTTAATTAATTCTGCCAATAATTTTACATCTTCCTTTGATAAATCAGTTTCTTTAATTACTTCAATTAATTGTTCTGTTTCTTTTTTAGATAATCCGCTATCTTCTAATATATTTGCTATAATTATTTCATCTTTAGAAAGGTTTTCAGTTGGAAGATTTTCTTGAACATCTTGGTCCTGGACATCATTTATGGTCTCTTGAGGATCTTGTGTCTCTGTATTATCTTCAACAGGGACTTCTGGCTCAGGAGGTAGGACTTCAGTCTGATCTGGCTCTACTGGAACAGGTTCTGGATTTGGTACATCATCGACTGGGGGATTCTGTTCATCGATTGGAGTTTCATCAATTGGTGTTTCTGGTTCAACAGGAATTGTTGAATCCTGATTTGGATCAGGATCTTGTTCTGGTTCGGGAGCTGGCGGAACAACGGGATCGGGATTTGGAATTACTGGTGGCTGGACTGGTACGGGAGGAGGCTCTGGTGTCGGAGGTTGAACTGGTGGAGTGGGATTGGGTTCTGGTGCAGGAGGAGGCTCTGGAGTCGGAGGTTGCTGAGGTGAAGGCTCGGGAGTTGGAGTTGGTGTTGGAGACGGCTCGACAGGAGCGGGAGAAGTTGGAGTGGGCGAAGGCTCCGTGGGAGTTGGAGATGGGCTCGGGGTGGGTTCAGGAGCGTTCTTAAAAGTAATAGAAAGTATTAATATTTTACCAACTCCTGGAACTGGATCTGTAAAGTTAGCATTTGTAGCAGATATATTTGCTGTAGCTAAATTTGTAAATTGTTCTGTAAGCTGACTAGAAACATTAATACCTTGAGAGCCATCATTTGGGTGCCCATACCAACCAATGATTTGATCTATTAGTTTACCTTCTGGTGCATTTATAACTATAGAATCATTTTCATTTATTGTATGTTGTGGAGTAAATGGTAGTGGTGATGGAATATATAAAGTTACTACATTAGAATCTTGAGAATAAGTTGACAAACTATCATTGTCTGCTCTTATTTTAAACTGATACTCTTTACCAGTTCCGTCAGTAGTAATTACGCTATATGGAATTGTTATAGATGTATTTAATGCTGTTTCGCTTCCAACATTACCAGTTGCTACCCCCCACCCATTAGTTGTAAAATTTGTTGTAGACCAGCTGATTGCGTATCTTTCTACTGCTGTATTTGCTTGAGTTGGAACAGGTGCAGTCCAAGATAAAGTTATATTTTCTGATTGTGTGCTTAAAGACAAACCTGTGGGAGGATTTAAAGATGGTGGAAGTGGGGGAGTTGGTTCTGTCAAATAAAAAACTGTGGACGGAACAATTTGATCCCCAGAACCATCGTTCCAATATAACCAAACATTTGCCCCACCGCCATTTTCATAAAACCATAAAGTGAATGGATATGGGGTATTTGCTTGTAAAGTAACTGGCTGACTTATACTTCCGCCGCCACCTTTGTCATACCAGTCATTAATTAAAACTATATTATTAAAAGTAAAATGTATACCATCATCGCCAGGAGCATAAAAGTTTACTGTCTTTGTTACTGGAGACATAATATAACCAGTAAATTTAACTTCTACATCTTCATATCTATTACTAAGTACTGGTCCACCACCCCAGTTAAAATCTATTGTAGATACTGTTGTGGTATTAATTAACACATTTTGATAGCATGGTCTAGGTGGAGCATTGTTCCATCCTGCACAATTGTATACTTGTGCTGTTATGCCATTCTCATTAGTAGCCGCTGCCGACTCTACAAAACCAAAAAAGGATGACCCAAAGATCACCCCTAGGACGGCAACTATGCGAAAAAGTTTTTTCAACCTCTTTCTCCCAATGTTTTATAACTTATTTATAAAACATTGAAATTATAGCATGTTTTAAAGCCTAATTTATTTTAGTTAACTACTTATTATCTGTCTTGTAGAATCCAGTTCCTTTAAACTGTATTCCAACTGATCCATAAGATCTTGTAGTAGCGTAACCGCAAGATAGGCATCTGGGAACAACTTCTTCGTCGTGAAAACCCCTAGTTACCTCTAATGATTTATCGCATGTCACACATACATACTCATATACTGGCATTTTTATTTTCCTCATTTTTGTTAACTGGAATATCAAAAATTATGGTTGCTCTGGGCTCAAAAATTACAGCTTGATGTATTATACCCGTTGGTATATAAATAACATCTCCAGGAGATAAAATATATTTTTCATATTTTAATCCTCTAAAGTCTATGGGCTCTCCAAAATTACATGGAACGTCTTCATAGATTCTATACTCCACGCTTCCAATACATTGCCAAGAAATCACATCTTGTGGATCTTTGTGTGCACTATAAAGGGCTTCTTTGCCAACAAAATTTATTAAGGCTTTTGCATACCATTCTTTTTTTTCTTTAAATAAATATTTTTCTGCATTTTTAATTTCTTGAAAAAATGTTTTTTTATTTAAAAATGTTGCAACATTCCAAAACTGTGGATCAAATTTATTGTACATAAAAATGTCAGTACATTTATCTTCTTTAAAAACAAACTCGTCTTTTGATCCGTGTATAAAATCTTCATGTGGATTATTAAATTTATAATCCAAAGCACGAATAAAGTCTTCCCAGTGTGGCACTATTGGTAAAACATTTTTTTTGTATTCTACCACATTCATTAATATCCTTAATATAAAAGCATGGCGCGATGCGCCATGCTTTATTTTATTTATTTCTTTTTAGGAGCAGATTTTTTAGCTGGAGTTTTAGCTGGTGCTTTCTTAGCAGCAGGTTTTGCTGGTGCAGCAGCTTTTACTTCCTTCTTTTTTACTGGAGTGCCAAATGCTGGTCTGCCGAATCCAACAATTGCAACTGGCTTGCTTGGCATAACCTTAGATCCGTTTTTCTTCTTGTATGCTCGACGCTGTAGGCAAACCTCTCCGCCATTTCTTTGATCTCCAGCCTTTGCCTTTGTTGTGTTTCCTTCAATGACCATGACTGTTCCATCGCCGTTGTCTTTTACAACAATTCCAACGTGTGAAATTCTATCTACGCCATCATTTGGAAAATCAAAATAAGCAATGTCTCCTGGTTGTGGGGTTGCCTCTTCTGCCTTTTGCCATGTTCCAGCCTTCATAAATGCTTGTGCCCCCGCTGGAGTATAAACAGTATTTGGCATTTTTACTTGTGCTTCATTTGCACACCACATGACAAAGCTTCCACACCATGGCTGGAAATTTGATCCAGTAAATGCGCCAAACTTTGTCTCGTTGTCTTTTGGACCCTCGACATATCCTTCTTCCGCTAAAGCAATTTCTACTAGTTTTGCTGCAGAACCTGGTACTGCTGTCATTATTCTCCTTGATTATTTATAATAGTTTTTAAAGATGAAACCATTTTCCATCTAAATTTTTCATGCACGGCAATTCTATCTGCAAAAAAGTTTGCCACTCCTTGCTCGCCAGCAATGTTTGCCATATTAAATGCATTCTTTAGGTCTTCAATAATTCTTTCATTAGAAACTACCAAAGACTTTAGCATGTCTGTTGGATTATTAGTATTTCCTAGATCGTACTTTACATTAGAAGTCATAACAGCTTTTGCAGCATCAAAATCTGCATACTGTCCAAAAATTCTAATCCATTCAGCATATCCATCTATAGAATTCCATGCATCGTTATATATTTCTGAGAAAAAATCATGGAACTGATTAAAAAGAATTCCTTCCGTGTTCCAGTGATATCCATGTGCCTTTGTGTAGTAAACAAAAGCATTGGCTTGAAGTAATCTTAATTGTTGAATCAGCGTTTCCATTGATCCCTCCTTAAATGTTTATAATCATTATACCATTTATATATTTTGAGCCCCCAGAGGGATTTGAACCCCCGACCTACGCATTACAAGTGCGTTGCTCTACCTCTGAGCTATGAAGGCGTTGCGCCTTTGGCAGGAATCGAACCTGCGACCTAATGCTTAGAAGGCATCCGCTCTGTCCCCTGAGCTACAAAGGCGTGTATTTATTTTTTACTATTTTTAGATTCTGAAGCATATAATGCTTTTAAATGTGCCAATGCTCTAGATTTGCTTGGATGGCAACCAACTAATTCGTTAGTTCCTTCTTTTACAACAGCAAATCCTTTGCAACCAGCCGCATTTTGTTTTATTTGCCAAGGCATCTAGTCTTCCTCTCCTGGAAATTGAAACAATCCATACTCTTCAGCCAAAGATATCCCTTCGTCTGTTAATTCAAATGTTGCCTCTAATTCCTCATTATATGAGACAGACAATAATCCTTTTTCGTAAAGATCCATGAGCATTTCATCAACATTTTGTTGATGCGCCTTCCATAAAAGAGGAGCCACCTCTTTTGCCTTTTTTGTTATTCTAAACATAAACTCTCCATTTTCGTCTATGCCAGTTAATTCTACAGCGCCCACTTCAAGGTAGTATTCTAGATCCTCTGATTCCATAACTTCTCCTCAATGTAATTATACAATAATTTAAGAAAATTCTCTAACTATCTCGTCTAATATCTTTTTATTAAATTCTTGTTTTAAATGATCTAATTTAAAGTTTATAAATCTTGGATCTAAACAATCTATGCACTCATGGCACTCAAAAGACTCGTCTAGCCGATCTACTCCTAAAATATCTTCTGTGCTTATTGGTTCTTTTAATCCAAATTCTTTCAAATATTTTCTTAAAAAATATTTATATTCTTTATGATATGGAAATCTGGATTGAAAATCGTAATTCGGGTTACCAGATCCTAATGGGTTAATAAATTGTGGAATTGGTTCTATAAATTGCAATTTGTATCCTTCAAAAAAATTTAAAGTTTTTTCAATATAATTTTTTATTACAACTTCTGTATTTTTTTGATGAGGTAAATGTGCTTTTATGTCAATATACCCAAAAAATGGAAAAACTGTAAAATCTTTTGTAATTGTTTTTTTAATACAGGGATATTCCCCTCTGGTATATGAACATGAATAAGCGGAACCTCCCCTATGACCAGAAAAATAAACATCAACTGGCAAATTTTTTGATTTAGTAACATGAAACATTACGCAATCTGAATGATAATTAAAACTATCATCATGTTGAAAAATTTCACTATCTGGTTTCCATGTGCATCCGTCTACATGATCTTGTCCTTCTAACCCTATAGAATTTCTTAATCTAAATGTATGACTATCTCCTATAATATATAACATTAATAACCTCTTTCTTAAAGTTCAATTAGTTTTCCATTGTATGATTTGTCTGCATTTAAAATAATTTTTGAAATATTTTTTCTTATATCGTCTGTTATTGTAGGTGGAGATATACAAAAAATAGCTTGTTCATTTTTTGCATATAACGAAAAAGATCTCGCAAAAGATTGTATAGCTCCCTTTACTGCAGATAAATTAAAATCTTCATAAGGTACATTTGCAACTAAAGAAGAAATTAAAATTAAATGTCCGTCCTCGTCTAAAAAATTAAATAAATTATAAACAAGATATATATAATTAAACAAATACGAATCATAGTAAATTTTAATTTTTTTAAAGTCTAAATTTAAATAATCTGAAGGGAAAGCATTTCCAGATAAAATAATTATTTTTTTATATTTATTGTTTGCCTTGTTTATAAAATTATCTATAGATTCTTTATTTTCTAAATCCAAATATTGCCAATTGTATTTTGAGTTTATTTTAAACCTATTTCTATAACTTACCAGGGATATTAAATAATTTTTTTCCTCTAAGTCTTTACTTAAAAAATTAAAAATACTACTGGTCCCTCCAACTACTAAAACATTTTTCATAAAATCCTTTCAATTAATTGTACACCAGGTAGGACTTGAACCTACGATAACCGAATTATGAGTTCGGGGCCTTGACCAACTTGGCTACTGGTGCAAGACCTAAATTATAGCGTTCCATCTTGATTTTTGTCAATAGATTCTTCTACAATTTGCTGCACATATTCAGAAAAGTGTTTTCTAATACTACCAGCTGGTCTTGCTCCAATTAGTTTCCATAATCTTGTATATTCCATTATATTTGCAAAAGTTGTTGGACATACTTGTATTCCGTTATATTCTTTTAATATTGTAGGCAATGGAACATGTTTTCCACAACACTTACATTCTTTTGCTTTTTCTTGATAAATGCTCATAATATCATCATGTTTTCTATTGAATCTTTTAAATGCTCTGGCATTCTTGGTGGCCTAATCATATTTTGCACATGCTCCTGCTCTCCATCTGGTTCTATTAAATCATTATCTTCAATTAAAGATTCATATGTATGAATTTTAATTTCATTATTTCCATCAAATCTAGATCTGCTTATTGCATTATAAATAGATCCACACACCGCATCCGCCAAGTCCTTGGAACCTTTTCTTGGGTGGTCTACTCTATCACGCATAATTTTTAACTGAAGTAATTCATCTATTAACAAGGGGATGTGCGGACCAATTAATCTTTCTTCTAAAACTACCATAGCCATATCGTCATAATGTTTTTTAGCAACAGATAAAATTTCTGTGTTAATGCCATATTGTTTTAATTGCTGCATCATGTCATGAGAATTCCATCTGTCAAAAGTACAAACCCTTATTTTAAATCCTTTTGTCCTTAAAGATAAAATATAGTCTTTGACTTCTGTAAAATCAACAGACTTATCAGCTGTAGGCGTCCAATATCTTACAGCATCAATTTCAACAATTGGTGCTGGCTGAGAATATGTATCTGTTACTTTTACATTTACCCACTTTTGAACATGAGAAAGAGAAACCGCACAATGGTCATGTTTTTGTGCTAAGTCAACATGCATAAAATATTCTTTGTCTGGATCTGGAACAAACCAGTTTTCAAATCTTCCAAATTGATCTATTGCTAATGACGTATTTCTAAATGCTACCTCAATTTTTTCTCTTGATTTAAAAAATGCATCAATTGCTTCTGGTGGCATACACGCAAATCTGCCAAGGGCGTCTGAAGAATTTTTATAAAAAGAAACTTTAAAATCATCTATGCTTCTGGTTGGATTAACTTCCCAGGTAGGTCTTTTAAGAGCGTACACCTTTGGAACTGCATATGAAAGAATATGATCTTCTTCCCATTGAATTTCAAATTCGTTACCCTCTACCCCATCTGGTAAATCAATATCCATTTTAAATTTATGCGTTCTTATCACCGTTTCTTTTTCTGCAATTACTGAATCATAAAATTTTTGAATGGGATCATTTTTAAATCTTGGGAATGAAAGAAGAATAACCTTTCCAAAGTCGGGAAAACGAGAATCCACGGAGGCACGATACATATCATATATCGCATCTGCTGTTTTTGCTTGATCGTGTCCAGTTGTATTTTCTGTAGCAAATCCAGAAATTTCATCTAGAATAACAACAATTACGTTATATCCTTCCCATGCTTCACGCTCAGAGTGGCCAGAATGAACCGTTATTGCTTTATCAAATTTTATTTCTGAGGCTTTATCTGTATACTTACCAATAAACCATTCGGACTTTTCGATTCTTGTTTTAAATCCTTTAAAAAAAACATTATTTGCTTGCTGTGCGTTAATTGCAATATTTAAAATGTCTATTGCGTCTCCAGGGGGCTTTCCATAATATGATGCTGGATCTTTTAGACATAGGAGAAGATAAACTATATATGCAACTGCTATTGTAGAGCAATAATCTTTTCCAGAACCTTTACCTAACTGAGCAATTACCTCGCTTGTTGTTTGCTTAAATATTCTTTTTCCTTCTTCTTCACCAAACAATTTGATTAGCGTAGATTCTTTATAGATTTGAGAAGACTTTTCAATTAAAGTGTATTGGTATTCAGAAAGCGGTGGCAAAGATAGGTATCTTGGGTCGGTGACAAAGGTCCTTAGATCCACTGGTTTTTCATCAAACTCTTCGCCGTCCAATAAATCAATAAGGTCATCAAAATTAAGATCCATTAACTGGCACCTTAATTATTTTTCTTATATTGTTGCTATATGAGTATCTAACATCTGACAAAACTGGTTTTACTCCATGATAACAATGTTCTTCGGAGCTGTGTATAACTAAATCACCAGCATTTGGGTGATATTCTACATTTTGATTTGGATAATATATTTCTCCGCCATCAAAATTATTAAAATAAACAATAAGCCCATATACTGGAATTGATTCCTCTATAAAAGGCTCTCCGTCTTTATATTTTTTTGAATTTTCAACAATTTTATTAAATGAATATATATCTGAATGTAGAGGCCATGAAGCACCATTTAACATTCTTATAAAAGAAAAAGCATCTCCAACAAAAAGTTTACCTGTTGTTAAATTATTTAATCTATTTCTTAATATCCTTAAAGAAGTGGTCGGTTGTGTATGCCAGTAGACATCTCTTTCTTCTGATCCTACCATGGTCCAATCTTTTTCATCAAAAAACAAAATTTCTTTATTATAAGAATTTAAGTCTGTTTTGGATAAAAAATTTTTATAAACATATATGTCTTTTCCAAGTTGTACCATGTTTGAAACATCAAGCATCTTTTGCCTCTATAACAACAGCTTCTATAATACCAGTAATTTGAGAAAGTCTCTTTGCAACTTCCATTTTACATTTAGGGCAGGTTGCAGTAACTTCTTTTAATATCCTTACAAGAATTTCTTGTTTCTTTTCTGTTTCAGAAATTTGAGTAGCCAGCTCTACATTGTCTAAAATTCCTACTTCTTGGAGCATTCCAATTCTTTTAGACTCTATGTCTGCAATTAATTTTAATGCTGTGGCTTTAACATTAAGTTGACCAGCTTGGTCGGCATCCTCTACTGTTTTCCAGGCTTCTTTAATTAACATTGCGTAATGCTGATCGGCACCACTTATTGCTTCTTTAGCCCTATCTTTGGCACCAGAATCATTTCTTACAACATTTTTCCACTCTTCAATATGTTCAAGAACTTCTGCTCTTTTGAATCCAGTTATAGTTGCTATTTGTGTTGGGTTGTTCCCCTTTAATAATTCTTCAACAACCTTGTTCATCCGATCAAAATGGTCTGCTAACTCAATTTCTGCCATAATCATCTTCCAGGCGCTCTATATCGCCCTCATCTAAAAAATCTCCAGTCTGAACCTCTATTAATTCTACTGGAAGATTGCCAGCCTCTAGTCTGTGGGAAACGCCTACTGGGATGTCAATACTTTGTCCTGGAGCCATGACCTGTGGATGCCCGTTTAAGGTCACCAGAGGGCATCCTGAGACGATAAACCAATGCTCCGAACGATGTTTGTGCCTTTGATATGAAATGCGTCTCTTAGGCTCTATATAAAGCTTTTTAACCTGATACCCGTTAGACGAATATAAAACTTCGTAGTATCCCCACGGTCTTGTTTCTATCATAACCACATTATACTTTTAGTCAACTAAAATGTCAATTTGAATTGGCTATTTTTAATAAAATTAAATATCCAATTAGATCATCTATATCATTATCTCCAGGAAATCCCTGGGCATTTTTTATCCTATTTAACTTATCATCAATTCTTACTTTTAATTGCTCAATAGAGTCTGCTTGTGAAAATAATCTAATTGGGCTTAACGCCGAATCTCCATAAGATATATTTTTTAAAACTAAATTATGTGATATTTCATGACACATATTTACAATTTTATATCCTGATGGGGCGCCGCTGGCAAGGGTCAATAGGTCATTACACGAAAAATATTTTGCATCTTCAAATACTGGTTTTAACATTAGTCCTCCCATTTAATTTTTGCTATATCTTCATGTATACTATAAGGAATCTGTTTTATCCATTGATCATATCCTTCGTGCCAATTTTGACTTCCATATAAATGCTGCACTGCTTCATTATGAAAAATTCTCCAATTTTCAGATCCGTAAGAATAAAATTTATATTCTTTTGCTTTGGGAAGTTCTAATTGTATCTTATCCATTTCAGTTAGTCTAGTATGTTCTGGAATATTTAAAGCATCCCTAATGCCTTTCGTCCAAACTGCTGGCCCAGTAAGTTTATGAACAAAATGGTCCTCTGAATAATCTGGATTTTTAAATCCTTCTTTAATATTTTTTAAAACAGACTCAATTACTGGATGCTTTGGTGAAGCCGCAAATGTCCATTGGCAGAGGTGTACATCATTTTCTGGACATATAATCATGTCATAATCTTCTTTCATCCACGAAGATATTGGTTTTAGGCATAACGTATCTAAATCTGTATATACTCCTCCATAAACATATATAATCATGTACCTCCATAAATCTCCACGCATTACTCCAAGAGGTACATTGACAAATATGTTAAACCACTCCTCATCAAAGTTTTCTCTAATAAATTTAGCAGCATCCATATCGCTCATATATCTATATTCATACTCAGGATTTAATTCTTGCCAGGTTCTTGCAACATTTTTCATATATGGACGAAGATCATCATAATCGCATTTATATGTTTGCCAAATTATTTTAGGAATCACCGTTAATCCTTTCATATATATCACTACAAACAAACCAGCTATCCCATTTAGAAAAATCTTCTAAAATTTTTACATATCCTTTTGATTCTAATAATTTATCTATATTTTCTTTGTTTGAAGTATAATTATGCTCAATTGTTATAAAGTTAAACTTTCTTGAAAAACTATAAGAGTTTAAAATTATAAATTCTGAACCTTCTGTATCAACCGACATATAGTCTACAGTTTCTGGAGCATTATATTTATTTAATAAATCATCTAAAGAAATAGTGTCTACCTCATATGCAACATTATCATTTCTTCTAGCGCTCGAATGCCCATCTTGTTCTGCATATTCAGCAAGTCCTGACAAGCCCTTGCCACCATTTAATTCCCAAAATAACATTTTTTTATTGCTTGTGTCCGCAACACATTTTTCTTCTATAAAACACCTTCTATTATTTTTTAAACTTTGCACCCATCCAATCGCAGGTTCAGCTAATATACCATTCCAATTATATAGTTTTTCTAGCATATAAGTATTGCTGCAATCAAGCCCATCTGATGCCCCAAATTCTACAAAAAACCCTGGGCTATTCCCTTTAATAAATAGCGCAAAAAGATCTTGTTTATTTTGCGAGTACGGAAAATTATAATATTGGTAAAAATCTTCAAATTTTTTTAAAATCATCTTTTTTTCATCAATCCAAAATGCTCTAAATACCTATTAATTGTCATAGCTGAAACGCCACACATCTTGGCTATCTCTGTAACACTTTTCTTTTCAGCTAAATATTTTTTAAATAGCCATTCTCTGCTTTGATATAACTTCATCTTTGAGTTAACACCGTATTCGAATAATGTGCAATGCCGAATGCATCTGCAACATCAAAATCATCTAACTGCAAATTATATTTTTTATTAAAATAATCTACAGTTCTTTGTTTTCTGATTTCACGCATTTTATTTTTATACCATGAATCAGCATGTCCTGGATTTTCAAACCTAAGTTTGTCTTTCTCCATTTTTGTTGGGTTTTTATTTCCAATGTGAGCTTGCCAAGAAGTAGGAGATATAGTAATAACACTAGCACCACTAGACATAAGCTCAGCAATGACGACACCGTAAACATATGATAATTTTATCACAGCATCTGGTGATCTGACAAGTACCGCACCTTCTACAACAATGTAGTCTGATTTAAGTTCCATGAGCATGGCAGACATTTTAATTTTTGCGTCATATATTTTTTGATATATATCTGAACCAATTAATTCAATCTTGCCCCATTTTATTGGTTTATCATTTTCCATTAAACAAAAAGCTATTGAATTAGTAGATGCGTCTATTCCTAAAACTCTATGAGCTTTTGTTTTAACTAAATCAACTAATTTCATTTATCATGTCCAAAAGTTTATTTTTTTGTTTAATATTAGTTTTTTTATTACATGTAGAACATATATTAGATTGGTTATATCTGCTTAATTTAGTCTTACATTTTTTACACTGTCTAATTGCGCCATTTCTAATAGCTTTTTTCTCATAATATTTTTCCATTATTCTTTTGTTAGTAGCAACTCTGCAGCATTCGTCAGAACAATACTTTTGATTATGAGTCTTTGGCTCAAATTCTGTAGCACACTCCTTGTTATAACAAATCAATTTTTAAATACCTCTAGTGGCTCTATTTGTACTGTTCCAGTCTCCATAGACCAACAAGCTTTTTTGGCTGGACAATACTTGCAAACCGAACTTGATTTTGTATACGGCCTCATTGGGAGGTCGCCTTCTTTAAAGTTGTCCCAGACCTCGCACATCCAAATAAATGTATCCTCAATAATCTTTTTATTTCTTGCATTCATTTGAATTGGAATAATTAATACTTCTTGAGTATTTTTATTTTCATACAAAAAGAAACCTTCTTTTACATTCATTAATTTCATATAAATTAAAAGTTGTATCAAATGGTTTGGCGATGGATCCATGGTGGCCTGTCTGGTGTCCCAAACCTCCTGCTTTGCAGTTTTGATTTCTCCGAGAACTTCGGTTCCATCCCAGTCTAAAACTAGATCTATAAATCCTCTTATTGGTGGGTATTCATTTTTAATTTCTTTTTCTTCTTCTTTTAAAATTCCAATACTACTAATTAATTTTTGTAATCTTTCATGAGCCTGTGTTCCCTGCATCATATTAGCCAAGGCTATTGAGTCTTGATCTTCTATAAACATAACCCCAGTAAATGCTAGATACCAATATCTTGGACAATTTCCTTTTCCATATCCGATAGTACTAGGGCTAAAGGAATGCTTTGTTGTTACCTGATCTTCTCTTTTTGTTGCTAGGTAAGCTTCATCTAGCATAGAGGCAAACTTTTGTGGATCAAAATCACCTGTAGATTTTTTAAATTTTAAATTACTTACAATTTCTCTTCCCATTATGAATTATATCGAACAACGTATTTGAGGGCATCAACTAGTTTGTCCAAAGCCTCCTTAACAGAGTAGTAAACATTCTTTTTATTATTATTGTCTGTTCCAGCCTTGTCCTTCATAATAGTAGAATATATTGAAGCTAGGACTGAAAATTTAGTAGACATTGCTTGCAATTCAATAATTAATTGTGGTGCTTTTGCGGCTGGGACGTCTGGGTTCATTAGTAATTTTACCACAATTGATAATACTTTGTCTAAATGTTCATCTTTCATAAATTCATGCAAATCATTAAACTCTGTAATTTCACTTATTAATTCTAAAGTGTTTTTATTTTCCAATTATATTTTCCTTCCGTCAATAAAGTTTATATTTTTTCTATCATTTATTTCCTTTAACTTTTTTTCATCAACATATTGTTCAAATTCCATATTTTTTATATTGCATAATCCTAATTTAAGATCTAAAGATGTTCTTATTGTATATCTTGGCCCACCAATTGGGTATCTTGCTGAATGGAAATATGGGAAAAAAGAAGGAAAAACAATTATGTCCCCAGCCTGTGGTTTATATGAAATTATTTTTTTGTCTAAATCTAAAAATTCTATTTCTCCATCATCATAATCATCATTTAAATAAAACATCATAGAAATTATATGTTCTGAATTTGTTTTTGTTGCATCTGTATGAAATGAAAGAAGCGGCCATTCTGAAGACTGATAATCATACTTAAAAAATGTAAGTTGTGAATGGTCTTCTGGATTGTTTAAAACACTCATTTTTTTTATTAATGAGAAGTCTGCTGGCCAAATTTTACTTTCTTGATAAGTATTTAAATAGTCTGACAATACATTATATTTTATATTAATAATTTTTTCTAAAATATGACATTCAATTTCCTGTTTTGATTTTTTTAAAATATTTTCTTTTTCTGAAAAATTTTTTATAATATTTTTGTTTAAAGAAACATGATGTCCCCATTCAGAAAATTTTTTTTGATTAAATTCAACGCTATATCCATGCATTACAGATCCCCTATATAAATTTTTAAATGTATGAAGGTACACGGAATCTAATATATTTTTGTATTCTTCTTCATGATTACACATAACTGTACAGTTATGAAAATATAATGATGAATCTAAAAGATCAATAATTTTTTTATCATAATTTAATAAATTTTTATAAACAACAACATGATCTAGCAATTCTTTTTTTATCATATCACTCTTCCATCCAAATAAATACTTTTTGATCTTTCTATAAACAAAGGCTCCTCGGGATTGTTTGGATTTACTTCATTTTCTCCTATAAAAATAATCTGTCTTGCATTTACTCCATCATTAACTCTTTCAATGACTTTTTCTTTTTCTATTTCAAGCCATTGTTCAACTCCCATCCGTGCAGAGCTTTCCAACCAATTTTTTGATCCAATAAATAACTTCGTTCCAAAAACTCTTATAAACATTTTATTGTCTCCAGAGTGTGCCGCTCTTGCTGCATGCCAATACGGTCTTCCTGAAGGGAATACGGTTATGTCTCCCCTCTTAGGCTTATATGTAATCATTTTTTTTTCATCTTCTATAAAAAAATCTATTTCTCCGCCTTCATAATTATCATTTAAATAAAATGTATAAGTCAATATTTGTTTTGGCCCTGGCCATTCCCATCTTTGTGAATGCCAATCAGTATGAACACCAATTGTAAATTCATTTTCTAAATTATTTTTATGTTCTAAAATTTCTATTCTTCCAAGATACAACCCATCTGGATCATTTATTAATCTAAAATTTTTACCAGCGTACTCTGGCCAAGGATGTGATTCGTATATGTCAAAATAATTATTGTGGACGTCTGTTAATTTTTTAGCAATTAAATTGCTGACCTCTAATTGTTTTTTACCAACGTCGTTTAAATTTTCATAATCTATATCCACTCCGCCTAAAAATGTAGTTTTTTCCCCAAATGTATACCACTTGGTCCATGTTGTAATTATTGTTCCATCTTTTCTATCAACAGAAGGATGTCCATGATAGTCATAATAAGAAGAATCAATTGGTTCTGAAGTAGGAATATGAGAGGTATCTTGTCTAGATTTTTTAATTGTATCAAAAATTAAATCTAATTCTTCTAAAGAAAATACATCTTTATAAATATGAACCTTGTCCATAATTTTAATATTTCTCATTTAAAAATCCTTTTATGTTTTACAAGATAGGGTCCTAGATCTGACTTTATTCTACTATCTTTGTCTATCCTTACTATTCTACCATTTTTTATAATAGTTCGATTTTGAGGATACTTCTTTTTCCTTTGACCACTAGACATTCTTTCCCTCCCGTTCTTCTAATAACTGCTCTAATAAAGACCATTCTATTACAGCTAATCTAGTTTTATTGTTGTCTTTGCCCAATATTAATTTAAGAACTGGGTATTTGTCTCTGTTTACCTTAAATGTATCTGTACAAATTTTTGCCCAAATAGATTGAGATATAGATATAGACTTTTCATATTCTTTATAGTCTACGACAAAATCTTTCCATTGTGCATCGCCTTTACTATAATCTCCTCTGCCACTATTTTTTTGCTGTTTTGCATTATCTCTTTTGGCTTCAGATCTCTCAGACATTATTGCACCTGAAATTTATTTTTGTGTTCATTCCCGCATTCCCAAATTAATATTTTTTCTACAGGATCCCATAATGCTCCTTCAACATCCAGGTCACAATATGCACATCCTCTTATGCCACCCAGCTCTTCATAATTATTATTTGTTGGTTTTGGTTTATTTATAAACTCATTTATATTTGGCATACACTTCACTTGTAATTTTAGCAAGCACCTCTGGGTTATCTCTTAAATACTGTACAGTTTTGGATCTACCCTGCAATCTTTCTCCGTTTACAGTATACCAAGCTCCTCCTTTTTCTACAACGCCGCACATTTCTGCAACATCTAAGGTTTCGCCAACCAAGTCTACACCGAGAACATCCCCTTGGTAGTAGAAGTCGTACTGTCCAGATAAATTTGGGGGGCCGAGTTTGTTGTAATCAATAATCCAATTAACTGGCCTTCCGATTTTTTGTTCAATAATTTTGTCGCCAACTTTAACGCCAGCTTTAATAGCATTCGCCTCAGCCTCAGAAGACCAGAGCTTGATGACAGTGGAAGAAAAGAACTTAACTGCCATCCCACCCGTGGGTATGTGCGAAGCATGCATAGATCCAAATTGATTTCGTTGTTGTGATATGAGAATAAGTAATGTGTTCTTGTTTGCATAATTTAACATTTTGACTGCGTGGGTCATATCCTTTGCTTCTGCGCCGATTTGCTTTGTATCTTGCAAATCTTTTAATTCATTTCCATCTTTTTCAAAATAAATAGCTGGTAGCAAAGCTGAAATGGAATCTACAACAATTATATCCACATCTGCTTCCATGAGGCTTGTGGCAACATCTACCATATCGTTTACAGTTTTAGCTGGAGAATAAATTAATTTTTCTGAATCAACTCCAAGCTGACTGGCCCAATCTGCTGAATATGAATGCTCGGCATCTATCCATGCACAAGTTTTACCCTCTTGTTGTGCCAACGCAATTAATTGTAGACAAAAAGAAGACTTGCCAGCAGATTTATTTCCCCACACAAGAACCTGTCTTCCATATCCAAGACCTCCTTGAAGAGCAAAATTTAATCCGATGCTTGGTGTGGGCTGCTTAATAATTTGTACATCTACTGCTGACTGAACCCTACTTCTAGTTTTAGGATCGAGTTTAGCTAATACATCGTTTATCTGTATCGTCATGTTCTACCTTCTATAAAATGGGCTATTGTAATCAACAAACCCTACCTCTAAATTTCCTCTTGTGCATTGAAATCCAATTGAATTTGATGGCCTCTCCCCATCAGATTCATATCTTAATTCAAAACCCATTTCATCAGTATCTTGATTATATGTTACACACATCATGCTTCCATTATTTGTTATAAAATCATTTGGCCAAACCTGTTCGTTATCTATTAATTCATTAAAAATAGATCTTGGAACAAAAATTTTTCCATGATGTTTTAGTATAGCCACTAAGGCTGATGTTGCTCTTAATTTTTCAAATATGATTCTGTTTATATCTAGTTCTTCAGACATAATATCATTATAGCATTAAAATAAATTGCCGTGAAGCTTCGGGCGTTCTTTATTTTTATTAATTTTTGATTCTAATATTTCGTCTAAGCTATGTAAAACCATTTCTTCATTTCTCATTGCAGCATAAACATCTAGCAATCTAATAATAACGTCTGCCATTTCTTCTACAACCTTTTCGCTACCATGATTTTTTCTAATTGCTTCTAATACTTCGGTAACTTCAGAATGAACAAGGGCTAATTTATTTCCAAGCTTATCGTAATTTGTTTGTCCGTCCCAAAAACCTTTTTCTTTAGCTGTTTCATGAAGTAGTGCAGATAATGCATCCAAACCATAATCTGTCATCAAAGAAATATTACTGTTCATTAGTATCCTCTTTAATCTTAAATGTGAAACGATTTGTTTCATCATCGTAATCAACTTGAAGTTGTTTATCTTGTGCCACCATATTTATAAATGAATCTGCAGAAATAGAAATTTGTTTTTGATCTTCTAAAATTGCAACCAATATTCTACTTGCAGTTAACATTTTAAAAATTTCTTCTGGAGTTTGCTCTGTCATTTTATCTCCTTTATCATTAAAGTTCCGTCATCCAATTTGGATAACACTACCTTACATTTCATACCCTCACGCATTTTGGCAAGGGAAGTCTTATACATGGCTGGAAATGCAATAGCTCTAGTTAATTCTTTAGACTTATTACTAAGTACAATATGGCTCATCATCTTTCCAGCCTTTGTTTTATATGGGGTAAAGTTTACTACAATATACTCATCGTCTTGTAGATCATATTCTTTTCTATAAAGATAATCAACAAACAAGTCCGAAGCATTTGGATCAATTTCCTTAACATTTATATACCTTGCAATTCTATTATCTCCAACTAAAATAAAATACATTTGATTTGGTTCAATCTGTGTGTCTTCGTGATGAAACAAACCAATAGATCCAGTTTCGTCTACAAGCTCAACTCTTGCCCAACCTGTGCCACGCTTAATACTTTTGACCATTCCAAACATTACAAAAGATCCTAGGTCATCAAAATCTTCAATCGGCCTAGCCTGTGCTTTAATTCTTGGAGGGATTCCAGATAAATTAAATGCTGGTATTCCAAGATACTCGTAGTAGTTATCTTTTTCATTTCCAGACCTTGGGTTATCTTCAAATGCTGCTCCACCAATAGAATTTAGTGCATCTATAGCCCTGCTATTAATCCCGCTACCCTTGGTAGATGCAATATCCATAAACTCTTTATAATTTTTAAATGGTCTTTTTTCTATAATCTTATTAGCAATATTGTCTGAAATATATTTAATTTCAGCTAAACCAAATCTAATAGAATTGTCTTTTAATGAAAAATACATTTCAGACTCATTAATATGTGGTAACAGGATCTTTAATCCAAGTCTTTTTGCCTCAATTAAATATTCCGTTCTAGCATCCTTATCGTTTTCATTTTTAAGAATTGAAAACATGAAATCCAAGGGGTAATAATACTTGAGCCAAGCTGTCCAATAAGATAACATACTGTAAGCAACGGCGTGAGAACGATTAAAAGAATAGCCCGCATGAGCCTCAAAGTCATGCCATAACGCTTCCGCCTTCTTTTCTCCAATATGCCTTGAAGCTCCAAGAACAAATTTTTCTTTAAACTGGTCGAATTCCTTTGCATCCTTCTTCTTTCCAATGATCTTTCTTACCTTGTCAGCTTCTGACCAAGACATACCGCCCAGATAAACGCAAGCTTGCATAACCTGTTCTTGGTAAATAATAACTCCATAAGTATTTTTTGTAAACGGTTGCATAATTTCATGAACATAACTTGTTGCTTCTTTTCCGTGCTTTCTATTAATATAAGAAGCGCCAACAGTATTCATGGCTCCAGGCCTAATTAAAGCATTTGATGCAGCCAAATCTTCAAAAGTAGAAACTCCCATTTTCATCAACAAATTAGTATATGGAGTTGCTTCGGCTTGAAATACTCCCTTTGTGTATCCTTCACTTAGTGTTTGATAAACCAATTGATCATTCATTTCTAAATCAGATAAAATAATTGTTTTATTATGTCTTTTCTTTATTGATTCTAAAGTATCAGAAATAACAGATAAGGTTTTTAATCCAAGGGCATCTAGCTTAATTAATCCGATATCTGCTACTGTATCCATATCGTACGCAACAACTGGAATTCTTCCAGAAACTTTATCATTAGCATCTTCTCTAGACTCAACTGGAGCATAAGACCTTAGTTCATCTTTTGCAACAACAACTCCAGCAGCATGAACTCCTACTGATCTTATTCTTCCGCGAAGTTTTTCCGCAAGTCCGACAACTTCTGGATACTTTGCTCTAAAGTCTTTTGTGTTTGGAGATTCCATAAAATCTTCAAAAGTATCTACTGGTTTTAACGCTCTATTTACTTCTTGAAGCGGAACCATAAATACACGTGCCGCATCTCTAACAACGCCTTTATCTTTAAAGTAAGTAAATGTAGATATAGAGGCAACATGCTTAAATTTCTTTTTTAAATAATCTTTAACTTCCTTACGACGGCGATCTTCAAAATCTGTATCGATATCTGGAAAATCATTTCGTTCAGGATTAATAAATCTAAAAAACAAAAGGTCGTATTCAATTGGATCGACATCTGTTATTCCTAGTAAATAACAAACCAACGATCCTGCCGCCGATCCACGACCTGGCCCAACCATTATATTTTGAGACTTAGCCCAATTAATCATATCTGCAACTACTAAAAAGTAAGACGCAAAACTTTTTTCTTTAATTATATTTAATTCTTCATATAGTCTAATTTCATATTTGTCATTTCCCAGCCACGATGAAGTCAGGTGTAGGTCTTCAAGGGCTTTAAAGGCCATCTCAGCCAACTTTTCATCGGCATTGGTCTTAGGTACTGGCAAAAGATCTAAGCCCTGTTTAAAATCGTACTCCTCAATTTTATTGGCTATCTCTACAGAATTATCATAAATATCTGTTCTTGAAATTCCAGCTTTATTAAAATCAAATTCTATTTGATTTCTTGTCTGAACAAATAAATTGTAGTCCTGAAAAGAAATTTTTCTATCTGGATATAAATAATTAAATCTATCTAGTATATTTTTCATATTTCTAGACATATCAAAATCTGCATCTTTATCCATCTTGGGAGATGTAGAAAGAATTAATAAAGCTTCCTCTAAAATCCTATCTTCTTCTTTTGCAAAATGGCAATCTCCTGTTGCTACTGGCTTAATGCCCAATTCGTCAGCTAAATTTAAAAGAGCATTATTTACTTCTGCTGGATTATGAGACTGAACTTCCACGTAAAAGTCATCTTTAAATGTTTTCTTAAAGTCTTTTAATAAAAGCTTAGCAGAAGAAAGATCTCCCTTTTCTATAGCCTTGCTTACAAGTCCATTTAAACATCCGCTAAGAACAATAACGCCTTCGCTATATTCATTCAAAACTTCCCTATCGATTCTAGGCTTATGGTAAAAACCTTCATTCCATGCAATCTCTTGAAGCCTATTTATATTTTCTAGACCCTTTTTATTTTTAGCCAATAAAATAATATGGTTGTAAGCTTGAATACTTTTATCCGTTTTAGAAGATTTATCAAACCTGTCAGTTGGAGAAATATATGCTTCTACACCGAGGATTGGTTTTACTCCTAGCTCTTTGCAAGCTATTTGCATTTCTCTATGTGACGACAATGTTCCATGATCAGTAATTGCTATAGCGGTTTGACCTGCATCTAATGCAGCTTGAGCTAACTCTTTAGGAGAGTTAAGCCCATCCATCAAGGAATAATATGAATGAACATGTAAGTGTACAAACTTCATATCTTCCGCCTTTTCTTATTCATGTACCCAGAGTGGGATTTGAACCCACGCTTTATAGATTTTAAGTCTATTGCCTCTGCCACTGGGCTACCTGGGCCCCTCTACTACCAGTCTAAATTGCTGCTGGTTGCAGAATTCGATTCGCTGTTAGCCTCTCCAGAGAAAAAAGACTCTTGTTCGGCATATGGCAAGTCCCTGACTGCTGTTGCCTCAAGATCATATAGATCCAAAGATGATGAATCAAACGCTGTCTCATCTTTTGCTAGAGGAATAATTGTATAGCTTGTATCTGTTTTTGTTCCAGTTCGCTTAATTCTCCACATCAAATTTGTGATGCTTCCCATTTCGCCAGCATATTCAATTAGTGTAGGTGTAACAGTCTTTCCACTAGAACCCTGTGATAAGATTGCTACATATGGCTCTTCTTTGCCATCATCGACAAGCACGTTGATATACAAACGAGACTTGCCCTTCCAGCCAGCCTTATAATCTTTTCTATGTTGCTCGCAACCCCAGCATTTGCCCTGATCTTCCATCGAGCACAATGCCTTGCGGCGATAATCTTTTGGATTTGTATGTTCTACTGCAATAAAACCCAGACCATTTTTTTGACTATATGTTGGTGAATCTGGATCTAGTTCTTGAAGAAATCTAATCTTGACGCTTTCTGAATCTTCAAGCTTTACCCATCTGGCCTTACTTCCTTCTCCAGATGTAATTTGTGGTTTATCCATTACTTTGTTTAGATCTTTTAGACCTTTAACGATACCCATTTATATCTCCTTCTGTATAGTTGATGGTATATATCCATCTGTTCTTTCATTATATCATGGGTTCCAAGATCGATATTCGATATCGGAAACTGCGTTTTTAATACAGGCTTTAATTTCTTCTTCAGTCATATCGCCAGCATCTTTTGCATCATGTGGGTATATCTTACCATAAGAATGCGATGCCCACAAGACATCTTTATGTTTTAATTTATTTGCAATATTTAAACCGAGGTCTCTGCCAGCTTGGTCTGAATCTGTCATGATAATTATTTGATTAAAATATCTGTTTAACAATTTAATATTATTTGATGATATATGTCCACCTAATGTTGCTATAACATTTGGAAATCCAGACTGGTGAACCCTCATGGCGTCAAAGGAGGATTCAGTAATAATGCATACACCACCAATGCGTTTAACGTTATGAATATTAAAAAGAGTGCTACTGCGGGGAAGCCCTGTCGAATTTTTAAACTCTTTAGAGTCAATCCCACGCCCAACAATCCCAACGCAAAGGCCGTCAGGACTATATACAGGCACAGTAACCATCCTGCGGTTATTAGAATATCCAACATTAAAATGCTCCAATGTCTCGTCGGTAAATCCTCGGCCATGCATGTATGCACGACCATCCTTATATTCTTTCATTTCTTTAGATAATTTGTCAATAGTGCTTTTATCAAACTCCACAAATTCTGGTTTCTCTTCTAATAATTCATTTAAAATTTCATCAAAATTCTGTAACGACTCAGATTCTTTTGAAGAAATAAATCTAAGTGCTTCGTAGTCATTTTTTTGTAAAACTTTTTTTACAAGATCCAGTAATGTGCCAGACTCTCCGCAAGAAGGGTTAAAGCAAATATATGCACCCTTGTCTCTGCTTACGCTAAAACTTGGTGTATGTCTATTAGAATGAAATGGGCAATAGCATAAAAAATCATTTGAGGTTTCTCCAACAACATCTAAACCAATTGATTTTACGATTGTTTTAATATGTGCTGGGGCATACTGCGTGGGATCAACTTCCCTTGTGTTATACCCTCTGATAGCCATGCCTTCTTCTTTCCTACGTAAACTCCATAAAGCGTCATTAAGAACGCCCAGGTTTCTCCAGTAAATTCTACAGAAAAACTAGGGTCTATGTCAAGCACCCTAGCGTAACCTCTTGATCTCATGTCATGAGTAAGCAAATTCTCATACTGAGCTCTTAATCTAATTATTTCAGAGTCATCCTTAAACTTAACTTCGACTTGAAATCTTTTAATATTTTTATGATTCATTCTTTTGCTCAAAAGGATTTTCAAATATCTCTTTGACTATTCCACGATTAATGTCCCAGTCTAAGAAAACATTAAATTCATGACCATGTCTATTTTTTCTACTAACAACCTCAATCATATTTGTATTTGTATATTTATGAATAGCAATTGCCATATCTGCATCATACTCAATTGCTTTTGACCACGCAACTTGAGAGAGCATGGGTGGGTTATCTTGATCAGAAACATCATCCATAGTTGCTGCAGTAATATCAATAATTGGAATTCCATTTGTCATAGCAAGCATCTTAAACTCACGAGAGATGTTCATATTTCTTTCAGTGGCTCCAGAGCTACGCTTAGTATCTGAAAAGAGTTGATGATAATCAAGAATTACTAAATCTGGTTTATGTTGATCTATTTTTGCCTGAACGGTATTAGCATTGACTTCAGCCATGCCCTCATTAGAAACCAATATAAAACCATTTTTATTTTCAAATCTTTTCTTTCCCCAAGATCTCAGATCGTCTATATTAATGTCTCCTTTTGCAAAATCACTTGCCTTAAATAACCCAGACCCCATCATTGTATAGATTCGGTCTCGCATATTTTCTGGAGACATTTCTAGAGAAACAATCATTGGCTTGAATCCTTGTTCCCAAGCCTTGCATGCTAAGTATGAAGTAAACCATGTCTTACCTCTACCTGGCCAACCAATTGCCACAATTAAATGTCCTGGAGCCATACCAGTTGGATAAGCCTTATCAATTGCTTCAAACCCTGTTAGAATTCCTGGACTTCCGCCCATGGCTGCAGAGCGTTCTTTTACTGATACTAAATGTTTTTCTGCAAGATCCAAGTCTGTAACATCTATATCACGAACATTATTTGTATACTTTGCCAAACTAGATAGTTTTGCTTGCATATCTGCCAAGACTCTTGATGCGGCATCTTCTTTTAATGCAGATCCGCCCTGCATAATAATTCCTTTTAGCTTAGCAGTTAGGTATTCATTCTTGAGCTTATCTAAATAATAGCCAGTCTGACCAGATACATCCACTGGCTCAAAGTCTTTGAAGCGCTCCATTAGAATTCCTACCTCTGGAACGGCTTTAAATTTATAATAATACGATTTTAATGAATCCCAAATATCTCTGTGCGATGTAAAAATATCATCAACATTGTCTGCTAATAAAACACTTATATCTTTATTCTTGCATACTGAGGATAAAAGTTCCGCTTCTGTGTTCACTCTTCTCCCTCCACCAATTTTCTAGTAGCTTCTAATAAAACTCTTCTATTCGATTTATCTTTTTCCATTTCAGTTTTATAGTAATCAAGCCTATCAAAACTATAGAAGAAAAAATTAATCGGGTGACCAGCCTTGCTTGTTCTAAAGTAATATACTAAAAGCTCTTTAGTTCTGTCAAATCCTATGCTATCTATTACATCCTGCATAGCCCACTTTTCACGAAACTTATTTAGCTTAGGCTTTTGCCCATACTTTTCTTTATACAAAGACTCATAAAGGCTTAACAAAATATAAGGTTCTTTATCACTTGCCACGATTTGACAATTCCTCTTCTACCTCACGAGTTTTTTCTATCAGTTTATCTTCCACAAATTTATACACTCGATCTGTAGCGGTATCAACATTTTCTCCATCACGAACCCAGTCTTCTACGCCAATACCAATTTTGATACTCTCATAGTTTCCTAGGTTGCGAGTAAAAGAAAGATCAACCTTAACTTTTGTGTCCATCATTCCGCCTTCCATACTGGTACAAATTTACCATCTTCTGTCTTAGTATACAATATTAAGTTGTTTCTGAGAATAGCTAACAGTTCAGTTTTTGATGGTATATCGCTGTGATATCCAGCATCTAATATAAATTGGTGCAAATCTAATATATCGGACTCGCTAAACATATATTTAGACCAGTTTTTATTTTCTGGATCACCAATTGGATATATTTTAGACGGTGGCTTTATTTTACCATCCAAAATATAATCCTCAATAGTAACTTTATGTTTATTTAAAATCTTTGCTACCTGTGTCATAGAATATGCTGTCTGCATATTTTTTTCTACAAGAGAGTACGAGTAGAGCACCCTTTTTCTATCTGGGTAGCACCAAGCAATTATTTCATCCCTTGGTCTAGACGATCTAATAACTTTATGTATTTTATCGTTTAGGAAGAAGTAGAGAAATTTTTTGCGTGTTTTTCTTCTATTTGACTTAGCCATCGACCTATTGCTGTTCTTTCTTTATGTAACATCCACCTTTTGCCACATGCAATACAGAATACCTCAACAGATAAGTATTGAGAAAATACTCTATCTATAAAAACTCTTCCGCCACATTTAGCACACCACATCATAATGAAAATAACTTCCCATCAACTACACAAGTATAATTTGGAGAAATATGAACCATCTGAATATGCGGCCACTCTCCATTCTCAATATGAGCAATGGCAAAACCTTTTTGCCAGTCGTGATGCTGTGTATATTTCATTCCTGGCCCCTTTTCATCACACATATGACCGATTTCATATCCACGAATTGTCTCGCCAAGTCCGTTGTTTCTTAACTCGTACGTTTGGAAATGCGATGCAATTCTATGTGAATGTCCTCTAATTAAAGATATCTGGAGATCATTCATGTCTTTTCTTACCGCACCAGTATCTGCAACGGATAGTCCGTGATGTACGTGTATATCTCCAAATCTGCGCTTTGGCAATTCGTTATAGTAAATATACTCGTAACCCAAAGAATCTAAAGACCACAAAGATTCTGGTGTAACCTCATTAATATAGTCTGGAAGTTTTGCATCTACATAATTAAAAATACGAATATCATGATTTCCTAAAGCAGAAAACAATTGAGCGTTCGGCAACATTTCCCTAGTTTTAACATAAAAGTCTCTAGCGCCTTTTGCTTCGTGACGCATCATTGGAACAATTAAATCTTTACTATCTGTTTTGTGCAAATTTAAAAATTCAGCAGATCGTCCTTCTGTATACTTGCTATAGCATGCCTGGTCATCAGTATCGCCTAAATAGTCTACTACATCTGGCTTAAACCATTTCATTACTTTAAACCAAAGCTCGATGGCTTTGTCGTCTTGATATGGAAACTGTTGATCTGACGACAACATCCATTTTAAATCATTACTCATATTTTCCTTATATGAAAAAAGTCACGGGTTCGTGACTTTTGTAATACACTTATTGTAACATTTATTTTGAAGATGTCAAAGATCTTCGCCCTGCTCATGCATATTAGTTTCTGAATCACTTACTTCAATTATTTTTGATCTATCTAGCCCATACTGATTAAAAGAATCTGGACTAACTATGTGCCGTCTTTTGTTTTGCGAAATTAAATAAATCTTACTATCAGAAATATTTTTAATTAAAGTTCCGTCTCTAAAGCCTAATTTTCCTACGGTCTTAATTCCAGATAAGGCTGAATCTTCAGCGTTTACTGTTGTAAATGACCAAGACTCTTCTGCTCGATCCGATATAAGTTTAAATCTTTTACCATCTTTTATCCAGTATGTTCCGCTATTAGTTTTTACTGCGATGCCAGATGGAAAATTAGTTGGCACACTTACAATAGTCGGTTGACTATTTTTAAATAGCTTCATTTTTCTCATCTTTCGATTATACTATATGCTAATAAGCTAATGCAATCCAGTTAATGCTAACTGGTTTCTTTTTTGTTTTATTTGTACTTTGAAAATATATCCAAACAGTTACGGACTCTTTTGTGGTTTGTCCTATTGCAATATTAATATTATCGTCTGCAAGCCCACCTTTTGGGCTGGCTAATGTTGCAACTACAGTAGGAACTTTTGAAAAAAATGTTTTAGAGCTTGCCGTTGTCAATGGAATAATTCTAGAAACAGTTTTTCCAGAATCTAAATCTCCGCAATCAAACGTGCCAGCTAGCATCTGTGGAGCACTAGATCCAATTGTGCTATCTCCAACAGTAATAACCTTTCCTTCTACCAAAGATAGCTTTGTTTCTAGCGATGACAAAAGGCTTGCATCCAGTGGTGCGCCGTCTACAAATTGTGACATTTTAATCTCCTAAAGATTCTAAGGACAACTCGTAGTCTTGAATCGCCTTTTCTTTTTCTTCTTTTTCATTTAACATATGTGTAATCTCTGCCCTTAAAATTGCAATTTGTGTTTCATAAGATGCAGCCATTTCACCAATTCTTTGTTGTAATGCTGTAATTATTAGTTGTTCTTTATCCATTTTATCCTTAAGGGGCTGTTGGTGAACTGGTTGGCTGTGTATAAGAACTTGAATCCTCTGTTACATTTAATTTAGAAAGTTCTGTTTGCAATGCTGTAATTTGTGCATCAAATTGTTCAATTCTACTATTTTGATTAGAAATAAATTCTGAACTTGGGCTATCCAGTGCTTCTTCCGCCATTATAGATGTTTCTGCATTATATTTATTAACCTCAATATTTCTAATATGAGCATTAATAATTGCTGCTTTTTCATTATCAGTTAACATTTATCCTCCTACCCTATTATAGCGTAATATAAATTGCTCCGCTATTTGTCGTGTCATATCCTTGAGTATTCCACACTCTTGATTCTACCAAATAATAACCACTAGTCAAGCCTAGGAAAAATCCATTCATATTTGATAAAGATCCATAGCCAGTATTGTGTGCATTATCATCATCTAAACTGCTTCCATCAATCCTATGAAATCTGGCTGCCTGAAATGCATAAAAAGACCCATTCCATTTAAATAAAACTAAGGCAAACCACGGGACTTGAGACGGGATTGATGCTGGGACCCTAGTATATCCAATTGCTGTCGTTCCCACGCCACCCGCAGTAAAAGACGTATTTGTGCCAGATGTTGGTACTGCTGTTGCATTAGTAGTAATATATCTTCCATATGGAACAATATTTGAAGAGCTGGCAAATAAAGTAGATGCACCATTTACAATACCATAAGAACCTCCATATACAACTGCAGTATATGCAGCGCCAGGAGACAATCCAGAAAAAGTAATTGATGACGAAGAAGATACTGTTACTGCTTGATATGTTGGAGCTGAAAAAAGTGTTTGATATTTATAAAGTTCTACAATTTTTGGATTTGTTCCTCCAGTAAACGAATCGAACGTTATGCTTGTTGTCGTCACAGACCAGCTAAAATTAGTTGGATAAGCTGGATAATATGGGGTTGTATAGTTTAATGAGGTAGCTGATGGGCTCAAATACCCATTTGCTAATGGATACACATAAAAAGTATAGGTTGTATTTTCTGATAAATAGGCAACAGGAGACCACGTAAGCATGCCAGCAGTATAAGCAGACTGTATAAATGTTGATCCAATATAGTATGAAACAAAATAATCTGTTGCATTTGCAACAGCATTCCATTTTACTTCAATATACCCAGTTGTCGGATTATAATTATATACTTGAAATCCAGTTACTGATGAAAGCGTTGGGGGAGCTGAGGTTGTTGCACTTACTTCAGAACTTAAATTTCCAGCATATCCAGTAACAGATCCAGATACAATAGATCCAGTATATGGTTTTACCGCAAAATAGTATGTATTGGATGGAGATAGTCCAGATATTGTTATTGAAGTAGAACTTGTATGAACATTATTGTTTAGGATTCCAGAAGCTCCGCCATAATATACTATATAAGAATTACTGTATGCTCCCGCAGTCCAGCTTAAATTAATACTGGTTGTGGTTGCTCCAGAAGTTGCAAGGTTTGAAATATTTCTTGCTCCCTCTACTGTGACGGCAGTAGAGTATGAATAAGTTGTTGTTCCATAAGTGCTATTATATGCTTTAGTATAATATCTGTAATAATTAGTTGTATTTGCAACAACGTGGGTTCCGTTGTTTAAAAGGTTTTGAGTGTTTGATGTAGTTAATCCAGCAGCTGGATTTGTTGCTGTAGCATCTGAATAAAAAGAACTATACGAAGATCCATCCGTAGACATTTGAAAGGCATAATCTAGTGTGTCATAGTCTGACCAATGGTAGTGTGTTCCAGTTAAATATCTCAATCCAGTAGTAGCATTTGCAGCACTTACTGAAATTTCAGATTGAGATTCTACGGAAGGTGAAACAACTGAAGAAAAAATTTGTTTCCATGTTCCAGAAACTCTTATATATGCAGAAGAAACATTTTTCCATGCACCAGAAACTCTTAACTTAATTGAGTTTACATCTTTCCAAGAAGAGTCTCTTAATTTAATTGGCATGATTATCCTATGGTGTATATACTAATAAAACGTCGCCATCTGATGACGAATAAGATGATGCAGAATTATAATTAGATGTAGATACAGTTAACATATTTCTCAGCATTCTTGCTCCACCAGAATTTGTTGTATAAGAAGCTCCAGCAATTGGATATAATGCAGAAAAACCAGATGATTGCTTTCCACCTATTACAATTTCTGATGTAGAATTTGTTTTTAAAACATTAACGGGATCTAAACTTGTTCCATAATATCCTTGATCAACAATATGCATTGGTCCTAAAGCAGCATATATTCTATAATCATTAAGTTTAATTTGTGGAACTGGAACTATAGTTGAGTTTGTAGATGTTAAAACTAAAGACCCATCTGAGGATGAAATTTCTGTGATGCCGCCATTGTTGTCATCTGTTGAAAGTATAGACCATGCGCCATACGAAGGGTTTCCTATGTATCCAGAAGTGGCAGTTACCTGTCCAGTTAGTGTGATATTTCCAGATAAGTCTGCTGAAAATACTTTTTGATTTGCTGTATTATAAACTGCCATTCCTGGAGTAATTACATATGTAAGTGGTGTAGGAAGTCCAGTTATTGGATCTGGATAAGATGTAATATTTGTTGTAGAGCTAGACAATTCTATTCTTGCACCAGTTGCATTTCCAGCTCTTAAAAATGATGTTGCTGATATTGTTCCGCCCTTAATATTATCAAATACTAAAACATCACCTTTTAATTTACTTATTGTTACTGCACCTGGACCCAAATCTACATCAGATGCCCTGGTTGCCCCTCCTGAAATTGTTGCTACAAGAGCTTTGCTTGATTCTGTTCCGTCTAAATTTACTGCAGAAGCAAAAATATAAACTGGTTGGCCATACTGAACATATGTTCCGTCGACTGGAAGAGTTACCGTATTATCTACTAAATCAGCATATAAAATTCCAGCAAGTTTTGCGGTACCAGATGAATATGTATTTTGATACCCAGCATAAACATTAATACATTTAAAGTTATTAAAAGATTCAGTCGGATTGCTGCCTTGATATGTTCCATCCCACTCAACAAGCACCGAAGCAAACTGGCTTGTTCCAGTAAATCCAGTCGGAACCTTTGGAGCATCTGTTGGAATTGTTATTCTATATGATGGAGACCATTCTTGTCTTCTGGTGCCATCTTGCATTACCCATCTAAATTGAATTGCATAAGTTTTTCCAGGAACTAGGTCTGGAATTCTTTTAGTAACAAAGTTTAAAAATGACTGTGCCTTATATGTATCAGATGCAGTTTTCCTTAAATCTGGAGGAAGATATACTGTTGACCCACCCAATAATACTGGAATAGACATTAGAAATTAAGTCCTACTCTATATTCTAAATCTAATTGTTGTCCAGCTGTTTTAACTATTTCTGTATCTAAAACAGATCGGCTAATCATTCCGTTTATTGGATCAAATGTGTCCTCATCATTTATTCTTAAAGCATCTAAATAAACTGTAGCTGGAGATGCAGCTGAAGAACAGGTGACTTCAATTCCTATTGCGATTATATTTGACAATAGAGGTGTTCCAGAATATTGATTTATTAAATTTTCTAAAGTAACAGAATGTATTTTATTTCCCAATGCGGCCCATGTTCCGCCATCCTCAATTGTTCCACTAGTAGAAGAATAATCCAAATAATAATATGATGCAGTGTCAGAATATAATTTAATTCTTATTTTTGATAAATTTGTATCTGCTTTAATATATGACAAAGTCAATGTGTCTGCGGCTGTGTAACCAGAAAAATCTGTTACTGGAATAACAGCTTTATATTCTATGCTTGTAGTAAGTCCGTCATTAATAATTTTAGATGTACTGGATCCTACTCTTGCAGTATATGTATTTGATGTTGGGGTAAACTCTGGATTTCCAGATCCACCAACTAAATTCCAATTTGTAACATCGTCAAATAACGAAATCATCTTTCCAGTAAATTTATTTGCAGCTATGCCAGATGCTGGATAAACTCCAACTTCGCTAATTACTCCAGATACTTCTTGAGGAATAGTTGTTTTATAAACAACCGAATAAAGTGTATCTCCAGGAGCAATTGTAGTTTGACCATCCCTTGCGGTTATTGGTGAAGCAGTTTCATTTGTTTCAATGTCTATACTTCCAAACTCAACTGGAAATCTAAAAAACTCAAAGTCTAGTCTAGTACTTAGATCGCTTTCGGCACTAGAACCTACTCCCAATGCAATATCTTTTTGTGCAAATGGTACATTGCCAGCTAAGTAGTTAGTTAAAAATCTTTTTCCAAATTTTGTAATCATTATTGAACCTCTGCTATTTTATAATCTACATCTTTAATTAATAGTCTTTGTGAATTATTAATTTTAAAAGTTATCTCATATCTTTTTCTTGACCCATCCATATATGATGTTGGACCGCTATAAATTGTTATATCATCTAGGGCTATAGCAAAAGCTCCTTGAGAGGCAGTTCCAGAAAATTTATCAGATGTTGTTATTTTAGAGGATTGAGAAAATTGATTTTGTGGAGTAGAAATAGAAGGTAGTGCGCCTCTTAAACTTGATTTTCCTGGTATGGAGTCTACAATTCTATGATATCTTGGATCCAATAAATACTCTTCTGGAGAGCCAGCTTGAATAAAAACTGGATTTGCTAAAGGCAAATTTCCTGTAGAATATATTGGATTGCTCATTTTATCATTATACCATTAGGTTATTAGGAATATGAATTTATAGACCTACAACCAAGAACGGTTTCTAGCCCCCCGTCAAATGACTGTTCTACTGCTGTAACTAAAAACTTTTGAGAATCTGTTATTCCAGACCTTGGATATGAAACTGTAATTATATCTCCAACTGCAACAAATGGGTTGCCAAAAACTTGTAACTGTAAGAAAACAGAATTTTTAGACCATTGTTCTTTTAACCAATTAGCCATTTTCTCAGCATCAGATTTTCTTTGTATCCAGGTTGATTCTAATATGATAAATTCATCATTGACATATTCTGTTGGTTCAACTGTATTATATTCTGACTTTTCTCCAGTTATTACAGAATTACCAATCATAAAAAAGCTAATCTGTTGTTCTGGATCAGACAACGGAACTGTAGTGGAAGAGTTGTTTATTACATATGCTTTAAATCCAAAATTATTAGATTTTTGTGCAAGAACCTCTACGTATTTATTTATTCCAGTACTTAAAAATTTAGCATATCCTGGCGTTTGTGTAGTAAACTTTTCCTCAATTACCATTAATTCTTTTGCAGTTGTTCCAAATTCTTCGTAATATCCATTGTACTCCTGAGAATTTTTATTTACTACTTTATTTCCATATGCTATTGAAAGGGCAGAAAACGGAGCTCGACCTGCTGTAAACTTATCTAACTCCAATGAATTATATTGATCTTCGTATAGAGGATAGGCGTAAACATAATCAAAATTGCATTCGCCTTTCATGGTAAAAAGACCAATATTTTTTGTTGGCTGTAGCGGGCTTACAGAATCTTCTGCAACAATTTTTGCCCTTCCGTTAATATAAACGGTTATTAAGTTTGAAGTTGTGCCACAATTTACCTTTAAATCTATTACATACTCTTCTGCACTTGTAATGCCACTAAATGATTGACCTAAATTACCTTGGCTGTCTGGAAGTCTTTTAAATTTATTTGTAGATTCAATTTTAACAATTGATATGTCTGTATTTACCTCTTTATTGTCTGTTCCAACGTTTGATTGTGTTGTTTTGACAACTACTGCATATCCAGAAGACCCAGAAGGATTTAAGAAAAATCCAATCCCGCCTTGGGGTGCATCTACTTTATCTTTCCATTCTGAAAAGAATAGTTTAGTTCCAAATGTAAAATGTTTGTATTGTGGATAAACAACAGGTGGATTAGACGCTGGATAATATGTAGGAGAGCCATATTGTAAATCAATTCCAGTTCCTTTTACAGCAAGAGTGGTTTGTCCATCTATTGCAAACGGATTACTTATTGTAAAAACAGAACCAGAAATTTTTTTGTGATCTAATAAAATAGACCCCGAAGAATTTGTTCCTAAGGAAAGTGTATCTTCTTGTACTGGATATGTCTCGGACCAAAATTCTTTATTCTCTTCGTAATTCCATGGAGTCCACATATTATTTATATCTTTATTTACAACTTGATCAGATATTACTGGAGCCAATAAACTAGGATTTGTAAAGCTTTGAATTCTTGCAATTCCGTTTAAACCTATTGGATAAAATGTAGTAAATGTTGCATATACATAATTTCCATATACTGCACCATTTGAAGAACTAACAGACCTTACTCTAAAGTCATATTTTGTATTCTGATCTAACCCACTTAATTGTAATGTTTTTAATTTACCAGAAGTACTTTGATTAATTTCTATATCCTCTTCATTAATTACATTAACTCCAGTAAACGCAGTTCCCTGACCCCATGACTGTGATTCTTTTTTATACTCACCCTGAATAGTTCTTCCAGTATAAGTTACAATATAAACAAGCATGTTATTAAGATTTAAATTATTTTGATCTATCTCGCCTTGTGCTAAATCATATTCTGCGCCTGGAAAAAAATCTAAATCATATATTTTTCCAGCAGCACTAGAATCGGTACCACTTTGATCATATGTTAATGTTTGACTCATTTCCAGGTCACCCCAACAATATTCCAAGAATTTAATATAGCAGACACATCAATCAAATGGTCTTGTGGCGTTGTTCCAAAGGAACCTCGCTCTTTAATTCTATATCTACCGTTAGGCTGAATATTATTCTTGCCAACTTCAGGTTTTGCTATAGAAATAATTTGTTCTAAATCGCTCTTGCTTTGTATTAGTACTGTTTCTTTATTTCCAGTATCGGCAGAATAATACTCATACTCTACCCCGTCAAATTCTATAATTTCTGAATTCAAGGTTAGATATCCATTATAACTCATTACTGCTTCTGGAATTAATGAAGAATCTTTTACTGGATCTAACTCTACAAAAAATCCTGCGCTTTGACTAGAAAGAAGGTTTGTTCTTAATACACCAGCTCCAATATTTTTAGCTCCTTGACTATCCCATAAATTTTGTTTGCTTTGTTCTAAATCCATTTCAGAGCCATAGGTTGAATAGTAAACAACTTTAACCTTATTTGTTGCCCTCTGTTCTGTTTTTTCTAAAGATATAATATTTGCCAAGTCTGGAGTCTTAACTACAGTTCCTCCGCCACCCCATAGTAAATTTGGAAATGGACTTGAAATTTTACTGTTAGTTCCAGTCGAAGCACCATTACTATAAAGAGTAAATGTTGTAGAATTTGCAGATATAACAACACCAGAAATATTATATATATTATTTACAACTCCAGTGACAGTAACTATATCTCCTTGTTTAAAATTATTATTTGCAGTATATATATACTTAAAGTCATTTACTGTAGCTGGATGATTTGGAGGAGGGTCTGGCATATTTGTTGTTGCGCCTGTAATTTGAATTGGAGTATTTGATTCAGTGGTGTTCCTAAACTCCCACATAACCGAAGAAGAATCTTGCGGATAAGCTTTTCTATTTGGATCAAATAGTGCATCCTTTGTATAGAACTGAAGAACATTTTCTTCATCAAAGAAGGCGGTTAGCTGAGAGTCTCTACACAATTCACCTAATGCATTCCAAACAGTTTTATTTGAGTCTGTCCACCAATAATATGGTGTTATTGTAGAGCTTTCAGAAATTGTTCCATAGTCAGTTGTAACTGAACCATATGTTGGATCTACCCTTCTAAAATTAAATTTATAATTTGTAAACCCAATTGAATCTAGTAAATACCTTATGATGCCTGGAACTGTATAGTTTTTGCATAATACTGGAGCTGCAGAAATTTCTTGTAAATACTTTGCCCCATCTCTTGCCGAAATTGCTATTTCTCCATATTCATTTATTGTCCAACTATCTAAATAAAAAGTACCTTGTTTTGCAATTAATAATTCACTTCCAGTAATTTCGCTTAAAGTAATAAAGGGTTTAATAACCATATTTTTGGAAAAATATAATGTTGATTGGTTTAAAGTTTGGCTTTTATCAAATGCTTTTACATATTCCGAAGCAAGGGCGGCTGGACTGAATAAATTTAACTGTAATGAGTTTGCACTGATTCTTCCAACTGGAAGATAATCTTCACTACCAGACGACGAATCTTTTGTTATAGAACAACTGACAATTTCATCTAAAATTTGTTTTCTCCATACAGGGGAAACTTCTATAACTCCAATAAATTTATCAGTGCTTCCAGTTTCTTTTGTAGCCGTCACCCTTATATCCGTAGTAGATACTGGTGCAGCAGCACTCCAAACATAATCTTTGGTCCATGTGGATCCGTTATAGTATAGCTCAAATACTCCCTTATTAACGCCTTCGTTTGCCGTAGTATATGGAATATCTGTATTTACTCCAGAAAAAATTGGGGTAGTTGAATTAGACAAATAAATATTAAAGGTTGCTGGAGTTGAGTGAGATAGTTCAAACTTAACTACAATCTTATTTGTTAATATAGTTTTTGGATACTTTAATCTAAGATCAATTCCTTTTCCTCTTCCACCCACCCAGTATTTATAATATGTATCTTCACCTGGATAATAAACCCTGTGTTTAGATGTCATTTGATATCCATACTCTAATGCTTTAGGGTCTGAATAGTTTGGCGCTGTTCCTTCTTTTTTTAAGTCTCCAAGAATTGCATATTTAATACCAGAACTATTTGGCCTAAATGGTTCTTTAATTGTATCTATTGGAAATAACTTTTTAAATGGAAGTCCTACTACATTTTCAACTGGATAGTAATCAGATTTCTTGCTTGCTTTTCCACCACTAGAATATGTTCCAGTTATTAAGCTGCTTACAGTAAAATAAGAAGAAGTGGCGCTAGCTACCACCACATCTTTTAAATTAAATTGTGATGGGTTAACCCCAATAATACTTACGGTATCTCCAGCCGAAAAAGTATTGTTTGCAGTATATGTTATTACTGCACCAGTAGCTGCAACGGAAGTTATTGTTGCTTCTGTTTCTAAATCGTAATTAGATACAGAAACTGTTTGAGTTGGTGTCTCACCATACTCATTCATGTTATATTCTATAAATGTTTCACACATTGCTTTAATAGAATAGTCTTGATTCATTCTATTAAAAACAAGGTTGGTAGATGTTGTATCTGTGGTTAAATTTCCATTAGATACTGTTGTTGGTTGGATCATATTTCCTCTAAAGTTAGAGACACATTCCAAAATTCTTCTGGAGAAGAGGATACAGTATTTTTTACATTTCGTCTTACAATTTCAAAACTTGCATCTGTTACAAATGCTGAAAATGAATGAGTCGTAGATCCGTTATAATTTACAGTTACAGTCATTTGTCCGCTTGTACTTAAATATAAATCTCTTATTTGTGCTGCACCATATTTCCCATCTACAGTTGAAGCAGATGTAGAAGGAAGCATTTGCCATGAAACGCTTAGCGTTCTATATGTGTCAATAAAAAACCTTCTCATTAGACCGCTAGCCATTCTTTGAGATTTTTCGATATTATTAAATGATATTGTTATTGGACCTCTATTATGCTCACTAAGCTGATTTCCCTCAAGCGAGAGTGCTGAACCTACTGGAAGTACTAATGGATATGCCATTATTTACCACCAGCCGTATATGTTAAGCTTCTGCCCATTCTTATTTCCTCAAATTTAGTTTGTTGTTTGTATGCAGCAATTGTATCATTTATTAATGCTTTTCTATCGTCTGGGTGGATCTTAGCCTCAAATGTGAAATTAAACACAGCCGAATTGCTTTGACTTGATACCAATCCACCATTTGCATATTTTACTGTCCCCATAGACATACTAGGTATGTCGTATCTTGCTGCAAGTCCGCCGCCAGCCATTCTATTGATTTGATCCAACATTGGAACACCAATATTTCTAACTGCAGATGCTTTAATTACATACTCACCATTTGAAAGCATTGCTGGAATGGAGTCCGATGTTCCATTTCCTGGCCCAGAAATAAATCCTCCAACAGCAGCTCTTCTAATTCTAAATTGATTATTTGTTGTTAATTCTGTTCTATAAATTTTGCCCTTATAATATATTAAATCTCCTGGAGCAACTAACTTTCCACCAAAATTTCTTGGATTCCTATCAATTAAATTTTTTCCAAAAAGTGGTCCAGTATATTCTGGATAATTTTGTGCATTTGGAGTTGTTGTTTTTCCAGACTCAATAATTTTTCCTGGCTGTCCACCAAAATCTCCTGCCATGCCAGCTCTTTCTCCGCGTGACCTTTCAATTTCTTTTGCTTTTATAAGAACGTCAATTAACTTATTTAATTTTTCATCTAATGTTTTTCCACTAACATTCCATGTAGAAGTCATTGCTTCTTGTAATGGCGCTTGAAGTTCTCCCATTGCTAACTTTATTGCCATAACTAAAGCTTGCTTTTGTTCTGCTGTTGGATTGGCCAATAAGCTAAATCTTGAAATAAAATTTTCTATTCTTGTTGAAACATCAGACACTTTAGAGGTGTCTATATTAGAAGCTGCAGCTTGACCTGCTTGAGCCTTTGAAGACAATCCTTTTTCTGACGCCTTTAAAGCTTCAAGTGTTTTCTTTAGGCTTGCATCAATTCGTTTTAATTCAGGAGTAAATTTTTCTATTCTTGCTGAACGGTCATCTTCAATAGCAGTTCTTGCCAATTCATATTGTCTGTCTCTATTTACTTGATCTATTCTGGCTTTTGCAGCAGCTGCCGCTTGAACATTTCCAGTAGCAATTGCATTCTGATATTCAAGTGTAGCTTGTGCAAGTTCTGACTCAAAATCTGCTGAAGCTTTTGTAGCATCTAAGGCTTTAAGTCTTGCATCTGCTTCTTTATTAATTAAATCAATTTTATCTTGAATTGCTTGCTTTTCTTTATCTGCCTGTTCTTGTGCTTTATCTCTTAAATCTGAAATTTTTTGTGAACTTTTTTCTACAGCAGAAGAGTAACCATATTGTGATTGAGTTAATTGTTTAACTTTATTATTTAAACCATCAAATATTTTATTTGCAGAAAGGAAATCTTTTGTTTTTGCACTATTTACATCTATATAATTTGCTAAACTAAATAGTTGTGCTCCTTGAACATCGGATAGCTCAACTTTTATTCCAGAGGCAAGAACTTTTGCTTTTGCTAAAACTTCTCTAAATGTATCTGTAGAATTAATCACGTTTCCAAGTTCTTTATTTTGAGCAAGAATTGTATCTCTAACTTCACTACCAATTTGTTTTGTAGACAAGAAGCTAGTATTTAATTTATCTAAACCAATTCCAGATTGAGTTATTATGTCAGAGGCCGCAAGTAGGGACTGAGCCATGCTTCCTTGATTACCGCCTTTGATAGCATTATTTAACGAATCTATAGAAGATTTAGCAGCAGTTGCTTTGTCTTGAATTGCAACAAATCCTTCGTCTGCTATAGCCTTAACTGCCTGTTTTCCTTTTCCAGAAGCAGTGATCAAGGCGTAAACAGCATTTGTAGCTTCTTCTATGCTCATGCCTGAAGCAACAAATGCAGCTTTATAGTTTTTAGCAATTTGAGTCACATCTTGTTGAGTAGCAGCATTTTTAAATTCCGCAATAATTTTTGGAGAAGATTGTTTTACAGACTTAACTGCATCTTTTAACTGTTGATATGTAAGAGTCAAGCCCTTAATATTTTTAATGCTTCCTTCATTCAGAGCACTTTTTGTTGCAGCTTCATAAAGTTTTTGTTCTTCTCTTGCTCTTTTAATTCTTTCGCCAAGCGTTTCGTAATTGGTGGCTATTTTTTTAACATTATCTGCTTTTGCTCCGCCTGTGGCAGCCTCTGCTTTATTTAATGCTTCTCTTTCTTTTCTGGCATTTAGTATATATTTGCCTAACATAAATGCACCAGTAAGTACTAACCCTGGTATAGACAAAGATTTAAGTATTCTTGCCAAATTAAAAGCAATGCCACCAGTTGCCTTTAATGTTGTTAAAAACTTTGCTCCTCCACTTAACAATTGTGGACCAAACATTAATGCTGCTCCGCCAGCCATTGCTGCTTTATTTCCGCTACCCATTCCGCTAAACATTAAGGCCTGTCCAGCCATTCCAGCGGCCATTCCTCCAGCGCCTTGTCCAAAACCTGTTCCAGTTAATCTTCCAAGCATTGTACCTTTTGCTGGCAAGAAGCTCTTTTGTGTTCTTAATAACTCATTCCAATTTTGAGCTGGCTCTCTCATTCCTGCAATACTAATTCCAGCAATTGAGTTTCTTACAGAAGATATTGTAGTTCCAATTGAAGTTGCAGCAGCTTTTCCAGCACCAGAAATTGCTGTTCCCATTGCCAACATAGAATCTGTTATTGATTTTCCAGCCATTTGAGCTTGTACGCCAACTTTAAGTGGCATATCTTTAACTGCTTGCCCCAACATATTTACACCAACTAAAGTTTGTTGTGCCGCAAATTTTGCTTGATCAAATATAGGTTGAGATAATTGTGTGAATACTGGAGTTGGCAACATTGGATGACCAGGATAATTTGGAGAAGTTCCTCTTACTTGGAAGTCTGAAAATCCTCTACCACCAGTATTTGATCCACGAGTTCTTCCAGCTTCTCCACCTCTGGCAAAATATTGAACTCTTCCTACTGGGCCTCCTGCATTTCTAAATGCTCTTGAAGATCTCCAACCAGCCATCATGCTTCTTTCGGCTTCAGTTCTTTGATGAACTGCTGGCCTAATTGAAAGATTTTGTCTCATTATATTAAGTATTTTATTCCATTTTGAAGGAGTTTCCTTGAGCCCTATATGGCCTCTTTGCGAATCAAATACTTTGGAGATTGTATCTTCTTTTCCAAATGGAAGTGCCTTTGATGGCACTGTTTCAAAAAGCTCCCTTGACAAATTGACGTGATGAATGTTTTGTGCACCAGAAAATCCACTGCCAGTACCAACTAAATATGTCGGAAGTTTAACGTCATCAAATCCAAATTGTCTTGAGGATCCTCGTACTCTTCCTTTTGCTCCTACGCCTCTTTGTTCTCCAATTATTCTTAACTCATCAGTAAAACTTACTTGCCTGCCATACTTTTTGCTTTCTCTTGTAACACCCTTTAATTCGTCCCAAACCAATCTTGAAGCTGCGTCTTCATAATCCCTAAATGTTATTTGTTGGTTTGGATTTATAGAAAAATGTTCAACTAATTTGTCATATGCTCTTCTTAAATGAATTTTTAAAACTTCTTTATCATATCCTAATCTAACCCCTTGTTCATAAAATAATCCCATTGGGTGAAGACCTCTATTATGCAAATTAATTAAATCATCTAATACATCTTTATTAGTTATAATAACATTTGATGCAACACCTTGACTTGCAGACCTTGCCTGTTGTCCGAAATTGTTATTCAAAGTTCTGCCCTGATGAACCATTCCTGCAATCATAAATGGTTGTTGCATATTTTGAAGTAAGGCTGTATTGGGCAAAGGAGCTACTGCTCCATTTGACCCTTCATTAAATAATGGACCAGCAGTTCCTGGGCCATTAATAGCTTGAAGTAATGGTAAATTTTTTCTGGTTGCTTCTGCATTTACAACAAACTCACCTGGGGTAAGCATTGCTGGAACAGTATCCATATTTCCAGTTCCTGGCACAATGTTTCCCTGATTAAATCTTTTTGGCATTGTTGTTTCAATGCTATATCCGCCACCATAAGTTTTAACTCCTAAACTTCTAGCAATTTTATCTACTAGCGCTGAAGTTTTTGATTTATGGAACATTTCCTTCATATTAGATCTACCAGTTGTTGGATCAACTACTGGCTGTCCAGTAAGAGGAACTGTTGTAATATTTGCAACTCTGCCTTGAGTTGCTGCAATTGCTGCAGAAGTTTCTGCCATCATGGCTTCTACTTGTGCATTTAATGCAACAATTCTAGCTCTTGCTTGGTCAACTGTTATCTTATTTGCTTTTACCTCTGAAACAATTAAAGATACTTCCTGTGCGGCATTTGCAGTAATTTCAGAAAATTTTGGAAGAAGCATTTGATATGATTCAGATAATGAATCTGTAATTGCTCCAGTAGCTGCTACTTGTGCTTTAAGCTGTGCAATTTCTTGTTCGGATTGCATTGAAAGGGCTGCTGTCATTGAATGCCATTTTGCGGCTTCTTGTGCCACTACTCCAGTTGATGCTCCCCCAATTGCAGTTAATTTATCAATTTTTGGAAGATCAGAAGACATATATGCTTGTGGGTTTCTTCCAATTTTAAGATTAACTGGTCCTGGTCCTGGAACAAAACTAAATATATTTTGTGCATCTTTTTCTGCTTGCGTCATGTTGGCAAGAGGGTTCATGTGCATGCTTGCTCTTGTGCCCATGCCACCAATTAATGGATGAGCTGGGTTTGCAACTCTTTCTTGTGAAACTTTTCCAGGCATAATAACAGATCCACCAATTGTAGATATTGCTGGATTTATAGCCATGGCAGAATTTGCTGCTCTTGTTTCTAATAATCTTAATTCATTTGAAAGATTTGCTATTGCACTAGACAGTACTGATGCCGCTTTTGCGTCGCTATAAAATGTTGCCTCTAATAAACTTCCAGCTTTTTCTGCCGCCAAAATTTCTGGAGTTAAAAGTCGCCAACCCTCTCCACCTTTAAATAATGATTTGAAGTGGAAGATACCTTTTACTATGTAACCAAAAAAGTTAGCTAGCAAACCAGTTAACATAATAATTGGTCCAGCTAATGCTGTAAGTCCTCCGACAAAACCTAAAATATTTTTAACTGGGTCTGGCAATTTATTGAAGAAGTTAATTGCTTTATCAATTATAGTAATTACCTTTGTTCCAATATTTAAGAAAGATTCTCCAGTTTGTGCCAAATCTGCTCTTAAAGTTTCTAATGCTCTTCTATATTTACCAGAAGCAGATTCTGTAATTTGTGCCAACTCTCGACCAGCAATATTTGCTAAATCAGAAGAGCTTGTTTTCATCAAGTCTAGAACTTGTAAGGTTTGGCTTCCCTGTTTACCTAAGTTTGCAAATAAAGCGTTAAGTCTTGAGAATTGAAACTTGCCAAATAGTTGTTCAATAGCCTGTTGTTTCTGCAGCGGATTTAATGTATCTAATGCTCTTTGAAGTTCTAAAATTGTGCCTGTTAAATTACCAGCATTTTTTGTCACAATTCCTTCTAAATCAATTCCAAAGTCTGCAAACATTCTTTTTGCAACATTTGTTGGATTAATTAAAGAAGCTAATGCTGATTTAAGCGCATTTGCACCTTCAGATGCACTAATTCCGCCTTCTCTCATAGCGGTTAAATATAAAGCAAGATCTTGTACACTTCCGCCTAATGATTGTACTACTGGACCAGCTTTTGGGATTGCTTCAACCAAATCTGAAAGGCTTGTTGATGTTTGGTTTTCAACTGCGTTAAGAAAGTTAATTGATTCTGCTAATTGAGATGTATTTTGTTTAAATGCTGTTTGAATTGCAAGAGTTGCTTTCATAGCCTCTTGTCTATCAACTTCACCAAGAATTGAAAGTCTAGTAGCTTCTTGTGTGGATTTTAATAATTCATTACCCTGCTTTCCAGTTGCCGCAATATCGGCCGCCAATGCAATTGTATCTCTATATGAGGCTCCATATGTTTGAGATAATTCTCTTGCTGTTGCTGAGACATCTTCTCTAATCTTTTTAAGGTCAGAAGCATTTGTTGCTGCAATTCCACCATAAACCTTAGTTAACCTTACAAGTTCTTGATCTGCTAATCTAAAAGCATCCGCTGCTGCTTTACCAAATGCAGTTAATGGCAAAGTTAAACCAACTGTTAGTTGACGACCAGCCCACTGAGTATTTTTACCCCAGTTAATTAATTGGTTAGCACCTTGCTGCATAACCTTGTTCATAATTTGCAATTCTTGTCTTGCTAATGCAGCACTATGTTTTGTTTTATCTAAACCTGCAGGAATATGAACGTTATATTGCATTAAACCTTGAGCATTTTTGCCCAAGGGTTGAAGAATTGCATTTTGTAATTGAACTTGTTGTTGAGCTAACTGCCTTATTAATCCGCCAGATGCTCTGGTGTGATCTTGCCAGGTTTTATAATATTGGGAAAGTTTTAGTCTTCCAGAGTCTAAGTTTTTACCAAATTTTTCTACATCTGAAGAAAGGCTTACAAACTGTGTAGAAAATTGTCCTGTAGATCTTAGTGTTCCAGCAAACGACTGCTGTATTTGTGCTGCCTGAGCAGCAAGAGTTCTATTTGTAACATTGAGTTGAGACTGAAGGGATATTAATTTTGATGACACTTTTCCAAGATCTGCTATGAGATCTGAAAAGTCAGATTTAGCAACTATGTTAGTTACTAAATTTTCTTGTGCCATCCTATATTACTCCCTTGTATATCCTAGCCCTAAATTGATTCCAAAGCCACTTTCAGCTGCGAGCTGCCCTTGTAATGAGACAATGTCGTCTCCGCTTGCATCTATTCCCATGGCTCTTCTTCTAACATCTTCAAAGCTTGGACCGTTTTCTTCAGGCTCTTCTAAATCTTTACCTTGAATAGAAGCTATAAACTTTCTTTCTTCAAGTTTTTCTTTTTGAATAGCCTTTAGTGTTTGAATTAATTCTGGCATTGAGAGATTATCTTCTAACTCCTCGTAATTCTTCCAGTGACCTAGAAGAAAAACCTCTCCCTCTAAAGCGGCTAAATCTAGTTCTGACCAGCCAGAACTGCTGCCGCTAGAAGGTTTGGGTCGTCCATCTTAATTCCTCCACAAACTTCAAGAATGCGATTGATGGTTGGGACATCTAAAGCATCTTCTAGCGCATCTCTATCTTTTACCAAATCTGGTAATTGTTTTTCTAATGCTACTGCACATGCATCAATTAGAATATTTAATGTCTCTTCTTCCGTAGAAACTTCGCCTGTTTTTTTAATGGCTTCCATAAACTTTCTTAACTCTTTAATTGAGAGTGGTTTTAGTTTAACTTTGTTGCCATTTTGTAGTTCAATTTCTTCTACATCATATACGGTTGTTGCCAATTTATCCTCCTTGGATAGTCTAAATCATTATAACAAAAGGACTTTATAAACACAAACAGAAATCCCCCCATAAATATGGGGGGATACTGCAATTTAAATAAATTAAATTATGCTAAAACACGGTCAATAATCTTACCGTATTCCTGTCCAGCATATGCTGTATTTCCATCTGGAAGTAGACGGAATGTTACTGGGAATGTGGTTGGATTATTGCGAGCTAACGAGAACTGTGACTGTTGAACCGAAAGAACTCGACGTGCATAATATACACGCTCTGTTGTCTTTGAATTAGATCCATCAGTTGTTGTTGGAGCTTGTCCAACTGCAACAAGTTGACGCTCTGTTGGAGCTACACCTAATGCACCTGCTGCAAGACCAAGTGTTCTTTTTCCTCCAGCTGTTCCAGCTGTGTAGGCTGTTTCGGTTTGCAATGTATTGGTTGCTGTAATATCTCCAGTATGATCTGGCTTTCCACCTTGACCAAATACTGCAAGAACATTCTCTAGTGTTCCTTCTGTCATTTCGGTTGCGATCATAACTTCCATTGACTCTTTAAAGAGTTTTGCTGTATCAAGTAACTGATCTACCGTAACAGAACCGTATGTTGGATTATAAGTAATTTGAAGACCATTGTTTGTATAGCCAACATTTCTCCATGCTGCAGCTGCATTTAGAGTATCTGTGAAAGATGTTCCATTTGCAAATGCGTTATAAGAACCTGGCTCCATGTTTTCTACATAGCCAGACTGTGTGCTATCTTTTGCAGATAGGAAAAGTGGCGATGCACCAACAAGGATGTTTTTGGCATTATTATAAGTTGCCATTTGTTACCTCCTATTTATAAAACTGTATTCAATTATGTTTTTGGCTGGCTAGGCCGTCTTTCCTCTAAGACAATAATACGCTATTTTGAGCTATAAGGCAAACTAAACGTACCGCCCGCTTGAATCAATCATCCTAGAGTACTTAATTTCTAACACTACATCTGCCGAAAGGAAACCCTGAAGCTCCTCTGAGGGAGTCGTTGGTGAAATATCTGATATATAAATGGTATGAAATTTAAATTTATCAGAAATTTGATTCCATCTATTAACATCTTGAGCAGATTCGTCCATTCTTCTAAATAAATCTGTCATAAAATTTCTAATTTCAGCAATTTCTGAAATATCTGTAGAATAAATTGTAAATAAAGCTTGTTCTTCACATATCATCCATGTTGTATCATATGACATTCCTATTTTGTCATACACAATATGCTTTTTGCCACTTAAAAATTGATTTAATTCTGGCTGTTGTTGTACTGGAATTATAGGGATAATGCTGGTTCCAATATTGTCACTAATATAATCATCCTCATCAAATATGCCTATGGTAGCTAGTTGGTCCCATAAATATTTTCTAATTTCTGATAAAGAATCTAATTTATAATTTACTGTCATAGAACACCGCCAAACGATCTAGATAGTGACGCTTTTGCTTCTAGTCCAATGGAGTTTGCCGAGAAAGCATATTTAAATGATTTAATTGTTGCTGGAGCCCTTAAGGCATCCTCCATAGCTCTTTTAAATATTTTTTCAAATCCCGACTTTTTAAATGATTCACCAACTAATTGACTATTAAAAAATCTGCTATACGCTGATCTAAATTGCTGTTTTACCATTCGCCCTCCAGGGTTTTGAACGGTCACAGAGGCTCCAACTGGCATAAAGATGGTTGCACCATCAATCTCAAAAACAAGTCGCTTAGAAGCCTTTGGAGCAATTTTAACGGGTACTCCAGCCTCCATGATAGATGCTTTTTTGACAAATTTATATTTCTTTTTGCCTTTAGGGTTTGGCACATAATATCTTGAATCTAATAATTCATAATCTACCTTAAAAGATAGCCCTTCTGAATTAATAAAATTTAATTTAAATAATCTAGCTAATGGTGTTCCAATTTTTTTCCACTCATAAACATGGTGAAATGATTTTGGCTTGCTTCTTGCCTGAGCATCAATATATGCACCAAAGTCTTTTTGAATTTGTTTAAATACTGTGGTTTTAAATTTATTTTGAAATTCTTTATTATTTTCTAAATTTCCAAGTACCTGTGCTTTATAATAAAGTAGAGCAGAAATTTGAGCAACAGTTGTATCCCTCAAAACGGTATCTCTATTTGAGCTGACTAAAGTTTTTTCTAGTCCGCTTGCTGCATGTAACAACATACTACTAGATGCCAATTTGTTGATTCTCCGATCTTTTTGCTACTGTATTATATGCAAGCACTGTGCCGAAAGGATCTGTCATCGGGGTTCCGCCAACAACTTCAAATACTGTGGGAGTGTCTGATGGATAATCTATTTCTATCCATATCGGAGTATTTCTAGCATCTCTAATATTTGTTATTTTTTCTCTACTAGTAAGTCTATCTTTTGTTCTTATTTCTATAAGTTGAACATTTTCATATTTATTATTAAAGACCTGTCTATCTCCAGATCTGGCTGTGGTTGTGTTGCTAATAATTCCTTTTGCGTAGCATGGAACTGTTTTATAAAATATCCATTGTTTTTTTATTGCACCTGTATCTGGATCTTGTTCATCAATTTGTTTATAAAGATCTAGGTACATGCTTAATGCAGCATCAACAATTAGAGACATTAGATAACAACCATTTGTGTTAAGACATATGGCAATAATAATTGATCGACGTACATGTTACCAGTTCCCATATATGCGCCTGTATTAAATTCAAAGTGCCAATCAAAAGATTGGACGCTATGCAGATATTTATCCCTCCATTTTCTATCTTTGGAGAAATAATCCTTCATTAATTCTATGCATCCTAGTTCAATTTCATCTGGAACATTTTCCCAACCATAGACGCCTTGAACTCTATAAGGAACGCCTTTTCTAAATACTCCATAATAATTATCGTTAATAGTTGGTGGGACCATACCATTTGCAGTATAAACTGTATTATCAATCATGTCAGCACGATTTATTCTAATTCCAAAATTAGATTCTGAAATTTGAGTAGTATAGTTCCAGTTGTTTATTTCATTTATATTGTCTACAAGAAGAATGTCATTTTCGTATAACTCATGTAGCTGACTAATTCTAAATGGAAGTCTTAAAGAATCAGATCCATCTCCATAAACAATATGAAGATCATTGTATAAATAAAAAGACTGACCAGTATATGCCTCTATTGTTTTTCTGGCATATCTTTCTGCTGCAACTAATTCCGAATATGTTTTATAATTTGGATCAGAAGGATCCCAACCAAAACCTAGAGCGTCAACAGCCTGTGACAAATCTGTATACGGCGTAGTTACAAAAACCTTATGCTCTTTTTCTACGTCATCACCTTCTACCTGATATCTCCAAACAAGTTTTAATTGTTTGTTTGAATTTGTAATAGATAATGGCAAATATACATTGTATGTTCCTATATCTGTCAGGCTTTCTTCCGCCGTTAATGTAGTTAAAATTTCGGTTGGGTCAACTGGTGGAGTTATTGCAGGATCTTCTGTTATATCATAGACATCAACCTCTGGCAGATCGTCTGCTTGAGTTGGTTCGCCTTTCCAAAATACTCTGTGCTTTATTGGAAAATTACTGCCTACTAATATCTCTGCCATTTATATAGTTTTATTTAGCCGTAAAACTCTTGTGCTTCCTTTGGTGTGGCTAAACGAAAACCTTCCTCCTTGTCAAAAATTGCTTGAGCGTCTTTTTCTGTCATTGCTACAAAAGGATGGTCCTTTGTAAATGTATGACCCATAATGTCATATCTAAAATTTGGTCTTGTCATTCTTACCAAGACAGTATCGGAATTTTGTTCAATTTTTGAATCTGATTTTGATTCTTTTGTTTGCACTTGTTTTTCCTCTTCTATAATACCCATGGTCTTTTGATATACAGAATATGTAACGCCTTCTTCTGCTAGCGCCGCTATAATATCTGCTTTACTTTTTAAACCATCTGTGGCAACCGCAAAATCTTCTGCGACTTTTCTTAATTCAGCAATTTTCAATGTCTCAAATGACATATATTTCTCCTTAGTCTAAGTAAAATAATTATATCATTAGTCGATTAAAATGAAAAGCCCCCAAATTAAATTCAGGGGCTTTTCTAATTGCTAACTAATTAATTAGGAAGCAACCTTAACGTTCTTAACAACTACCCAAGCATCTGCTTGCTCAATTTGAACGCCAACACGAGTATACATTGTGTACTCGATTGAGTCCTTACGTGGCCAGAAGAAGCGGTAAACAGTTACATCACGCTTGATACCAATAACTACGTTATTTGGGAATGTCAAGTGGACGTCACCGTGTGAACCAGTTGTTCCTGAATAATCGCCAGATTGTGTCTCTGGAAGAAGTGGAACCTCAACAATCGGAATACCGAATGCGTATGGAGCCACATAACCTGCTGGACCCGAAACTGGAGAAACTTCGCCACGGATAATGCCAGAAGCAATATCTTGTGGGTTAGTAAAGTTTGTTGAATTGCTTGTTGAATACAAGTAATCCTGGATTAGGTTTGATCCAGCAAGGAAGCGAAGGTCTGTACGACGTTGCTTGTACTTACGTGGAAGAGCCTTAAGAGCATCGTTGAATACTGCACGGGAGATAGCATCTCCACCTGCATCTACAACGTGACCATATGTCTTAGCCTTCTTTACAACGCCATTGAATGCCTTGTAAAGCGGATCGCTTGTGAGTGCTGTATTTCCGTTAAGAATTACATCCTCAATATCATTTCCAGCTTGTGTAGCTAGGAGACGTGCGATGTGATCTTCGAGATCTGGACCCTCAATATTATCTTCGAGAGACTCTGTTGAAAGTTCCCAATCCAAACGAAGCTTCTTTGTTGTGAGAGAAATCTTGGAGAAAGTAACGGCTGCATTTGCTGCATCATCGGAACCCTCGGTAGCGAGCTTCATAAGCTTCTCGCCAACACCAATACGATCAATCTCAGTTGTGTCTGCCTTCATGCGAACTGTACGTGCGACTTTACCGATAACGGTTGCATCGAACATATAATCGAGGAAGCGAGCAGACTGTTCTGGGTTTAGTAAACCGCCATTTCCGTTCTCGGAAGCGACGTGTACACCAGTACCGCCAGTAGAAGAAGCAAATCCTGCTGTATCCACTGTATCGGCTGCAATTGTCTTTAATAAATCATTGCTCATTTGTATATTTCACCTACCTTTATTAGTTGAATAACTCATTTACGGAACCGAGGAAAGAACCGTTCCATTTTGATTTTTTGATTGTTACTTCCTGTGACCCGCCAAGGTCAGAGGACTTCTTAATTGCAGTATCATTTTCTACTGCGTCAACACGCTTCTGAACGCCGTCCATCGTGTTTCTGATTTCTGTAACAGCAGCGCTTAATGCACTGTGTTGATCTGCCAACTCTGTAATTCTTGCGTCTACGCTCTTGCTAAACGACTCAACAGTTTCTTGAATTTGAGAAACTTGAGCGGCATTTGCTTCTGTAGCCTTTGTAAGAGTTTCTGAGAAAAAGCCTTTTAGGTCGCCAAGCATCTTTGCAAAATCAGGTTCCTCAACCATAACTTCTGATACGTCGGCTGCCTTCTCTACAGTATCGGCAGAAGCGTCTGCCTCTGCAATAACTGCAGGAGCCTCTTCAACTGGAGCTTCTACAACTTCAGCTACTTTTTCTACAACAGTCTCTTCGACTGGTGCTAATGTTTCTGTGTTTTCTGACACTTCATTACCTCCTTCTGCGTTTGCCTGTTTTGCAATTATTTGTGTATCAGGCAACGTTAATCTTGATTTCTTAAACGAATCAAGAAT